GCTGAGGCGTCGGTGTGGGCGTCGGATGCGGCATGGGCGGCGGTGTCGGCGTGTGCGCGGGCGGCAAAAACGGCGGCGGCCGACCGCATCACGGCCGAATTCTTCGCCGCGTGGCGATCGGAGCTGGACGCGTGATGGTCGACCTAGACCACCTCCGGACCGACGCGGCGAACGTGCTCGGCCGCGACATCGACGACGCCGAGGCTCATTGCGCTCGCGTCGCCATGGCCTTCGCCGCGCTAGTGGAACCGCTGCGGGCGTGGGCTGACGACGAGCAGTGGGGCTGCTCGACGCACTGGCCCACGCGAGTCGCCGCCGGCGCGTGTTCGTCCTGCGACCTGCTCACCGCCTGGCGCTCCGTCGAGGCGCGCATCGCCGCGAAGGGGTCGACGCCATGACCAGACGACGTTACATCGTCACCCTCTCCTTCGCTATGCCGTGGGCGGTCTCGGATACCCGCAATGCCGCCGATCCGTACGAGTGGGCGGAAGTGGCCATGTTCAGGTCCCGCGCCGAGGCTCGGCGTCACGCCGCACGCCTCAACGCCGGGAAGCCGGGGGTGCCCCTGTGACCGAGATCGGCACGGAGGAGCGCTGCCCGACGTGCGACCAGATCCGGGCCCAGCTCGACGATTACGCCGCATGGAGGGCGTGCGACGGCGGGGCCACGTGCCTGTGCCCGCTCGATCGCTGCTGGGCGCCCATGCACAGCGCGTGTACCGGCGAGCGCGTCGACTGGCGCGCCCGCGCGTTGACGGCGGAGGCCGAGGTGTTGCGGCTCAACAGCAAGGAGAATCCCAATGTCTGACATCATCGCAGCGGAGCGCTGCCCGACGTGCGACCGACGCCTAGCTTCGCTCGCCGATTACGCCGTACGGAGGGCGTGCGAAGACAGCGGGGGCGCGTGCCTGTGCCCACGTGACTGCTGCTGGCTGCTGGTGGGCGGCGGGTGCAGCCAACCGCCCATCGACTGGCGCGCACGCGCGCTGGCAGCGGAGGCCAAAGCCGCGCTAGCGGGGTTCCGCTGGTCGCCGTCGCCTTCGGAGACAGAATGACCAAGACCACCCCCGCCGACGTGTTCGCGTCGGAGGTGGCCGCATGGAAGGCACGCGCCGAGACTGCGGAGGCGGACGCGGCTGACACGCACCGGCAGTGCTACGACTGCCGCAAGGACCGCCGGCTTGAGCCGACGCGGATCGCAGCCGCCGTTGCCGACGAGCGCCGCAAGGCCATCGCGAAGGTCGAGTCGCTCAGCGCCGCGCTACTCGAGGCGTGCGACATCGGCGACCGGCTCGCATCGCTGGAGTGTGACTCGGCGAGCGAGGGACGGCTGCTAGAGCTGCGCGATCTCGCCAACAAGGAGAATCCAAATGAGTGACCCCATCGCAGCAGAGCGCTGCCCGACGTGCGACCGGCGACGCGTCTCGCTCGCCGAGATTGATACCGCGCTGGACTGCGACCACGGGCTGGCCTGCGTGTGTCCACGCGACCATTGCTGGTCGCCTCTGACCGGCGAGTGCGTCGGCCGGCTCCGCATGCACTGGCGCGACCGCGCGCTGGCAGCGGAGGCCGAGCGCGACGAGTGGGCCGGCCGCTACAGCGCGATGGCGTCGGAGGTGGCCGCATGGCAGGCACGCGCCGAGGCTGCGGAGGACGGGATGCTGCGGCTCACTGACGAGCGCGACGACGCGCGATCGCGGTGCGACAACGAACGATCGCAGGGCGCCCATGTGCGCGCGCGGCTCGACGAGGTGCTCCGCGATCTGCGCACCACAGCCCTAGCCGCGGCCATCGTCGAGCGCGACGAGGCGCGAGCGCAGCGCGACGAGGTGACGATCGAGCGCGACGCCGCGCTATCCAAACTCGCGACGCTCCACGCCGAGCGCTCGTCGCTGTACAGATGGTGTGTTGAGCGCGGAGGCGCTTGGAACCGTGCGAGTAGTGATTATCTGGCCGAGGGGAACGACATGCAGATGCGGATCGCTGACGGTCGCGCGCGCGCCTTCGCGGAAGTGTGCGAGCGAATCGCGCAGGGATCGGTTCAGCCGCGGCGGTCGTATCGCAGCAAGGAGAATCCCAGTGAGTGACACCATCGCAACGGATCGCTGCCCGACGTGCGACCAGCGCATCGCCACGCCCGCCGATGTCGTCGCCTGGCGCACGTGCGTCAACGGGGGCGCGTGCCTGTGCCCGATCGATCGCTGCTGGGCTGCCATGCATGGTGAGTGCGCCGGCAAGCCCGTTAACTGGCGCACCCGCGCGCTGACGGCGAACGTCGAGGTGTTGCGTCTCGCTGCGCTCATCCGCGACCAGTCCGAGCAGACCAACGCGGTCTACGTCGAGCGCGACCGCGCGCAGTTCGAGACGTTCGCCACGGAGACGATGATTCCTTCGCGGGTGCGCGTCGCCGTCGCCGACGAGCGCCGCAAGGTCATCGAGGAGGTGGTGGCGTTCCTGTGCGCCGGTCCGCAAGACCCGGGCGGAATGCGCGCCACCGGGTGGGCGAGGTGGTCCCGTCATGCGGGTGGCGAGATCGCCGACGCGATCGAGCAGCACTTCGCCGATAAGGAGGATTCCAATGAGTGACCTGCCAGACAATCTGCGCCTGTGGGTGATCGCCGGGTCGATGCCGCCGACGCCGGCCAAGCAATGGCGCACGAACGTCACGGTCCATGTGTTGGCCTCGACGGCTGCGCGCGCGCTCGCGGTGGCCGAGGAGCGCCGCCCCGGACTGCGCGTGTCATCGCTCGCGCACAAGGGTGAGACGCCGAACATCTACGTCGACGATCTGCCCACCGTGGAGGTGGACCGTGGCTGACATCACCCCCGCGCAGGTCGCGAGGTACGCCCAGATCGCCGAAGAACGCAGCGTGCTCGCACAAATGGAGCTCCAAGGGGCGACCACCAGAGCGCAGGCCGCGCGCCTGCGCTACCTGGATCGGCAGATGGACCAGCTCGAGGAAACGATAATCGGAGATCGCCTCGACGTTCTGGAGTCGGCGATCGCCGCACGCGAGGGTCTAGCTCGCGACATGCAGGAATTTATCGGCAAGCTCAAGGAAGCTCGGCGTCGCGCCGATCTGCAGATCAACAAGGAGAGCGATCATGAGTGACCCCATCACCCCCGAGCAGGTCGCCGCGCTGCGGGCGCTCCTGGCCGAGGCGCCGTCCGGGCTGTGCTACGACGAGGCCGACGAGGACGCGTGCTGCCCGCACGGGTACACACAAGAGGCCGCGTGTCCCTCCGAGGTCGCGCTGGATCGGTGGGAGTCGCATTTCACCGCCATGGTCTTCGACGCGCTCCCGGCGCTGCTCGACGCGGCGACGGAGCGGGACGCGCAGATCGCGTCGCTGCGGGCCGGCCTGATCCGTGGTGGAAACGTGATCGCCTGGGTCGCCGAGCACGCCCACCGCGACGAGGTGCGTGCCGACGACGAGATCGCCGCGCTGCGGGCCGAGCGGGACGCGCTGATCGCCGAGCTGCGGATGCGCGCCGTCGCCGAGGGTGGTGGGGTGTGATCGCAGCCCTATACGTCGAGCCCGCGCCGCGCGGCGTGTATCAGGGACTGCCCGACGTCGACCCGTGGGACGAGGCACGCGATGCGCGGCTCTACGCCGGTCCGTGGCCAGTCGTGGCACACCCGCCGTGCTCGCGATGGTGTCGGCTCGCCGGGCTCGTCGAGGCGCGATGGGGCCACAAGCGCGGCGAAGACGGCGGGTGCTTCGCGTCGGCGCTGGCGAACGTTCGGCGCGTCGGGGGTGTGCTCGAGCACCCGGCATACAGCGACGCGTGGCCGGCGTTTGGCCTGCCGGTCCCTCCACGTGGCGGCGGATGGCAGCGCGGGACATGCGGCGGGTGGTCGGCCCACGTCGAACAGCATCGGTACGGCCACGTCGCGAAGAAAGCCACGTGGCTCTACGCGTTCGGCGTCGAGTTGCCGCCGCTGCGCTGGGGCTCGTCGGCGCACAAGGCCGGTGCCCTCGTGAGCTGGTGCGGCAATCATGTAAAAAGCGGCGAGGTGCGCCCACGCGTAGGCAAGCGCGAGGCGTCGCGGTCGCCCATTGAATTTCGCGACGTCCTGATTTCGATCGCGCGGTCGGCGCGCGCGTTGCGCGGCGCATGACGCCCTGCCCCGTCTGCGCCCTCCCGACGCCGACGCCGTGCCCTCCCCCGGGCCGGCCAGTCGATTTATCGCTATCGTCTATTCACGCCACGCCCGATAGTCGCTATCGTCTATTTACGGTCGACGAGAGACCCCCACCCGCACCAAGGACCGCCACCATGACCACCGCCTCCGACGCCGCATGGGACGCATACAGCGCCGCCGTCGACGCGCGGGCCATCTTCATGGCGCGCGAGACGTGCACGTCCGACCATCGCGGCCCAGGGCCGTGCCCTGTCTGCCGTCCCTCGGATATGGAGATTTCACAATGATTACCGTCAAAGTGCTACCGGACAACGATCCAACCGACCCCCGCGAGTTCGATACCCTTGGCCTCCTGGCTTGTTGGCATCGTCGCCACACACTCGGAGACACCCAGCCAGACGAGGAACCGACCGAGTGGATCAAGGAGCACGCACCAAAGGGATCCGTGGTCCTACCCGTGTACCTGTACGACCACGGAGGACTCCGTATGTCCACCACGAGAGTCTCTTGCGCGTGGGATTCCGGGCAGGTTGGCGTGATCGTCGCAACACCCGCCGCGATCCGCAAGTGCCACGGAGTGCAGAAGATCACACGGTCCATTCGCGACAAGGTGCGCAAGTGCCTGACCGCAGAAGTCCAGGCGTATTCTGTTTATCTGTCTGGCGATGTCTGGGGGTACGTGATCGCGTCGGTTGAGGAGATCGTGTGCGGTACCTGTGACACCCGAGTCCGTCGCGAAGATCCCGCCGTGGGTGACTCCTGTTGGGGGTTCTACGGTGCGACCCTCGAGTCAACGGGCATGAAAGACCACGTTGCGGTCGAGCACCACGAGGCGCTTGAAGCGGCATGGGGCCTTCGGTTTTCCCCGGTGTCCCCGTGAAGCATCCCGCCACCACCGCGCGGCACCACCACCACAAGAGGACACCATGACCACCACCGACACCGCCACCGCCACGGTATCCAGCCTGACCGACGATCTGGAGGAGCTGTGGGCGATCCAGTCCGTCGCTAGGGAGCGGTCAGAGGCCGCCGACGAGGCCCACGATGCCGCCGTCGACGCGGTCCAGGCCACATATGACGCGTGGTGGGCCGACAGGACCGACGCGGCGGGGGATGCGTGGGCGAGCGCCAAGGAGGAAGAGGAGATCCTCCGTCTGGAGGCGTCCGAGCGACAGGATGAGTACGACTGGGCGATGATGGCGATCGCCGAGCAGGAGGAGTCGATCGCGCATGTCGAGGCCACCGGGATCGCCGACCCCCGCGAGGCGCGCGCCGTCACGCTGGGCGCCCGGGACGGCGTGGCCGCTGTCGAGGCCCAGATCGCCGAGGATCCGACGGAGCCGATCTACGTCGAGGGCTGGGACGATGCGGCCCGGAGCGCCGCCGCGCACACATACGCCGGCGTGGAGGGCCCACGGTACACCGAGATCTACTACGCCAGCTACGACACCGCGAGCCGCGCCCGCGCTGCTGAGGCGCTCGCCGAGGCTGGCGTCGCATGACCATCCCCGCACCGAGGACCACGACCATGACAAACCTGAAAATCATCACCCCCGCCGGCCGCACTCTTTCGCTCTCGGCCGACGCCGTGTCATCGCTGGAGGAGACCGGCATGGTAGGCGCCGGGTACACGTCAGATGCCATCGACGGCGACATTGACCAGGTCGTGGCCGGCGCCCTGTCTCTCGCGGGGCTGCTCTCGGCCTGCCGGGCCGGCGTGGACGGCGACGACCGGGACCGACTAGGCGCGTGGTCAGACTACGCGCACGAGGTTGCGCGGGTGGCCGAGCGCGAGATGACCGCGTGACCACCCCTGCCCGCCGCGGCCCGGGCCGCCCCTCCACGGGTCGCACCAACGCCGTCCTGGTGCGTCTCACGCCGGACGAGCTAGCCGTGATCGACGCTGCCGCGGCCGACGTCAGCACCTGCGAGTACCTGCGCGAGTCGGCGCTCGCGCGGGCGAGGCGGTCCGGGCGGCGCCAGCTGTGACATTCGGCGACGACTTCGTGCCGGCCCCGGCTAGGCCGTGCTCGTGCGACGGCTGGTGCTCCAACTCCGTCGGCGGTGCGTGGAAGACAGAGGCCACGCACTGCCCCCGCTGCGGGGACGCGCTGCCGCCCGAGCGGGCGCATCAACTGTGCGCGCCATGTGAACAACACTTGAACCAAGGGACTTCACCGTGACCAAACAGATCCAGACCAGACGAGCCCCACAAAGAAGGAGCCCGCGGGTGATTGATAAATTGTCAGACAAGGACCTCCTGGCGTTGGCCCTGGGGACGCGCGCCAGCGACCGGCTCCTGGAAGGGGTCGGTGACATCGAGGCCATCGGCCGGGCCCCGCACCTCGAGCTCAAGCAGGCCGTGGGCGGGGTCGGCGCCCGCAAGACGGCGGCCATCTTCGAGCTGGGTCGGCGTGCAATGACCTGCCGGACACTAGGGGTAGTATCCACCCCGCAGTCGGTGTTCGACCGGCTCCAGGGGTTCTTCGCCGGGCTCAAACAGGAGGTGTTCGTGGTGCTGGCGCTCAACGCCCGAAACCAGGTCATTGCCGAGATTGAGGTGGCCCGGGGGACCCTGAACGGCGTCGAGGCTCATCCCCGGGAAATCTTCCGGCCCCTCATTCGCATCTCGGCCGCGGGCTGCATCATCGCCCACAACCACCCGACCGGGGACCCCACGCCCAGCCAAGAGGACATGGCCTTGACCCGGCGCGTGCAGGCGGTGGGCGAGCTGGTCGGGATTCCCATGGTTGACCACATCGTCATCGCGGGGCGCAAGTTCCGATCAGTGAGCGAGATGCTGGGTGGATTCGACTGACAATAATCCGACCATGGTAGGGTCGGCCCTTGGTTTCGACGAGGCCTGGGTTCGAGTCCCAGCAGGTCCACTAGTCACCGAGGGCAACCTCGGTGACTTTTCTTTTTTAGTCACTGGCACTTCACTCAATCGCTCCAGGCATAAGTGGAATAGAGCAATAACGCTCCCACACATTCACTGGAGAAACAAAATGGCGACCAAGGCGAACGAAAAGTCGGGCGAAGTTCAGATCATCAACGTCGAGCGCGGGAAGGCTACGTTCCATCTCGTGGGCACGACGCCCATGCTGCACAACTGCCTGTCGAACAAGACCAAGCAGGAGTTGCTCCTGCCGATGGGGCGCAAGACCGAGGCCGACAAGAAGTCCTCGCTCAAGCACCGCCCGCTCGAGGAGTACCAGAGCTCCATCTACTTCAACAACAAGGAGGGGCCGACGTTCGTGCAGCACCTCTCATCCGCGTTCCGCGGAGCGATGCGGGCAGCGGCGCTCGACCTGCCGGGCGTCAGCAAGGCCGAGGTCGGTCGCATGCTGTGGGTGGTCGGTGATCGCATCGACATCTTCGGCATACCCCAGCTCGATATGCGGATCGTCCGGCAGGCCGGCATGAACCGGGCGCCGGATGTGCGGACCCGCTGCTACATGCAGGAGTGGGCGTGCTCGATCACAGTGTCGTACGTGATGCCGCAGCTCCAGCTGCAGTCGGTGGCCAACCTCCTGGCGGCAGCTGGCATGTACATCGGCATCGGCGACTATCGCAACGAGAAGGGCGCCGGCAACTACGGGCTGTTCAATATCGCCGGCTCAGATGACCCCGACTATCAGCGCATCGTGGCGGAGGGTGGGCGCGATGTGCAGCTCGCTGGCATGAAGGAGCCGAACTTCTCCAACGAAGAGACCGAGGAGCTCTACACCTGGTACCTCGACGCAGTCGGTAAGCACCGGTCGTTTGCACCGGCCACGGCCAACGGTCGGGCCAAGACCAAGGTGCAGGAAATCACCAGCAACGGAGTGGAGGCCTAATCCATGACGCTCGCCCAAAGGGAAGCGATTGCCAAACGTCTAGCGGAGTTGACCCAGCTGGGGGGAGGACGACTCGTTCCTGAGTTGGTCATCGAGGATGCTCGTCCGGTCACTAGCCCGCTGCATGATGCGTTCACCTGGGATGACACCCGGGCGGCGCACGAGAGGCGACTCGACCAGGCGCGAACCCTCATTCGCTCCGTGAAGATCAACGCCACCGTGGACCGTAGGACCGTTTCGGTGGTGGCCTATGTGCATGATCCGTCGGATCAACGTGAAGCGGGGTACGTGCAGACAGTAAGCCTGGTGAACGATCGGCAACGTGCGCTCGAAACCCTGCAACGCGAATTCACTCGAATCGAGGGCATCGTGACGCGGAGCCGGGCCATCGCTCAGGTGCTCGGGCTCGAGGGAGAGCTCGACAATCTCTTGGCCAACGTCACGCAGTTCATCGCAGAAGCACAGCAAGCCGCGTAGTTTTCAGATGGCAAGGCGAGGCTCGGCGGTGTGAGGCATGATGAGGATAGGCTGGCAGGGTTAGGTTCGGCGCGGTCAGGCTGCGCTGGGAATGGCATGGCACGGTCAGGCTGGCGGGGTTAGGTCGGGTTAGGTTCGGTCGGGCGCGGCAAGGCAGGGCTGGCGAGGTTGGGCGTGGCCGGCGAGGACTGGCGGGCTGCCCCGCTTTTCTTAGGCATAAGGATTCTGAAAAGGAATCCACATGCCAAAACGGACCGATCTAGACATCCTTCTCTCTGTCACCGCCCGCTTCCCCAAGCTCAACGAGTTCAAGCCCGGACTCGCGCAGGAGCACCTGCGACTCATCAGGTGCTATGCGCCAACCGTGGCCAGTGAGCCGTTGCTCCTCGGCCCGCTGCTCAGCGACGTCCTGCTCGCGGGTCACATAACTCCGTCGCTCATGAAGAAGATCTGCGCCCTCGAGATCGACATGTACAACGCGGCCGGCTCCGCATCGGACGTCGTGAAGTTCGCCGACATGCTCTCGCTCTGCATCGGCATCATGGATGAGTCTCAGATAAAGGAACTGATTCGCAGCGGCGCCCAGTCGCTCAACGTCAGCGAAGACGCCGCGCAGGTGATCCTCGACAACGCAGAACAGACAGCATCGGAGAAGGCGCACCTGCATCCCAGGTGAACCACAAGCTGTTGTGGAGCTCTCCTCGTCGCACCACAAGACACGTCACGAGCATTCCGGAGGTTAGAGATTTCCGGAAGCGTTTGGTTGACGGCCCCTCGTGGCGAGGCGCAGGGTCGCCGGCCAACCATGAGCCAAGGAGGCTACGTGCCCATGACGGCTTGGACCACGTCGGATTTGAAGAATGCGCTCGCCCATGCCAGCCAGGTTGCCGAGCTCGAGACCGCCGAGCTCGACGCCAAAACCCGCACTGGCTGCGTCACTCATCCACCGGCGCCCGAGAAGGTGCTCTGCGTCGTGGGTTGCGCCTATCGCGCGGTTCGGTCTCTCCACTACTTCGGCGTCGTCCACTACCCGCAGCGTACGGGCAATGCTCGCATCGCCGCCTATCTCGAGGCCGTGCTGGCGGGCCACCAGCCCTGGATCCAGACCACCGGCCTCGGCGAACAAATCCCCTACAACCCGGAGTCCACATGACCGACTTCGACAAGAAGGCCTGGCTTGACGAACACGTCATGCCCGTCCTCAAGCAACACCAGCTGTCGCTCTATCACCCGTTCTGGAACATGCAAGGAGCCCGCGCGAGTGAAGTGCTGATCGTTTGCCTGGCCGAGCCTGAATCCGAAGACGCCTGGGCCGGCGCGGCCAAGGCCCTGGTCGATGCCGGCTGGCGCTTCGACTACCTGCGCGAGCAGATCTTGGTCGTCATGGACACCGGCGAGACCGTCAAGCTGTTCGGCGGTGACGGCGCGCCCCTGTTCAACGAGGAAGGGGTCGCCGCCTTGCGGCTGTTCCGCAAGCTGGACGACGGGGTCAACCTCGTCCTCCAGGTCGGCTGCCGATACCCCAAGGGCCTCGCGGCCGCAGCCGCCACCCGCGCCTTCTACGCCCAGTTCGAGGAGTCGCCGCTCGAGGTCTGCCAGAAGTACGGGGCGGTCTTTGGTGCCGCATGAGGGAGTTCAAGATCACGCCGGTCCGGCGCCTCGCCCCGGCGCGCCCGTTCTCGGACCGCTACCTGCCCGCGCCCGACATCATCCGGAACTGGGACAAGTTTGAAAAGCAGGTCGTCCCCGAGACCGTGGTCAAGCACCACGACCCCTACCTCCGCGAGCTGGCTCGCTGCGAGGTGTGGGGTGGCAAGATCGACCGCAGCGGCTGGGGCTACTTCTACTCCAACGGCAGGATGCGGACCGTGCAGAGCTTTGCCTATGAGTACCACTTCGGACTCATCCCCCGCACCGATCCGGCCAACTTCGGAGAGAGCCCAGTCAAGTTGGTCCCGCGGTGCGTGGCGGCCGGGACGAAGCACTGCGTGGCCAAGGACCACCTGAGCCTGATTCACGCCTGGGAGAACTACTGCAAGCAGACCACCCCTGAGCTGCGAACCTCCCTTCGCAATCAGTATTACCGCGCCGCGTCAGAAGACCTGACCCTCGAGCTCTTGGCGTCTCGCAACCGGATGATCCCAGCTCGCCTTGCACGCATCCTGATCGGCATGGAAGGGGGGCAAGATCCGGGTCTGATCACGACCCCTTTGCCTGTGGATAAAGTCGGCTAAGTGACAAAACGTGATGCGACTTATGAGGACTTCACAATGTAAGGGCCATTACGTTTTTTAGCTTTTTCTGACTACATTGACCATACATATCCTCAAAGGTCATTATGGATGTCATCTTCCCCTACATGTCGCTATTCACTACTTTCTTAAGAAGAAGATCCCTAAGTACCTGAACACTGGTAAGAAAAAAGGGACATATATAAATATATGACTTCTATTAAAATATTCTTTCTTCTCTTTTTCTATGAGTTCTACTTATTCTCTCTGATCCCTCTTTTTCATTGAACCAAGTTCACGATTCTTTTTCGGGATTTCGGTCTCAGAAGATTGGGTGGGGTGAATTGAGTTCATTCCACGGTCAAAAGGCCACAGGTCCCGAGCCGGCAAAAGGACCCTGCCGCCACCTCCGTCTTCCCTTTCAGGAGCCAGCTTGAGCGAATTCTCGAAAACCTATATCTACGTGGATGGCACTTATGGCTTGGCCAAGGTTCCAGGCCGATTCACCGTGTGGCACCGGTACAAGATCTCCGACATCCGGAGCCGGATCGTCGTGCCCTCCGGCAACGTCCAGTGCTTCACCACAGTGCAACGATTCAAGGACGCCGTCTCAACCCTGGAGGCAGAGCGTAAGGCCGCGCAGGAAGCAGCACAGGAGGTCTCACGGGGTTCCGTGCCCACGCCCTCGCACGAGGACTTCGCCGAGTCCCAGATGCACTACAACGGCGTATTTTTCGACTTTGACTGTAAGCCCAAGGAAGACGAGTCCGGCGACCAGGAGGAACGGCTCATGCGTTCAGTGCGGTCCAGCCTGGCAGACGCGCGGAAGGTGGTTTCCTGGTTCATGACCCTTGGGGTCAAGCAGTCGCACATCCAGTGCTGGTACTCGGGGCAGAAGGGGTTCCACGTCATCGTGCGGCCCGAGGTGTTCGGCATCACTCCGCACCGGCACCTGACGGCAATCGTCAAGATGGCGGTCTTGCAGCTGGCCGACTACCTGGACATCCCGACACTGGACCGCTCGGTCTATTCGCGGGCCCGGCAGTGGCGCATCCCGAACTCGTCGCACGCGGGCTCTAACCTGTTCAAGTACGAGCTGACCTGCCGTGAGCTCCTGGACTGGGATGCCAAGGCGATCCGCACCCGGGCCAAGGAGCCGCGCACTGACTTCCCTTCCGAGGAAGCGTTGCCGGTCAGCCACGTGTGGAGCCCGCACGAGTACAGCAACATCGAGCCGCTCGATGAGGCGGTGACCTGGTGGCGTCAGTTCCATGACCTCTACGAGGTCCGCCTCGACATGGACCGGCTGCGTCCGCGGGCCAAGATCTCCCGCCCGCTGACCGGCGACTCAGACTTTCCGGTCTGCATGAAGGACATGCTCGAGAACGGCATGAAGCCGACCGGGCCTAACCGCAACAAGGTCATCCTGCCGATGGTTGGGTTCATGGTGGACGCTGGCATCGACAAGCAGGAGGCCAACCACCTGATGGCCAACTGGACCAAGAAGCACTTTCCCAATCCGACTGAGCTACCGGGGCGCTTGCTCAACGCAGCCTCGGTGGTCAACACGGGCTATGCCGGCAGCCTCCACTTCAGCTGCCGGATGATCCGTGCGAACGGGGGCAAGACGGGCGAGGAGAAGGTTGCCTGTGTGGGCGCGGACAAGTGCAGCTGGATCAAGAACGTGTCGGATCAGGATCCGGCCGAGGTCCCCACGGTGCACCTCTCGGATGCCAGTCGCGGTTGCTACCTTGGCACCAAGGTGCGGACCCCGGTGCAGGTGGCGGCCAAGGCCACCGCGCCGTTCGGCATCCCGCTGCGCGGCAAGGTGACCTGCGGGGTCGACAACGGCAAGTATTGCGACGACTGCGCGCTGGGTAAGAACGGGGCGAACGGCAAGCTGCAGTTCGTGTTCTCCGCGGAGGACGCCAAGGTGCTCGAGCTCATCGGCGTCAACAACAACGAAAAGACGTCACATGTCCGATCGTTTTGCCGCATCCAGCCCAAGTGTTTCAAGAACCGGATCACCTACGACGAGCAGACCAACCTCGAGGAGGTGCAGCTCATCCCGATGGTGGACTACGCGCAGATCTACATGGAGGAGCAGACCTCGGTACGGCCCGACGCTCCTGCCGAAGAGGAGGGCAGTACCACCAAGGCGGTCAAGCACGTGGTGCAGCGGGCGTTCTTCATGGGCCATGGCCTGCAGCCCAACCGCAAGTACATGGTCGAGGCCTCGGTCTTCAACTTCCCCAAGGACCAGCGAGTCTGCCTGCTATTCGACAAGGCCGAGCCTGCGCAGAACGACGTCGACCAGTTCGTGATGACGGCTGACCACTACGAGAGTCTCAAGCTGTTTCGACCGCGCGAGGGCCAGAGCGTCGAGGACAAGCTCCAGGAGATCCATGCCGACCTCACCGCCAACGTCCATCAGATCGGCGGCCGCATGGACCTCTCCATCGCGGTAGACCTCTGCTACCACTCGGTCATCGGCTTCAAGCTGGATGGCAAGTGGGTGCGCAAGGGCTGGTGGGAGCTGCTCGTCGTCGGCGACACCGGCACCGGCAAGAGCACGATGATCGACCGGATGATCCAGCACTACGGCCTGGGCGAAATGACCGCGGGCGAGGGTGCCAGTCGCACAGGCTTGCTATTTGCCCTGGTCCAGATCAATAGCCAATGGACGGTGCAATGGGGCAAGATCCCGCAGAACGATCGGCGCCTCCTGGTCATCGATGAGTTCTCGGGCATTCCCATGGAGGAGGTCCAGAAGCTGACCCAGGTGCGCAGTGACGGCCGGGCGATCGCCCAGGGCACGGGCGTTGGCCATGAAACCTGGGCCCGCACCCGGATGATCTTCCTGTCGAACCCGCGCGAGGGCCAAGGCCAGCTCTCGGACTACAACAGCGGCATCCGCGCCGTGATGAAGATGTTCAAGGAGGGTTCGGACCTGCGCCGCGTGGACCTGGCCGTGGTCGCGGAGAAGTCCGAGGTCAGCAGCGAGATGATCAACCGGCGCTGGACCTCGTCGGCGCTCAAGCACAACTACACCGCGGACCTGTGCCACAGCCTGTTGCTGTGGGTGTGGTCGCGCGAGCCTCACCACGTCGAGTTCTCCGAGGAGGCCGAGGAGCGCATCGCCTTCCATGCCCGCGAGATGGGCGAGGTCTACGACTGCGACGTGCCCCTGGCGTACAAGTCAGACCTGCGGCTCAAGATCGCCCGCATCGCCGCCAGCGTTGCGGCCCGGCTGTTCTCGACTGACAAGGATGCTCGCAAGGTGCTGGTCACCATCGAGCACGTAAACTTTGCGGCGGACTTCATGGACTGGAACTACCGCAAGCCGGCGATGGCGTACTTCGAGTACGCGCGCAAGCACAAGGACGTCAACAACCTGACCGACGAGCGACGTTCGGCCATCAAGAAGATGCTGATGTCGTTCGATGAGGCCGAGGTGGTCATCGACCTGCTCAACCAAGCTGACTTCATCACCAAGCCAACCTTGACCGACATCCTGAACCTGCCCAAGGATGACATGGACAGACTGTGGCGGTTCCTGAACCAGAAGGGGCTCATTTACCGACACCACAAGATCTGGAGAAAGAGCCAGGCCTTCAATGCCTACCTAAAAGAGCTGTCGAAGGCCACGACCAACTTCCGGGGCAACCTGGGCGAGGCATTTGCGAGCGGCGGGCTTGCCGCTGTGGCTCGCAGCGAGGTGCTCGAGCCCCTCGATGACTTCTACGCGGGCCCCATGCCCGTGTTCGAAGATGAAAAGCCCCGCTCGGGCAAAAAGCCGCCGTTCTGACCTGTCACCAAGGAAACCGTATCTCCATGAAGCAACTCGACCCCACGGCCTTCGTCACCGCCTGGCAAGGCTCATCTACCGTCGATAAGGTGGCTACCCATCTCGGCATCACCGTCAAGCACGCCTCCGCCGTCGCCACCCGGTTCAGGAAGAAGGGCGTCAGGCTCAAGCGCATGAACAGCAGCTCGGGCGCCTACCACAGGCTCGACGTCGAGGCCCTCAACAAGCTCATCGAGGGGTAGCGGCGAACATGCAATGCCCCAAATGCCAGGCCGACCTGGTGCTGCCCGCCCTGCCCGAAGGAGATGGTCGGGTCACGATCTTCGTCGACTGCCCCTGCAAGGCGTCGGTGCGGCTATCGACCCATGCCGGCTGGGAGCGCTGGTACGCCACCGCCTGGGAGATGATCCTCAAAAACCAGGTCTGCCCCCGTCAGGTCGGCCCCGACCGCGAAGCCTTTTACGAGCGGGCCTCCGCGCACCTGCGCGGGGCTAACTAAAGAAAGTAGTTGCATGAAGCCATCCGACGACCAGCGAGCCATTCATAGCAGTGGTTCGACGGCGAGCGCCTCGTTCGGTATCTCCCACAAGGACACCCCCCACATCATGGGCCTGCTCCGTGAGGGCATCTACTCCGACAAGATCTTAGCCGTTCTGCGCGAGTACTCGAGCAACGCCTGGGACTCACATCGCGAGGCCGGGATAGCCGATCGGCCGATCGAGATCCATGTTCCGACTTATGACGAACCGCTGTTCACGGTGCGCGATCACGGCAAGGGCCTGTCCCGCGACGAGGTGTTCGAGATCTACACTCAGTACGGCGCCTCCACGCGCCGTGGCACCAACGATGCCGTCGGCATGCTGGGCATCGGGTCCAAGTCCGGCTTTGCCTACTCGGACTCATTCACGGTCATCAGCCACCATGGCGGGGTGAAGCGAATCTATATTGCCGTGCTCGACCCATCCGACAAGGGTGAGATCCAGCTCGTCCACGAAGAGCCATCCGCCGAGACCGGCATCGAGATCCAGATCGCCACGCGCCCCGCCGACGTCCACGAGTTCAACACCAAGGCGTCACAGCTCTTTCAGCACTACAGCCCCCGGCCGGCCATCAACATCATCTTGCCCCCCATTCCCGAGGCCAGCACGATCCTGACCCACGGCAGCCTGTGCACGGCCGACCAGGGCGGATCTACCCGCTGGATCGCAGTCATGGGCTGCGTGCCCTACCGGGTCAACATCGACCAGCTGCCGCGGGACCAGCTGGGCAAGTTCATGCCCAGGATCTCAGGGTCGCTCTTCTTCGGGATCGGCGAGGTGCAGGTCTCGGCATCCCGCGAAGAGCTCAAGTACACCGATCGGACCAAGGCGGCGCTGGTCGAAAAGATCAACGACCTGGTCGACGAGTTCGTCCAGCACACGCTGGGTTCACTCGGCGGTGCCGGCATCTCTCCCTGGGAGATGCGTCTGCGGGCTCAGGTGCTCAACACCCTGGAGCTGCCGTTCCCTGAGGATTGGAATGAGATCACCGACCCCCACGTCAAGCTCATCTACGACGCGGCGGACTTCAGCCTGGTCCACAACCGGTCGGCCTCGACCCGCATATCGGTCAGTAAGGACGTCCGCCTCCTAATCGATGACACCGGCGAGGATCTCGTCGGCTATCGCCTGGCGTTCAACGACTACGTGATTCGGCCCGCCCCGGGCAAGACGTTCGGCGAGGCCAAGATCGCCCTCGATGCGGCCATCGAGGCCTCGGGCATGGTCGGCGTTCGGGTCGAGTTCCTCTCGATCTGCCCGTATACCGCGCCCTACAAGAAGCCCAAGAAGGTCAACAACCCCAAGCACAAGGTCTCTACTTTCAAGCTCATCCCCAGAACTCACTACAAGAATCCTTACTCGGCCCACTGGGATACCGAGTCACGGGTGCCCGACAAGGGTGACGTGTACGTCGTGACCCACAACTTCAAGGCGGACCAGTACAGGGACTTCTATCCCGACTACATCGCCGACGATGCCCTCTGCAGAGCCTTCGATTTCACGATGCCGAAGGTCTATGGCTACAAGACCACCGACAAAAAACCGATCAACCCAGCCCTGGTCGTTGGCACCGAATACCGGGTCTGGCGCAAGGATCTGGCCAAGCAGATCCTGGATAGCACCCCCGACCTCCCCGATCTCATCGTCGAGCTACAGTGGGCCCGCCTCGAGCGCGAGAATATCCATGGCCATTATAGCCATCGCCCTGGTGCGCCGAGCAGTCAGCGCCTGGCTGCGATGGTCAATGACCTGGGCGACCAGCATTCGATCAACAGGCTATATACCCGCCACGCCCACGCCGCGAAGGTCGTCCAGGGACTGGGCGCCAACAAGGCTGCCGTCCTGACCGACCTGACGAAGCGCCTGAACATCCGCCCAGGGGATTCGGAGGCCGCTCGAGAACTCAAGGCCATCCTGGATCGCTACCCACTCTTTGCGCACGTAGGGATCTCTTCGCTCTGGAATCCCACCGGCACCGGCAACCCCGGAATCTGGATGGACTACGTTCAGCTCGTCGATTCGAACCACAAGCTCACCCAGGCGGACGCTGCTCGCGCCGCCAAGAAAGCCAAGAACCATGCGCCCCGCCTTCACGATCACTCATGAGTCTGCGACCGTCATCCACGCCGGCACCCCCCACACCTTTCTCAAGGGCTCCATTCAGTACAGCGCCATCCATAGCGCGGTGCTGTCCGAGGACTGGGACGGCGTGGTCCGCAGCTTGACCCTGGCAGGCTCGCTGGCACAGTGGGCCAAGGGTCGGTTCGCGGCGAGCGCCGACGGCAAGATCTTCTATGACGGTGAACCGCTGCCTATTTCCATCCAGGGTCGCATCCGCGAGATGGCAGCCCAGGGCGAGAGCCCCGAGCCCGTGTTCAACTTCTATGAGCGGCTGGCCAAGAACCCGAGCCACCGGTCGGTGAACCAGCTCTTCAACTTCCTGCAGCATTCGGGCATTCCGCTTCAGAAGGACGGCACCTTCCTGGCCTACAAGGGCGTCAAGGCGGACCTCACGGATTGCTACACAGGCAAGGTCGACAACTCGCCGGGCGTGGTCAACCGGATGGAGCGAAACCTCGTCTCCGACGACCCGCAGACGGCTTGTCACTTCGGCTATCACGTCGGCGACCTCTCGTATGCCGACAGCTTCCACTCGGACGGGGCCGTGGTGATCTGCGAGGTCGACCCCGAGCACGTGGTCTGCGTGCCCAACGACGAGAGCTATCGCAAGATGCGGGTCTGTGAGTACAAGGTCATCGGCCACCATGCTGGCGGGCTGCTGTCGTCCACCGTGCACAGCGAGGAAATCGACGAAGATGACGATGAGGAGTGGCGTGAAGGTGACAGCGCCCACGACGAACCCGCCGACGTGCGCGCTGAAGCTGTTCATGTGAGCGACCAGGGCAAGGCCGCCTACAACAAGGCCCGTCGGTTCGCCAGGCTCAGCGGCAAGGACCTGATGAACGAATCGCTCGCCGACCTGCGCAAGTACGCCGCCGGCCCGTGCAAGATCGTTGGCGCCTCCAAGCTGCCGGGTGGCAAGTCGGCCCTGGTTGGCAAGATCTTGAAGTACCGCAAGAAGAAAGCCAAGTAGTGACCGACTACACAGAGTTCAAGAAGTTGCTGGCTGCGCGCCCAACGTCTTCGACCGTAGAGTGCGCCGAGGGCGCTGTCTGCGAGCACGTCGGGTGCGCGTTGGTGGTGGCCCTCGAACAATGGACCGCCGAGATGGCGCAGATTGCCGCTCGCGAATTCCCGGTCCTCGTGGCCGAGCGTGATCAGTGGAAGGCCAAGGCCGAGGCCGCGCAGCGAGACGTCTACCTGGCGATCAGCGACGTCAGCCCAGCACTGGCCAAGGAGGGCGCCTCCGTTCGGTCGGTGATCGAGGGCCTGCGCGGAGATGCCAAGAGGGCGATCGCCTCGCTGGCGCCGCTCATTGTGAGGATCGACGCCCAGCACTCCCTCATCGCCGAGCTCGAAAAGCAGGTGGCGCGATACTGGGTGCAGCGGGTGCTGACCGCCAATGACTGCGGCAAAGCTGCGATCGAGAGCCGCTGCGGTAAATGCCTCGCGTGCAACAAGGAGGACCTGCGGCTGGGTGATCTGCGGTTGCCCCAGCTTCGGTTGGCTGTCGAGTGAACCCGGATCGCGGGTGCTTTCGCAAGGTCCGGTACAACACGGTCGCCGAGGCCGACCAGGCCATCGTCGAAGCCAAGCGAGAGCGACCCGACACCTACCTTCGTCACTACGCCTGCCCGCACTGCCGCTACCTGCACCTGACCAGCCAGCCCAGCCGGGATGCGGTGGCCGAGGCCAGGGGCGGCGACAAGGCGGCAGCTGACATCATCGAGTTCGTGGTCAAGCGGGACAAGCCCCTATCGGAACAGATCCGCGGCTGGTGGCAGCGCCGCCGTGACCTCGAGAAGAAGCGAGGTCAGCCGTGAGCTACGAACGGTTCCGCCCTCTCGTCGACTGGCGCCGCAGTACGCTCGGCTCGGGTATCAGGCCCGCCCAAGTTGTCGACAGCCTCAGCGTCGAGTCCATCGTCTACAGCATCCACGACTCGCTCTATAAAGATCTGGTCGCCTTCCGCCACCTGCGCCAAGACGCCCGGCTACGGGCGGTCACCATCAACATGCCGGGCCATCGCCGGCCCAAGGAAAGCAAACCCAACGTGCTCATTCAGTACCAGGACGAGAACGGCCTTGCGGTCGAACTCGCCCGGACCTCACCTCCGGTTCGCGACAAGATCACCCCGCCCTGGTTCCAGCGCTTCATGGGCCTGGCGGTCAACGTCAGCTCCTGGAGCAAGGACCCCAGCACCAAGGTCGGCGCCGTCATCGTCAACGAGGACCGCCGGGTCATTGGCCTGGGCTACAACGGCTTTGCCAAGGGCGTCAAGGACACACCGGAGCGGCTCGCTGACCGTCCAACCAAATACGCGTTGGTCGTGCACGCCGAGATGAACGCCATCCTGAACGCCGTCGTGAGCGTCCGCGGCTGCGCCTTGGTCACCACGATGTACCCGTGCAGCGAGTGCGCCAAGCTCATCGCGCAGGCTGGTATCGCTTGTGTGGCTTGCCCCGCCGTTCGTGAGCCTCGGCATGCCGACGACACCTGGAAGCGCAATTCTGCGCTGGCCAAGGTGACGCTCATCGAGAGCGGCGTCTGGGTCGACGACTGCTACGAGGTAATCCCATGATCAGGAACGTTCCGCTTCAGCGCCTCTCCCCAGATCAGCTCAGCGGTATCGTTGAGTACAAGATCAAGCTCCTGGCCCAGGCCGACCACGTCGGCGCTGTCATGCTCGGCGGTCACATCGATCGGCTCGTCAGCCACATCGCCTCGCTCGAGTCCGAGCTCGGCGTCCACCGCAGGTTCGTCGAAGAGGTGGACGCTTACCTGAAGTCGGTCGCCTACGCCGCTCCCGAGGTGGCCCACATCCACGTCGATCGCCTGCAGCGGGCGCACGCTGTCGTGACGACACCGATCGCCACATCTGTCCCGTCCTCCGCCCAGATCCACGACGACCAGTCCAATACCAGCGGACTCACTGTCGCATGAGCGCCGCCACCTACCCGGACTGGGCTCGCATCGGCGCCATCATCGAGAGGACCTTGCTCGAGCTCGAGTCCAGGTCGCTCGACGACAAGGGCGACCGTGCCACGGTGGGCGCGAGCCTTCTAACCGCCCTGTACAACGACTGGAGGAACGAGACCCTATGAGCAATTCGGCAAAACACACAGCGTCTGGCAGTATTGGGCTGGCAGGAGCGCTGTTCTTGATCTTCGTCGCCCTGCGCCTGACTGATCACATCGACTGGTCCTGGCACTGGGTGGTGGCGCCGCTGTGGATGCCGCTGGTCTCCGGGCTGGTCCTGGTCCTGGCCTTTTTCGTCACCGTGATGCCGGTCTGCTGGCTGCTGGACCGCCGCGCCGCCCAGCAGCGCCAAAAGCTGCGAGGAGTTCGAATCAAGTGATCTACAAAGAAGAGAAGAGACGGCCGCTTATCCCGAAGCCATCTCCCGATGACGACCCCCATCAAGGTCACCCCCAAGCTGACGGCTGCCAAGATCATCGAGGCTGCCGAGCGCATCGGTTGGATCCGCCACGAGCGCCGAGGGAAGCCTAAGTGACGATGGAGATCGACCGGGTCTTTGACCCCAAGTCGGGCCAGGTCTTCGTGTTCGGCTCCAACCTGGCCGGCATTCACGGCGCCGGCGCTGCCAGGTATGCCAGAAGCGATCTGGGCGCGGCCTGGGGTGTTGGCGAGGGGCCGATGCCGGATGCCTACGCTCCCAGGTGCTACGCCCTGCCGACCAAAGACAAGAACCTCCTGACACTTCCGCTTAACACCATCGCCCGCCACGCCAAGCTCCTGCTCTTCTACGCCGAGGCCAACCCGCAGCTCACGTTCTTCGTGACACGTGTCGGCTGCGGCCTGGCCGGCCTTACCGACGAGCAACTGGGGCCCATGTTCAACGGCGCCCCCGAAAACTGCATCCTGCCGCATGGGTGGGGAAAGATCGATTCATGACCAAGAGACGATCCCTCGAAAGGTCGGCCAAGGCGAAGCCCACCCCACCTCCACCGATTACCAAGGCCAAGGCCGAAGCCATCCCCCCCGCCCAGCTTCGTCTGCGTCTGGGCAAGCACAGCCCGGCATCCGAGATCGCTGTTCTCGATCACGGCTTCGTCGCGCTGGTTGACACCATGGGCAACGACCGCACTCCTGCCAGGACGGCCCGGACTTCCTTTCGCAACAAGGAGGAGAGAACCGAGGAGGCCGACGCCAAGTTGACCGGCTACCTGATCCGGCATCGCCACACCACTCCGCTTGAGTTCTGCCAAGTCCGCTTCTACATGAAGATGCCGATCTTCGTGGCAAGGCAGCTGGTCCGTCATCGAACGGCGAGCATCAACGAAGTCAGCTACCGCTACGTCAAGGCAGCTCGCGAGTTCTACGTTCCAGCCAAAGATCGGATGCAGAAGCAGTCGACCAACAACAAGCAGGGCTCATCGGATGAGTTGGTCGCCGACCCCGTCGGCTGCTTCAACATCATGAAGGAGTCGAACGAACGAGCCTTCGACGCCTACGAGAAGTTGCTCGACAAGCACAAGATGGCCGCCGAGCTCGCCCGCACTGTCCTGCCCGTCGCCACGTACACCGAGTGGTACTGGCAGAACGACCTGCACAACACCCTGCACCTGCTCAAGCTCCGCCTGGATCCGCACGCCCAGTACGAGGTCCGGGTCTACGCCGAGGCCATGCTCACCCTACTCCGCCCGGTCTACCCGGCCATCATCGCCGCCTGGGAGGCACTCTAGTGTCCGATACCAAAGAGTCCAAAGACACCGCCACCTTCATCGACCTGCTGACGGCCGCCATGTGCGATGCCGCCCTCCAGAACCAGCTCACCCAACTCCAGACGCGGATCATCCCCCCGGGCACAACGAAGGAGCGGGTCGTCCGCATCATCGTCATTCCCGAGGACATGGAATACGTCATGGATGGGTCGTGAAGCAAAGCGGCATGGAGGCCCAACACGAGCTGTGGGTGCTGGACGTCATCAACTGGCTCAACAACAACGACATCCCTGCAGGCGAGCTGGAGATCCCCGAACGCCTTGCGCTTGCCGCCGGGGTCACCCGGGGGCTGCGCAATGAGCTGCTCCTACGTAGCCGGCAGCTTGCCGACGAGAGGGCTGCGTATGAAAAGCTCTCTCACGCCCTGGAGGACAGGGACATGCTTCTTCGCACTGTCATGGGCCAACTCCGTGCGCTAACTGCGCAGCGCGACGAGTGCCAGGCACAGAGCAACCGAGACCTCATGGCCCGCCGGGCAGCCTTCGCACCGCCCACGACCGAGGGGGTTCCAATTGAAATACCGCAAGCGCCAGATCGTCCGTACTAACCGGGAGACACCATGACCACAGTCGCCGTCAACCAGACAGACCTCTGGTACATGCTGCTCGGCTACGTCCGCTACGCCATGGGGCGGGTGTCGACCGCGCCGGGGCTGGCCCAGGACCTCATTCGGTCATACGGGCCCGGCTGCACCACCGTCCAGCTCGATCAGATCCGCCGAGAGATCTGCGATGAGCTGGCCACCTATGAGCGAATGGGCCGCCTTCTCGGCATGGGCTGTGACCATGAGACGTGGAAGGCCTGCGTCGTCGACATCGACGCGCAGCTAGCTGCCCGACCTCAGCCGATATTGTTGCGCACGTAGTCGAAGTCGAAGTACGGCTTCTCGCGGAGCCAGCCTGGATCCCAGCCGCCGTTCTTGTCCATGCGGTTAAGCAGCTGAACGTCCTCGTGGCCGACCAGCCGCGATCCACGCTGCCAGCCGGCGGGCCACTCGTGGCGCTTGGCCATCTCACGACCCAGGTCGATCGCCATGTCGTGCTGCTCCTTGGAGAAGCGCAGCCCCGGCCGCATCGGGATGCCAAAGCCGTCACCGCAGGGGATCATCTCGACGCCGACATAATCGGTGTTGGGCGACTTGCTGGGGTAGAGCTGGTTTGGTGCCTTGTAGCGCGGGCCCCACTGGGCGTGCCACTTGGCCAGGGCGGCGGGACTCGCCTCCTTGATCCATGAGCCGCCCACGTACTTTGCCCGATCGTCACCGCCGCAGTGGTTGGTGAGGATGTTGTCGGGGGCGATCTGATGGAGGGTGCCGTTGTGCTCGAGCACGTAGCCGGGGCCGCCCCACATATAGCCGTTGCTGCCGTTCTGGCTGCCGATGTAGATGCGGATCGCCACATCCACCGGCAGCTGCTTCTTCTTCTTGGCGAGCGGGGTAACACCGCCGCCCGTCGTATGAAGGAGCAAGCCGAACGGGTCCCGGGTCTTGCCGAGCTTGGGATTACGAACGCCGGGAGTTTGCTTTGCGAGCGCGGATAGGTGGATGGCCATCTGTTCGTGCCTCTTTCTTTTGAAATGGGGTGTAGCCGGAGACTACACAGGTTAGCCCGCGACTAGGGGGCCGCGGTGGCCAGGAATGCGGCGTCGGTGAATCTGCCGATCGTTGCGTAGGCGTTGGAGTTGCCGGTTCCGACCGGTGTCACGAGTCCCGCCTGAGTGATGGTTGCCTTCGTGATGTCGTCTTGGTGCCAGAACACATTCGCGATAACGCTGGCCGTGGACGAGTCGCTGTAGGTCGCGGTCGCCGTCATCTGGGTTGGCGTCGAGCCAATGTCGACGCCGGCTGGCGTCGCGGTCAGTAGCGTCAGGCGCTTCTGCGGGATCAGGCTGTCGTAGCCGATGGCCGGGGTCAGCGTCGTGGCGTAGGTCGACATGTCCGCCGTGGCCCAAAAGCCAGTGTGCGGGGCCTCGTCATCGGTGGCGCCGGTCGCCGATAGACCCAGCTTTTGATAGAGACCCCACGAGAAGCCGCCGCTGGCGCTCTGCGCTGCTTCCAGGAATGCCACGGCCTGCGTGGCGCGAGCAGTCTGATTGAGCCACTGCGCCAGCGAGCGGTACTGACCGGAGGAGACAACATCGAAGTAGACATCCTGGACCCCGAAACCGTGCCCACCCGACTGGGACAGGTAGCCAGGGACCCCGCCGTTCTGATCTACGGCCTGGTTTATCCAGGTGAAGGCGAGGTTGGCGGCGGCGGTGTCTCCGGCCTTGACGGCGCCCAGGGCGCTGTTGAGGACGTTGTCGGCCAAGACCTGCGCGTTGCCAACATGGAAGGGCGCCCAGTCGGCGGGGTTGTAGTTCGGTGGCGCTGCGGGGTAGTTAGGCCAAGTCGTGTAGTGATCGAAATAGTATCCGTCGGCGTGCTGGGAGTCGGCGTAGAAGTCGCGGGCGCCGTCCACACGGGCGCCGTAGCTGGCGTCGCTGGTGATGGCGCTCAGGTGAGTGAGGGCGCCGATGTAGTTGAAGCATTCGGAGGGGACGATCTGATCGGAATAGTTGCCAGCGGAGTCTACATACTTGAACGGGGCCGGGTATGCGGTGCCGGCATAGCCAAACGAGGTCAGCCAAGCGTTGGGCTCGTCGATCATGTCGAGCAGCCACCCGCCCAGGGCGATCCCCGCTGTGCGGTAGTCTAGATCTCCGGTCTCATCGTAGAGCTCGCTGAGAGCCTCGAGGATGACCAGGCCGTCGCCGGAGTAGTAGGCGGGGTTGCCGGTGCCATCGAGCGCCCCGGCAGCGATCCACTCGCCGGGGTTGATGGGGTCCTCGGTAATCAGGGACGGGAACGCTCCGTAGCTTTTAGCTAGCGCCCCAGCGCTGCTAAGCTGTTGCCAGGTCAGCATCTTGTCAGCTAGCGTGACAGAGGCCGCAGCCTCGCCGCGCTTGAGGTGCCACAAGATCTTCTCGGCTGAGATGCGCAGGTAGATCCACCGCCCCTCGCCAGCACCGGTGTCGTAGAAATTGAAGACCAGCCCCTGGACGTCCGGGTCAGAGCCAAGGGACGTGGCTTCCAGGTGGGCCGCGAACGACGACCGGAACTGATCGGTCGGGTAGGTGATCGTCGTGCTCGGCGATGACAGGAACGCGACGCCGAGCACGCCAACGAATGTCACCGCCACCAGGCCGGTGTACCCACGCGAGAAGGTCTTTTTCATCGACCGGGCCGCCGGGCCGCCAGGTGCGCCTTGACCTCTGTGCCGGTGCCGGCGATGGCGACGATCTCGAGATAGATGCGAGTGCAGTGAAACGGAAAGAAGATGGGTTCAATGTGGCGGATCTTGTCCGCGCCCGTCTCGCCCATGGCGGTCAGTGCGTTGATGGTGCCCTTGGTGCCATCAACGCCGGTCCCCGCCGGGAACCAATCGGCTGCGACCGGATCGTAGAACCACAGCCGCGCCGTCGCGGTCATGACGCCCGTCCCGGCGGTGCTGTAGAGCACCAGGGTCATCGTGTCGGGCACTCCCTTGAAGGCCTCCATGGCCTCCGAGATGATTTCAGTCGACAGGCCCGCCGACGCGCCCGACGGTGGACTGTTGACGGTGGCGCGGCTGGCGAGCAGCTCAACCGCTACCGTGACGTTTGTGCCGTCGGGACCAATGTTGGTGATGTCGCCAATTGCCATGGGCGAGATCCTACTCGATCGCCGATGTCAATACCGCGATTTGTAACCGCTCAAGTAAACGCCACTCACCCTCCGAGTGGGGATAAAACATTCCGAGGAGGACTGATGAGAGCTCTAAAACTTGCCGCCATGATCGTATGGCTAACGATGGTGTCGCCTCGGGCGGCGACGGCGTCGCCTCGGGCGGCGACGGTTGACAGCCGGTACGTGGACCGGGTCCTGGCCGAAGGCCGGATCGGGTCGCGCGACCACGCCGAAGCGGTCGTGATCGCGGCCCAGGCCCACGCCACCGCCGACTTCCCGCTCGAGCTGCTGCTGGGCCTGGCCGACACCGAGAGCGACTTCGTGCCCTGGTCGGTGTCGCGCCTCATCAATGGCGAGCGCGTGACCGGCTCGTACCTCTCGACCAAGCGGCCCGCCGGCGCCACAGGCAACTTCTTCTGCGGCATCACGCAGGCGACTGCCTCGACCTGGGCCAGGTGTCTTGCTCTGCGAGACATCGACCTGGCTTACCGGACCACGGTCGCCGAACTGACCGCTTGGCTCAAGCGAGCCAAGACAGTGACCCGGGCGCTGCAGGGCTACGGCTGCGGCAACAAGGGCATGAGTGGATCGTGCAAGGCGTACGCGGGCAAGGTGTATCGCCGCGCCCGTCTCTTCAAGCTTCCGCTGGCAACAGTGTAATCGTGGCCGACGAGCTGACCGACCTGGAAGTCATTCGCGTCAACCCGATCGCCTGGGCCGCGCTGCTCACCTGGCAGGCGCTGGCGCCTGGCCTCTATCAGGCCCACGTTGACGGCTACGAAGCCTGGGAGCGTGTGGCGCCAGCGGGTGTGTCGATTGCCAAGGCGGTCGAGGATCTACATCGCCTGCACCCCGAGCTCGTTCACCCAAGGAGATTGGAATTGTGAAGCTGATCATTGCAGGCAGTCGCGACCTGCATCCGTCGACGAAGGAGATCGGCGCCCACGTCGAAGCCTTCATGGCCGTCCACCCCGAGTTCGAGATCACCGAGGTTGTCTCCGGCATGGCCCGCGGCGTCGACCTGGCCGGGGTCGACTGGGCCAAGCATTGCGGCATTCCCGTCAAGCCGTTTCCGGTCACGTCCGCGGACTGGAAGTTCTACGGCAAAAGCGCCGGCCGACGCAGGAATCGCATGATGGCCGAGTACGCTGATGCTGCCCTGGTCTACTGGGATGGCAAGAGCCGCGGCTCAAAGCACATGCACGAGACCATGCAGGAGCTGAACAAGATCAGCCTCCGCATCATCACCAATAAAGGAAGTGCAGCATGATTGACGTAGAAGACGCCAGGCGAGAGATCGAGGATCTCAGGATCATATTCAAAGATCTGGAGGACCTCGCCAGGAAGCACACCACTGGCCACAACAGCCTGGCGATCCTGATGTCGGCGATGGTGAACGTGGGCGTCCGCGGCCTGCGCACGGCAAACGACTCGGCCCGTATGGACTCCGCCTCGTCGCTGCGCCACCTGCTCGCTGAGATCTCCGAGATCTGGGAGCACGGCGACGCAAAGCCGAATCCTTCGTGAAAGTTTTCAAAAGACGTTGACAGGATTTGCGGCCGCGCGTAACAGTAGAGACTCGATGTCACCGTTGATGCAGCCCACGACCGCGACGCCCAGGGCAACCGCCCCGGCCGCCGTGTATCCGTGCGCCATCGGCGGTCATAGCTCGTTTTCAGTCGAGCAGCGCCTGACCAATCTCGATTGGGAGCGGCCCGGTCTCTAAGTTTCTCTCCCTACAGGGTGTGACTAGAGGCCGGGCGAACCAGAAGGTTCCCAGGCCTTTCTTCTTTCGGAAAGGTTGGTTCGATTATAAGTCGTACAGATACGGTTTCGGTCCGGTCTCCAAAGCCGGACGAGGGGGTTCGACTCCCCCACGGCTTGCCACGCCCCCTCGCCCCGGTGGTGGCTCAATGGGTCTGTAGACCGATAGGGATTCGGTGCCGGCTGTAACCCGGTTGTACTAGTTGCCATCTCGGTTCGACTCCGAGCAGACCCACGACTCCTGACAACTGAATAGCGACAGCGAAGGTGACCGCCGGCCAAGCGGTCACAGTTGCGGGCTTGGTATATTGGTAGTGCCTCGGGTTTCCAACCCGTCGATGCCGGTTCGATTCCGGCAGCCCGCTCCATTCGAGAGTCGTCCAATCGGCAGGACACCGGTCTCTGAAACCGTTAATGAAGGTTCGACCCCTTCCTCTCGAACGACTGCTACTCGACGTGCCGCGGGGGCACGACCGCACTTGTAATGCGGTGAGCGGGGTTCGACTCCCCGGAGTAGCTCGAATGCGCCTCTAGTATCTCTGGTGAGTACAACGGTCTGTTAAACCGTGCGAGCAGGGTCCGATTCCCTGGAGGCGCGCAATGCGGCCACCCTGCTCCTAATTTCATGGTGCGTGTACCCGTCACGTGCCCCGATTGCCTTGGTAGCTCTGGTGGTCAGAGCGTCCGACTGAAGATCGGAAGAATCTGGTTCGACTCCAGACCTTGGCACGAACTGGCCGAGATTGTCCCCGTCGGCCTGAGCGCTACGTGTCCGTGGCCTAATGGATAGGGCAACTCTTTCCTAAAGAGGAGACTGCAGGTTCGACCCCTGCCGGACACACTCCGACCGCGGTGGGTTCAATTCCCACCTCTTGTACGATTTCTGAATGTCCAGGTGGCGGAATGGCAGACGCGCCAGCTTGAGGTGCTGGAGGGTAACACCGTAGGGGTTCGACTCCCCTTCTGGACACGATTTGCACGAGTGGCGGAATGGTAGACGCTGCGGACTTAGGATCCGCCGGGTAAAACCGTGAGAGTTCGAATCTCTCCTCGTGCACGAAGCTTTGCCGGCGTGGTGGAATGGCAGACACAGCGGCTTCAAATCCCGCCGACTCGTTCGTGTGAGTTCGACTCTCGCCGCCGGCACCGCATCAGCATGGAAGGAGGATGGCTCTATGGAAACGCTCGTTCTTGATACAGGCTACCAACCCGTGGCCCGCGTGCACTGGCAGCGGGCCATCACCCTCCTCTTCATGGGCAAGGTCGAGGTGGTCGAGGAGTACGAAGACTCATCGATCAAGTCCGTCACTTTCAGCCTGAAGATGCCGTCAGTCGTCCGCTTCCTGCGGTCCATTCGTGGCAGGAAGAGGGTCGTCAAGTTCTCCCGCGAGAACGTCTACGCCCGCGACAAGGGGCGCTGTCAGTACTGCAATGCTCCGGTCCCTCGGAGCGAGATCACCTACGACCACGTCGTGCCCCGTGCGCACGGCGGGACGACGGTCTGGGAGAACGTGGTCATCGCCTGCTTCCCGTGTAATCAAAAGAAGGGTGGCCACACTCCGGCGCAGGTCAGGATGCGACTCCTCTCGACGCCGGTGAAGCCCAAGAAGCTGCCGGACGCCAGGCTAACGTTGACGTGGAGGACGGGAATGCCCGAATCCTGGAGAGGTTGGGTCCGGGATGTCTGCTACTGGAACGGCGAGCTCGATGCTTGAGTCGGTGTCATCGTAGGCGGCGATCATGTCTCGGACCCTGGCCCTGCCCTCGCGGGAGGCCAGGTACCGCGGGAGCCGGTACTCGGTCTCGATACACCCGAGGCACTTCACATCGGGGATGATGTTGGACGTGTTGAAGCCGCAGATGTTGCAGGGCAGCGACTCGATCCGCGGGATCTTCTCGGTATCGATGTCGTCGTCCACGGGCGCATTGTACAGCGCCTGATTTCCTGGAGGGTGAACTGGGTATGGACCCGGCACCGGCTTGAAACCGGAGGGGCCGCGCAAGCGGCTGGGGATCGTTACCTCCGCCCTCCGCGACCTGGAGAGTGAGCAGGCTGTGGAGCCTGGCCCCGTTGGAAGCGGGTGCGATCGCAAGGTTGGTGTTCGACTCACCCGCTCTCCGCCGACTGGAAGATGAAGCAGCCTTGGGGCTGCCGCTGATTCGAAATCAGATGGGCCGGGCAACCGGCTGGGGTTCGAGACCTCCGTCTTCCGCGAATGGAGAGTGTACCGGCGAGGCGCCGGCGCCCGCTGCTAATGGGATGAGGCCCGCAATGGTCAGGCGTTCGACTCGTCCTCTCTCCGCCATGCTCCCGACCCAACGAATGGAGCCGTTGGCAGACCGGGGTCCGATTACCTGTTGGCGTACGATTCAAAAAAGGAGACTTCGCTGTCACTATGCAGACCATGAGACCCAGGTCAGAACCCGGCGCCCTACCAAGCGGGCGTCCGGTCACCCAAGAGGAACGAGCCATCACCCTCGTTCGCAGCCGCATCTTCGGGGACGCCTCCCCGGTAAGGAACGTCGCGGAAGAAAAAGCCCTCTTCCTTGCAGCCATGGAACGAGGCGCCGGGCCGTGAAGAATGTCTGCTATGCCCGCGACTGCGAGAGGGAGTGCAAGCCCGAGAAGCTGATGTGCCCCAAGCACTGGCGCATGGTCCCGTCCCATATCCAGAAGGAGGTCTACAAGCACTACCGCCATGGCCAGGCGGAGGGCAAGAAGCCGAGCGAGGACTGGATCCTCGCGGTCAACGCTGCCGTCAAGGCCGTCTCTGCTCACGAGAACAGGCCAGACCCAAACCAGCTCGACCTATTCGGCGCGCCGCTGCCGCAAGCGGAGAAGAAGAGTGGAGGTCTCCATTGACCGAGGATCGGCCCGGGCCCCTTGACCTGAGCGATTCCAACCTCGACAACTCCGAGATGACGTCCGAGGACGACGACGAGGAGTGCGAGACGTGCGGCGGCGAGGGCAGCATCCTCGTTGCAGATCGCTGCACCGTCCGCATCAGTGAATGCTGCGGCGGCTGCACGGCGCCCTGTCCCGAGTGCCATCCGAAGTTCGATAGGGAGTATGAGAAAGACGAGTAACGGCGACTCCAACGTGATCGGCATGGTCGCGCATCTCCGCTCGCGGGTGGACGAGCTCGAGGGGTCCAGGCTCGCCGAGCAGCTAGCTGCAAAGCAAGAAGAGGTGAACGACCTCAGGAGTCAGCTCGGTGAGATGGAGCGGCAGCTCGAGTACACGCAGTCCGTGCTTGGCAGCCTAGAAGAAGAGATGGCCGAGCTAAAAGCGAGGTCGTGATGACCAAGACCAGATACATCATCCTGGGCGACACCCACGGCGACTTCCTGTGGACCCTCAAGGTCCTGGACCACGCCAAGGCGCTCAAGATCGACACCATCTTCCAGGTCGGCGACTGGGGATTCATCTGGCCTGGCTGCGACCAGTCCGAAGGGCTCGCGCTGGCCCTCCGGGCTCGCAAGCAACGCATGTACTTCATCGACGGCAACCACGACGTCCACCCGGTCCTGCGGACCAAGACCGACTGGCCCGCCGAACTGGTCTACATGCGCAGGGGTACTCGACACGCCTTCATCAATGATGATGGCCGAGTGGTTACCGTGGGCGCCCTAGGCGGCGCCGCGTCCATCGACAAGAACAGCCGCATCGAAGGGCAGTCCTGGTGGCCCGAGGAAGAGATCCTCGACAGCGAGATCGTCACCGGCCAGGTCGACATCCTGCTCACCCATGACGCCCCGGAGCGACCCAGGAATCTGTCAGATATCCAGCTGCCGATGAACATCGTCTATCGCTGTCAGGGCAGTATCTCCAAGGTTCAAGAATGTGTTCGCCGATCCAATCCACGCATCCTCTATCACGGCCACTACCACTGGCCCTACAAGAGTTCATTCGAGGGCACGGAGGTGATCGGCCTCAACTGCAACGGAAGGCTGGGGGGCTACATCGTGGTCGACCACAACTTCGAGCCCTACAAGGGCCGCATCACCGGATGGGTGACCAAGTGATCAAGGTCCACAAGGAGCCAGACGGCCTGGGCGCCCCGCATGAGTGCTGCTGCCTGTGCGGCAAGCCCACGGCGTACTGGTACTTTCCGAACACCGCAAAGGGCTTCGATGCCGAGTCGCCACCGAGCGGCAGCAACGAGGTCGCCTGCTGCCGGGATTGCGCCGCCACCGCGTCGCCGCCGGACATGCCCTCCAAGCAGGAGTGGTGCGAACGAGACGGAAGAAGGAAACAGGCATGAGCGAAGGTGTCACGGGCAGAACGGTCGATGACGAGGATTTCGACGATCCGGAACTCATCCAGACACCCGCCATGATCGAGGCCAGGTTGGTGCTATTCGGCAAAGAGGCCGCAAGCATCGCCGAGTGCTTGACCCAGGAAGAGACCGCAGAGTACATCACCGGATTCCTGCGCACGGTTATCGCGCAGCTAACAGGTATCGAACCGCCACCTCCGCCACGGTTCGAGTTTCCCAGGGAAGTTAACTAATGCCTACGATCCAGGAACTCGTTGACGCCGCCTACCAGAACGCCCTGTCGAAAGGCTGGCACGAAGGCACTCGCACGGTCGGCGAAGAGATCGCCCTCGTCCACAGCGAGCTATCCGAGGCCCTCGAGGAAGCTCGCACCGGCAACCCGCTGAGGGACGTTTACCGCAAGGGCGACAGCCCCAAGCCCGAAGGCTTCTCGATCGAGCTCGCCGACGCCATGATCCGCATCTTCGACATGGCAGGCAAGTACAAGCTCGACCTGGAGCAGGCCATCGAAGACAAGATGGCCTACAACCGCACCCGTCCCCATCGCCACGGCAAGGCCTTCTAGGAAGGCCGGCGGTTAATGAATAGATCTAATTCAGAAGTCCTCCATCCGTCACTCGCCAATCATCAGGAATCACTAATGTCTTTTCGCTGCACCGTCTGCCACGTCCCCCAGCTAGCCGGAACGCGCCCCGTAGCCAAGGTGCTCGAGCGTCGCGATCGCATCTACAGCACTATCGGCGGCGACATCCCCGGCTGGGAAATCGCCAAGGAATCCGTTGCCTGCCCGCCGTGCGCCGGTGAGGCGCAGCCCGCCGAATGACCCGGCCGGAGGTCGTTGGCCCCCGCAATCAAAGCAAGCACATCGCCCGTCTACTGGACCAACGGGTCGGGAAGGAGCTCCTGCGCCGCAACGATCGGCGCAAGAACTTTGAGGCCGGGGAAGCGACCGGCCTGTGCCTGGCGATCGGCGCGGTCGGGCTCCTTGCCGCATGGCAGGGATCGATCGTCTCGTTCGATCTGGAGATCTGGCAGCGCATCTCAATGACCGTCCTCGGCGTCGTCCTGCTGGTTGTTCAGTATGGTATGAGGCGCAACTTTTACAACAACACCGAAGCGCCCCTCATCGGGGCCAGGAAGAGGAAGCAGCATGTCGACAATTCTGGGAGCGAACGGGAAGCCGGCGGAGACGGGCGAGACCGCGAAGTCGGCGGATGATGCCGCCCCCAAGACCGAAGTGCAGGATGTTCGGACGGTGCCCATGGGCGTCCTCCTCTACAACCTCATCCTGTGCGGCAGCGGGATGCAGACCAACCAGATGATCCTCGGGCAGATCCAGCACGACATGGAGATGCAGAAGATGGTCATCGACCCGCCGCAGGTCGCTCAGCTCAGGGAGGTGCTCGCGCACCAGCTAAACGCCCGCAACGTCATGGTCGGCGAGATCAACACCCGCTTCGCTGACGTCGACGCCCGCCGCATCGCCAACCTGGATCTCGTTGTCGAGGATCGCACGAAGCCCGAGGTGACCAATGGCGCCGCCTGAACGCTTCATTCGGGTCATCCTGGAAAGCCCTTTTGCGGGCGATCGCGAGACCAACGCCAGCTACCTGGCCGCGGCCATGCTGGACTGTCTGCAGCGCAACGAGGCGCCGTTCGCCAGCCACGGGCTTTACCCGCAATGCCTTGATGACGATGTTGCCGAGGAGCGCGACATGGGCATCTCGGCAGGCTTTGCCTGGCGTCCGGCGGCCCAGAAGACCGTGGTCTACAAGGACCTTGGCATCTCCTACGGAATGGGATGTGGTATCCGCCACGCCGAGGAACTCGGGCAGCCCATCGAGTATCGCCTGCTTGGCGGTCAGTGGGCGGATGACGGGTTCGACGAACCGCCCCCGTGATCTTCATGTGCTACGTCTGCCGCAAAGATCGGCAGGCGTTGATCCACGAAACATTCCTGCCCTGCTGCGGCATGCACGTCAGGATCTGCGGCGAGAAATGCGGTCCGCTGATCGGGCGTGTGTGCGACGGCATGTCGCCGGAGCGGTACGCGGCGAAATACAAAAGGGTTCACCTGATAACATGTCGAAGCCGTCTAAAAATGTGACGTTGCGGCTCCTGGATGGCGGCAGGGTCGACGAGTCCGGGGACTACATCGAGGATGTCTTTGGCCCAAGGGGCTACCTCTCGAAGCTGGTCTCCGGATATCAGCCTCGCCCCGGGCAGGTGGCGCTGGCCCGATCGATCGATCAGGCCATCCGCAATGGCACCCACGCCATCGCCGAGGGCCCGACGGGGACGGGCAAGTCGTTCGCCTACTCGGTGCCGGCCGCCTATCACGCCATCCACTCCAGCAAGCGGGTCTGCATCGTCACCGCCAACAAGACCCTGCAGTCGCAGATCGTAAACAAGGATCTAGAAGAACTGCGCAAGGCGACCGGATGGAAGTTCTCATTCACGGTGCGCAAGGGCGCCTCGTCATACCTGTGCGCCCGCGACTACGCCCGCGGCAGGTGGGAAGGCGTCCGGGACGGCAACGAGGAGATGGTCGACGCGGTTCGCGACTGGGCCGACACCACCAAGGACGGAGATCGCGAGGAGAGCCCAGGGCCGACCAACAAGATCTGGCGCTCGTTCTCGACCACCAGTGAGGAATGCGACGGGCCCAGGGAGTGCGGTTCGGCCGACGGGTGCTTCTTGGCAGCATCCAAGGTCCGCGCCAAGGCGGCCCATATCGTCGTCACCAACTACCACCTCCTATACCGCCACCTGACCTTCGAAGCTGCGCGCCTGCGCAAGGCCAAGCTCAAGTGCGAGGAGGAGGGGAGAGAGTGGGACCTGGAGATCTATAACAAGAAGCTGCGCCAGGACAACAACGGCATCCTGCCGGTGTTCGACGTTCTCATCATGGATGAGGCGCACCATGCCCCGGAGATCGCCCGCGACCACCTTGGCGAGGATGCGACGATCAGCTGGTCAGCTGTCCACCGATGCCTGTCCGGGCTCCACGATCTTGAAAACCTCGGCCTTGGCAAGGCTGCGCTCTCGGCCAGATCGAACGCCGTGCAACTTCTCAACGACCTCTGGGATGACCTGGACCGACGCCTGGGCGCCGAGCTGGTGGTGTTCGGGCCTGGCGACATGCTGAAGTCGGAGGGGCTAGAGGCGGCCCTGTTGGACATCGCTGGCCTCTACATGGCCACGTCTAGTCGGATTGCGCCGAAGGTTGCTACCGGCAAGCCCATCATGAAGGCCAAGGATGCCGAGCACGCCGTGATGGCTGCTCGACTCAGGAAGCTCGCTGACCGATGCGCGGATGTTACGGACCGCCTAAACAAGTTCCGGACGCGAGGGATTCCATCGCTCGTCTACTTCGCGCAGCGAGAGTCGTCGGAGGATGGGGCAGCCGAGGTGAAGCTCAAGGCGAAGGCCTTGCTGGTCGGACGGTTCATGCGAGAGGAGATCTTCGACAAGGTCTCGCCGGTGATCCAGGTCTCCGCCACGCTCGCCATCAAGAACCCTCGCGGGTCAGACTTTGACCACGTCCGGCGCGAGATGGGCATGCGAGATCTCAAGGGGGTGTCCGAGCTGGTCGTCCCGTCTCCGTTCAACTGGCATCAGCAGTCCCTGCTGGTGGTGCCCTCCACGATGCCGATGTACGAGTCCAAGTCCAAGGACGACAACGCGGCCTACAACGCGGCGGCCCTCGAGCACATGGAGGCGATCATCCGCATCGTCAAGGGGCGGACGCTGGTTCTGTTCACGAGTCACAAGTCGATGCGTCGGGCTGCCGGGTACCTGCGGGCACGCCTGCCCTACGAGATACTCGTGCAGGGTGAGGGCACGAATCGAGATCTCCAGGACCTGTTCCGGTCCAGTGTAAACTCGGTGTTACTGGGGACGGAGTCGTTTGCCGAGGGCGTCGACATCCAGGGGGAGGCCTGCACCTGCGTCATCCTGGAAAAGCTCAGCTTTGCACCACCCAACGATCCGGTCCTGGTGGGCCTCGAGATGCGGAACGCGGAGATCTTGGCCAAGGACAAGAACGCCAACGTGGTGGACGTGTTCAAGGGGTACCGCATGCCCATGGCGATCACGAAGTTCAAGCAGCGAACCGGCCGCCTACTTCGGTCGATTCGCGACGTCGGCATCATTGCCTGCCTGGATCGACGGGTCGCCGACTCCGGCTACAGCTACCAGTTTCTCGGAAGCATCCCGCCCATCCGGCTATCGAGAACGCTGCATGACATCGAACCGTTCCTGAAAAGCCTGGGGGCACTCTAGCGGCATAAGGAATACAAGGAAGGTGGCCATTGCTCAATCACGACAATCTGCGCGGGATGTCTCACGGCAACCCGCTCTTTTCGGAATGGCTGGTTCGAGTTGACGAGCTGTGCATGAGGTTTCTGGATATCGATCTTTGGTCGATCCCGGAAGCCCAGTTCGAGCCGCATGAGACGGACGACGCCTACGAGGGAAACATGGATCCAGAAACGTACTTCCTCACCCTGCTGGCCGCGATGAGGGCCGGGCGGGACTCGGACGAGATCGATCGTCAGTTTGCCAGGATGGTCAAATGGGGAGTCAGTCGACCGTGACCGATTTCAATCTTGGCCAGGGCGACGCGGCCGATTACCTGCGGTCCATCCCGGATGGCAGCGTCGATCTGCTCATCACCGACCCGCCCTATGAGTCGCTGGAGAAGCACCGCAAGCGGGGGACCACGACCCGCCTCAAGCACAGCAAGTCATCGAGCAATGACTGGTTCGAGATCTTCCCGAATTCCCGGTTCACCGAGCTATTCGTGTTGGTCTACGCGGCCCTCCAGAAGAACGCCCACTTCTACATGTTCTGTGATCAGGAAACGATGTTCGTCGCCAAGCCGTTGGCCGAGGCGGTGGGCTTCAAGTTCTGGAAGCCGATCGTGTGGGACAAGATGGGGATTGGGATGGGCTACCACTACCGGTGCCGATACGAGCTCATCTTGTTCTTCGAGAAGGGCAAGCGAAGACTTAACAACCTCGGCGTGGCCGACGTCATCAAGGTGCCCCGCGTTCGCAACGGCTATCCGACCGAGAAGCCGGTAGCGGTCAATGAGGTGCTGATCAAGCAGAGTTCGGCTCCGGGTGAGCTGGTCTGCGACCCCTTCATGGGGTCAGGCTCGTGCGGCGTGGCCGCCCTCCGGAATGGACGCACCTTCGCCGGCAACGACCTGTCTCCCGTCGCCGTCGACTTGGCGAGAAGCCGTCTGCTCGATGTCAGTTCAGCGACAGGTACCTTGACTGCTGGGGTGCCGACAGGGGAAAACACGTGACCGTGTCGAATGTGTCAATTCAGAACCAGGTGCTAGGCGCCCTCCGCAATCACGCCAATGGTGTGACGGCGGCGGCCGTGGCGCAAGCTACAGGCCTTGCTGCGGACCAGGTTCGGATGGTTCTGGAGGGCCTGTACGTCTCCAGTCAGGTGGAGTGCCGGCGCCTGGGCGAGAGCGTCTATCGGATCTTCCACCGTCGCACAAATTAAAGGACCCCATGCCAGAAGAGAAGGGCTCGTCGCACTTGCTGCGATTGGCCGCCAAGAACATGTGCTGGATTGCCCAGACAGTCCACCAGGCCCATCACCAAGACGTGGCCGGGGAGACGTCCCCGGCCAACTGGCGAGACTGCTCCCGCGGCGCCTGCCGCAGCATGGAGTCCATGCTGGGGCAAGTCGGCTTCGACAAGAACCTACGGCCGGTCCCGGTACTCCCGTGATCAGCTGTAGCTGCGGCCTGACTCTCGAGGATGGCGTACGCCACCCGGCGCTCATTGACTGCTGCCACGCTCTTCAAGCCGCACTTCGTCGCCAGCGGGAGGCTGCCGCGACCTTGTCCTTCGAGGTCTCCACGCGCTACCTGGACATCCTCACCAAGATGGCGACCGAGAAGGATCCCTGTGGCGAGTTGGCGATGGAGGTCGGTCGCCGTTATATCGCCATGGGCGATTGGTCTCCGCTGTGGCAGGCCAGACACGATGCCGAGAGATTCAAGGATCTGTCCAGGAGGTGCCTGGCCACGATCAGGACCATGCTGTGTATCCCGGCTATCGGGGAAGCCTCCCCGGACTGGGTGGCCGAGCGGTTCATGATGTTACGCGACCTGGCTATGCAGCTCGGGGTACCTCTACCCGATCCTGCTGGTTCCGAATCTCCCCCGCGTTGATCTTGCGCTGGGTTTCCATCGCCCAGGCGTAAGCAGCCTTCTTCCTCCACATGTACAGGTACGCGGAGCCTCCGAACGTCTCTGCCAGCCAGCGGGCGTTCTCCTCCATCCGGGTATCCGCAATGGGGCCGGTGAGCTCGTACTCGACCAGCAGGGTCTGGGTGTAGCCCTCTCGCTCGAACTTGGCCCGCAGAGTCCAGATCACCGGAAGCAGGAGCAGGTAGACCAGCGACATCAGGAGGTGGTTTACCGGCCAGGCCCGCCTGCCCAGGGGCCAGTTGTGGAACTGCTTGATGTGCTGCATCTCGTGACGAAGCAGCCGGTAGCGTGACGTGGTCGAGCTGGTGGCCCAGTCCGATCCGACGTACATGGTGGAGAAGATGGTGGTGGTGAAGCCGGAGTAGTCCTGCCGGGTGATCTTCTGGAGCAGCCAGAAGATGGGGCGGAGCCAGGACTTATCCCGCTCGACCACGGAGAATCGCGGATACCTGTCCTTGACCTGCAGGCTGAGGACGGCGTAGCGGTCGAGAGTTGACATAGTCGGATTCTGTCACGTCGTCGTCGACGCCGCTGGCATAAGGACAATGCAGAAAGGGCTAGGGCCCGCCACCTTGCGATGACGGACCCCGATACTCCACCTGCACATGGCAGGCAAGCTACTTGCTAGGCAAGCGTTGCGCTGTAGCCGGGGACCGGCGTCCAGGCCGCGCCGACCCAGATGAGCTTGGCGCGCTCGCTAACCGCATCGAAGGTCAGGGTCGTGCCACCCGTGAAGGTGCCAGTGACGACCATGCTGCCGCCGGTGGTCGTGCTGCGCATGATGAGGGCCATCTGCTGACCAACCACGGTGCCGTCGGCCAGGGTCATCGCCTGGGCGACGCCGGTGGCCGTGAGGACGGACAGTCCATCGGTGACGGCGATCGCGCCGGCCGCCGAGTAGACCGTGGTCTCAATCGCGTCGAAGTAGTCGTCGGCGTCCTCCAGCTTGGAGGCGACGGAGATCGCGCGGTTGAGCTTGGTGAGATTGCGGGTTTCTTTGATCGAGAGCTTCGTGCGGGCCATGGGGATCTCCTTCTAGAGTTCATGGCAGAAGCGGGAGATTCCGCCCTGCGCCCAGGCCAGAGAGTATCAACCTAGCCATTCAAACCGTCAACCAGAGGAGGCCGGGCATGGGGGAGTGGCAAGTCATCAACTACGCTGCGCCCAAGGGGGCCGAGGCTCAGATGCGCCGTTCGAGTAGTTTTTGGGGATCGTATCGCGCATCCCGCCATAGAGTCCGCAGCCTTCTGCTCCTGGAGAAATCTCGGCGGTTTATGTTTCGGTTGGAGCTGTCTCGTGTGGAAGGACCTCGGGCAACTGTGTTACGGATGCTGGAGCGGTCGGCGGACTCTGCTCATGACCGACGCCTATTCGAGACCGACAAAATGAAAAAGCTCGCTCGCTCGGCACGAAGTGCCGAGATGCAGGCCAGAGTTCTCTACGAGGAGTCAGATGGACGGAGATGACAACAACGAGCCGCCGCCGCCGCAGCTGTTCCTGTTCAAGATCGATCCAGGCGTGGAGACGACGATGCTCAAGGGGCGCGCCATGCGCCAGATCGCCTCAGCGATCGACGCCGCGCTGGATGATGTAGTCGACCAACTGCTAGAGGAGTTCCCGGATCAATACACAGCAATCGCCAGTGCCCTCGACGGCCGGGCGAAGCGTTTGCAATCAGGCCACGAACAGAAAGTTCGCCGGGATCGAGAGGCCCGACGACTCAAGGAGCAAGATGGTGCAGCAGTTAACGGACGAGCAGACGGACCGGTTCAGGGTGGCGTACAAGCTGTATCAGGACAGGAGTCGCGTCCTGGGTGTGAGTCAAAAAGATCTGCTGGAAGCAACGGGGGCCACGTACCGACTGCTCGGCCCGTCGAAGTCGAACGCAAGCCCTGAGGCCATCGACGCCTGGGATGCCGCTAAGGCGACCGCTGCCGCTGCTGCTATCGAAAGTCTGGCCACCCACCATCGGCGCGTCGCTGACGCTATGCATGACCAGGCGGACGCCCTCAAGCAAGTCACCCTCCTCGCCAGCTCGCTCATCGAGGCGCCATGACCGGAAAGTACATCTGCCTGGAGGGCGGTGACGGCGGTGGAAAGACCACCCTGGCGCGCATGATCTGCCAGCGCCTGGCCGGCAAGGGGGTTAACTCCCTGCGGTACTGGTTTCCGTCCGAGAACACTGTCGGCGCCCTCATTCGCAAAGGCCTGCGGGGGGAGGTCAAGATCGCCCAGGAGGCATACCTCTACCTGTTCGCCGCCGACGGCCTGCAGGCCAACGCCGAGCTCGGCGCCTGTCTCCGCATGGGTCATCACGTGGTCTGCGATCGTCACCCGACCTTGTCGGGCCGCGTGTTCCAGCCAGACCATCACGAAGTTAAGCAGATCGAGCAGGTCTACGACTCGGCGACCGCAGACGGCGTCCTGCTGCCGGACCACCTGTTCGTCATCGACATCCCGGCCGAAGTCAGCCTGTCCCGCATGAAGAGCCGCGAGAAGTACAAGGATGTCGTCTTCGAGAGCGACAAGATCGAGAAGGTCGAGGAGCTGAGGCAGCGCTACCTGGCGCTGGCGAAGACGTACAAGGCAACCCTGCTCGACGGCACCAACACGCCCGAATCCCTCATTGATCAAGTCCTGACCCACGTCGGCCTCTAGGCCGAGGAGATCTATGATCGAAGGCAATCGCCAGGAACGGCGGATGCCGCGCTGGCCGCTGACGTCGGACGGGACATTCATCGTCCTGTTCGGCTTTCTGACTCTGATGTTGGCTGCCTGGCGGTGTTGACTGAACCCTGATTCGATGATACCCACTAACCATGGCTAACGACAAAGAGGCATCTGATGTCAAGGACGTGGAGAAGGTCAAGAACCTCCATGTCGAGGTCCCTGAGAGCTTCCACACGCGCGTGAAGATGCTCTGCGTGATGAAGAAGGTGTCTCTGATGTCCTATGCCCTGGCGGCCCTCGAAGAGAAGGTCGCTCGGGATGAGGTGACTCTGGCGGCAGGGCCGCGGAGCTGACCGTGCAGAGCTGTGGCCGGTGCGGCTCTGACCGCCTGTTCCAGTTTTTAGCCACGCCGGCGTCCAGCAAGCGAGCCGTCAACGATGCCGAGTTGCCGCTGGTCTGCCGATCCTGTGGGCAGATCACGGTCAACGGCTCAGCCCTTCAGTTCCCCGAGGCGTTCGAGGCGCAAGCCAAGGACATGGCCGAGGCGGCGGCGCAGTCCGGTCGTGCGGCCACCGAGGCGCTCACCAGCGATCCCAACGCGAAAGTCACTGCCTACTTTGCCAAGGTCTATCGAGAGGCCTATCTCGATGGCTTCCTGCGCTGCCTGGCCTTCTATCAGCACAACCTGAAGGAGGGGCGACTCAAGCGCCTGCGCGAGCTCTGGAGCAAGAGATCATTCCCAGCATCCGAGAGCATTTGCCGTCTGCATGGCGGCTTGGTCTACCTAACGCCACCGGCGCTAGCGGAGTTCGACTCTCTGATGATGCTCGGCCCTGTGCCAGACTGAGTCATGCCCAGGGTCCTGCGTACTAGCATCCGCCCCTTCCTCCCCGTCCCCCACGAGTGCCGCGACGCCCGCGGGGGGCGCGTAGAAAATACAGCCCTGTCGAACACGCTATGTCGACAGTGCGACACCCAGATCGTTTACGTCTGGGACAACACACCGCAACCGATTCGAGGAAAGAAAAATGGCCGTTAAGAAAGTCACTCAGATCATCTGCGATCGCTGCGACAAGGTCATCGAGGGGGATTCGCAGCCTCCATCCGATGAGCCCTCCGCCCCGGCAGCCCTCGGGACCGCCGCGTTCAACGGCGGACTGGTCGCAACCCCGACCGCCCCCAGGGTCTACGTCGAGGGGTCCCTCCTCACTGACACCACCAAGATCCACTTCGTCGACCTCTGCGCGAAGTGCGTCACCCGAGTCCAGGCACTGCTCAGCCAGATTCGTCTGGACGACGTCCCGAAGGACGAGGCAAAGGGGGATGACGCCAAGGCAAACCTCGGTGATAATCCCGGCAGTACGGCTTCCAAGCCGAAGACCGCAACCAAGGACGCCACTTCGGCTTCCGCGAAACCCTGAGGAGATACCATGCCCGACGACGAGACCGAGACCGAGACCGAGAAGGACGAGCCCGAGGCGGAGTCTGAGTCCGAGGACGAAGACGAGGACGAGGACGAGGAGTCCGAGGAGTCCGGCGACGACTCCGACGACGAGAAGGCGGACGCGGAGTAACCCTCCAGCCCCATCGGAAAAGCAGGCCCCTTGACCGGGGCCTATTTTTTTTGCCTCAACGCCGTTGACTTAAGACCGTCTTACGAAGTACTCATACTTTCCATGGAGCCAAGGATTGCCGGCCTACCCCTCACCAGCGACGCCGAGCTCGTGGTCGACGATGCACTGACCACCCTCATCATCGAGCAGAAGGCGGAGATTGAGTCCATGGGCTGCACCGCTACTGGCGTGCACGTCAGCGCCAACGGCGTGCCGCCCCGGTTTTTTATCTCCTTCCGGGCCGAGCATCCGAGCTACCAGGTCCGCAACGCGCTCGCTGAGAAGGCCTACGACGTGGGCCAGCAGATGGGCGACAAGATGCTCCGGTTCTACGCATCCAAGCGCGTGGCTCGCGGCAAGGGCTGGGACGTCTAAATGGGTCGTCACCGCAGCCTCGGCTACGCAGGAGGCTTTGCTCGTAAGACCGTCAGCCTTCCGGCTGACACAGTGCAGCGAGTCGAGAGCTTCCTCGAAAGCAACAACGGGATGACCTTCTCGGGATTCGTCCAGGATGCCCTGGACGCCCGACTAGACCTCTTCAAGATCAAGAAGGTTCGCTGATGCCGCTTTACGATTTCGAATGTCCGCACGGGCACGTTTTCGAGAAGATCGTCCCCATGGCAGAGGTCAACGACCCGGTGCCGTGCGAGAGCATGGTCCCACGCCTGGCGCTCGATCATGGCACCGACGCCGAGCCTGACGTCTTCGACGTCCCCTGCATGCTCAAGGCGGTTCACATCATCTCTCACAGCAATCCAGCCGGCGCCCTCGATCATGGCGCGTCGGCAAACAGGGACGCAGCACGAGAAGGGCGCTACGACCCGTTGAACCCGAACAGGCGATTCATGGCAAAGGGAAGGGGATACAGAAAATGAACAACCCGCAAAAGCTCGATCTCCCGCAGGTCACTCCGACCATCAAGTCCAACGGCGATGTCGTCATGGAGATCACTCACTACGGCGAGGTGGTTGGTGGCCTCAACGTGACGAAGGTGGTGTCCGCCTGGTTCGGCAAGCTCGGCATCTTCCAGCCCTCCAGGGAGATTCAGGACACGCGCTCGTGATTGAGAAGTACGGGGTGGAGAGCGTCAGGGGCGCCCAGGAGGACGCCCTGCTGATTGCCAGATCTCGTCTGGCGACCCTCGATGGCGTCCTGGAGAAGACGGCCTCCGAGGCGACGGAGGCGACGGCCCTGACGGAGGAGATCGCTCAGCTGGAGGCGTCAATCGCTGCCCAGTGACAGACCGCCGGCATAAGGTTCTTAGGACAGACGGGGCGCGGCATGTTGCTGGCGCCCCTGTTCGTTTCACCCCGGCATCACTCCGGTAAAGGATCTGACTCATGAGCTTGAATTTCGTTAAGGCCACCAAGAAGCAGGCCCGCCTGCGCATCGCCCTCATCGGCCCCGCGGGCAGCGGCAAGACCTACTCCGCCTTGGCAATCGCCTGCAACCTCGTGCCCGGCGGCCGGGTTGCCGTCATCGACACGGAGCGCGGCTCGGCCTCCAAGTACGCTGGCAAGTTTGAGTTCGATGTCCTCGAGCTCGCCAGCTTCGCTCCGGCCAAGTACGTCGAGGCGATCTCGGCGGCTGACGCGGCAGGCTATGACGTGATCGTCATCGACTCCCTGTCGCACGCCTGGACCGGCAAGGATGGCGCCCTGGAGCAGGTGGATCGTTCGGCCAAGCGCTCGAACAGTGGCAGCTCCTTCAACGCCTGGCGGGACGTTACCCCGCAGCACAACAGCATGGTGGAGGGCGTCCTTCGCTCCAGCGCTCACGTCATCGCCACGATGAGGACCAAGACCGAGTACGTCCTGGAGAAGGACGAGCGCACTGGCAAGACGGCTCCCAAGAAGATTGGTCTGGCTCCGGTTCAGCGGGATGGCCTTGAGTACGAGTTCGATGTCGTCGGCGACATGAACAATGACCATGCGCTGTCGATCACCAAGACACGCTGCTCCGATCTGGACGGTCAGTACATCGAGAAGCCGGGTGCCCAGGTCGCCAAGGTCCTGCGCGACTGGCTCACGGACGGCACCAACGAGCCTGAGGTGATGCGCCAGCCCCTGGCGCAGGTTGCCGCGGAAGGCGAAGACGGTCCCACGCCGCTCGAGCGCGAGCGCCTGGCGACCCCGCGCATCAAGGAGTTGTTCGACAAGCTCGGCGCACCAGAAGCAAAGCGCCTGGCCTCTCTCAAGAAGTACGCGGTCGACGCCAAGCTGATCGAGATCCTCGAGGGCAAGGTCAAGGAGGAGGAGTCGGCGAGGGCCAAGTCTGCTGCGAAGGCGGCGGCCGTCACCCAGTCCGTTACGACGGCGCTACCGCCGGGGACTGAAGTCACGCAATGAAGAAGCTGAAGGTCCTGGGGCAGGAACTGTCCCTGAAACTTTCACCCTCTTTTCTGACCAACGCCGCTTGTCCCAGGTATCTGAAACTCCACTACATCGACAAGGTCGACGATCGCTATATCCGAGTAGCCGCCGAGCGCGGGTCCGCCTGTCACGAGGCGATCGCGGAGCTCATCTCCCTTTGCCAGGAGGCGCAGATCCAGCCCAGCAGCCTGTCGCTGGACCAGATCTCCGACGCGGTAGCCAGCCACACCCCGCACACCATCCTCGCCGAGATCGGCGAAATCATGTCCTGGGTTCGGCTGTGGGCGGAGCGATATCAGATCTCAAAGCACATCTACGGCGTGGAGGAGAAGGTCGCCCTCGATGAGGCGTTCGATGATACCGAGTGGGACAACGCCAGTTACCGCGGCATTCTTGACGTCGTTGATGTTAACAAGAAGCACTGCACGGTCACGGACTGGAAGAGCCAGCCGCATGTCATGACCCAGGCCGAGCTGGACGCCCATGAGCAGCTGACCATGTACTGCTGGCTGGCATCCAAGCTGTATCCTCACATCGAGGAGTACACGGCCAGGATCTGGTACCTGCGGTACGGCTTCTACGCGGAGACCAAGAGGACCGTCAAAGACCTTCAGCTCTTTGAGCAGACGCTGATGCTCAAGGAGCAGAAGATCCTGGAGATCTCGAACTGGGATCCGATCCCCGGCAAGCACTGCCAGTACTGCGATGTCATCCAGCACTGCCCGCTGTCGCAGGATCTGAGTGTCACAAACACCCAGGTCATCAGCCAAGACCAGGCCATCGACGCCGCCCAGCGGATCACTGTCATGGACGCCCTCAGCAAGGAGCTCAAGGCCCGCCTCAAGGCCTACGTCAAAGAGAACGACTCCGTCGTTATCGGCGACAAGTGGTGCTGGGGGTACCGATCCAAGGCGTCGGCAGTCTGGGACATGCAGGAGCTGCTTGATGTCCTGATGGAGTACGGCCATGAAATCCAGGAGGTGGCCAGCATAGACTCCCGCAAGCTCAAGAAGTTCCTCAAGGTCGCGACTCGGGCCAACCCGGGACTCGAATCCGACATCGCCCAGATCCAGAAGACCAAGGTCAAGACCGAGTTCCGTGGCTATCGGCTGGGGGATGCTGAGGATGATGAAAGCGAGGTAGAGTAGGCCAATGCATATCCGCAAAGAAATGTTCGCCGCCCAACGCAAGGCGCCGACCAGCAACATCATCCCGGCGACCGTCAACCATCGCCTTGATCGCAAGGCGAAGCGCGTGGCCACGCTGACGCCGAACGAGAAGATGATCTGTGCGCTGCGCAAGGCGCTCACCAAGATGAGCGACGGCCATCCCAGTGGCTGCCGCTACTTCATCGCCAACAACAAGATCCAGGTCCTGACCCAGCCGAGCTCGACAGGCGGCAAGGCCGGTGAGGCCCAGACCTACGAGGCCAGTGGGCGCTGCAGGCTCGGGGTCTGTCACCCGAACGGACACTCGTCAACCGTGAACATCGAGTTCTCGTTGCGGTTCCGGGATGTTGTCGATGACCGCGGCCTTGCGGATGTTGAGTTCCTTGACCCGACCGTCATCGACGAGCTGCCCCGCGGCACGCCGATCGACGCCTCTTTGCTGGCATAAGAGTTACGAGAGGAGCAGGTATCCAATAATCGAATCCTTCGTTTCGGTGGAACGCGATGGATTTGATGTTGGCGTCGTGTGTGGGGGCGCACCTGTGCCGTGGACCTCTCCCTCCCCACGCGGGGAGAGGTCACTTTTTTAGCTGGCATAAGAGATCTGGACCCCGACGTCACGGGATCCAGGAGAACGACCGATGCCCACCATGGAAAACAAGCTGTCGCCGGCCACCCTGGCGACCGAGATCCTCGCCCCACGCCGCCCACCACGGAAGGCCCGACTGACAGAGACGGACGCCGTGCCGGTTCGCGAGGTGGAGATCGTCACCGCGGAGGAGCTACGTCACGAATCGCAGGTCAAGAGGAAGGCCAAGCCACCCACGGACTGCTTCGTCTCCAGCTCGTCCGCCACCGACCGACGGGTTGTAGGGGTGGAGATCGACAGTGAGGTGCTGTTCGGATTCCTGTCCGCGGCCGAGAAGGCGATCCCCTCAACCAAGGCGCTACCCTTCCTGTCCAACGTCAGGCTTGGCTATGAGCCGGACTCGGATCGCATGACCGTGGAGGCCGCCTCAACGTCCCTGTGGACCGCCGTTGCGGTAGGCGTGGCGAAGCCCGGCGGCGCTGGCTTCTCGGCCATCGTGCCCGCCCGCCGCGCCAGGAGTGCGGCGAATGCAATGCGACAGAATTTCAAGACAGTCCCCGTCGGAGTGAGCGACGGGCGGTTCTGGATTGGAAAGCACTGCATGCCGCAGACCGCCGACCAAGCCATCTTCCCATCTCGGCCACTCATTCGTGCATGGGAGGCTAGGGCGGTGGTCCCCGCCTTCTACTTCGAGGAGATCTGCAACCGGGTCATGGCCGCCACCTCGAAAGATCCGACGCGCCCAGGTCTGCATGGGGTGCTGTTCGATTTCAGCCTGGATGCCAACCGAACCGTGGTGTGCACGGCGGTCGGCACCGACGGCGTACGCCTTCATATTCTCGAGCTGCCGCAGATGAAGGTCCAGCCTCGTGGCAGTGTGCTGCCTCCGGGCATTGTGGTGGGTGAGCAGTTCTTCCGCTATCTGCGGACGGTGGCCAATCGCGAATGGACGGCCATCGAGATCAGCGAAACTCAGATAGTGGCCCGCGGCGCGGACTACCAGGCCGTCGCCGACGCGACCATGAAGGGCGCCACCGGGACCCAGGGACTGGAAAACTGGCGGTCTGTAAATGCCGGCCATCGCGGTCACTGGTCGGTTGACCGCCTCGAGCTCGAGCGCGTCCTCAAGAAGCTCGATGGAGGCGAGGGCGACACGCGGATCGAGCTGGCCGTCGACGTCTTACGTGACGAGCTGAGCATCACCTCCGCGGGTCCGTCGGGGCGGCGTTTCAAGGAATCCATTGGGGCCAGGAGATTCGACGGACCGGCCTCGGTCAACGTCGCAATCGACGCCAGCTTCCTGCTGACCGCTGTACTGGCGTGCAAGAGTGGCCTTATCCGACTAGGGTTTGCGCCCACCAAAGATCAGGCAACCTCGCCCGTTACGATCCGCGGCGAGGATGAGCAGTTTAAGGCGATCGTGATGCCGATTGGATAAGGAGAATCAGATGACCAAGGCCAACGATGTGAAGTGTCCTGTGTGTGAGTCCGTGATGGGCAGGATCGATCTGCCCAAGCAGAACGTGTATGTGTGCAGGGTCTGCGAGGAGCTCGTGCAGGTTCTCCCCGACAACACGCTGCTGACGATCACCAACCTCCTCGAGCGCGCCGCCCTCGGGGACGACCGGGTTCGCGCCGCCATCTCTCGCCCGCTGGTGACCACGTTCAAGAACGTCATCGACCTTTTCGAGAACTTCACGCGGCAGTCGCGGATGGATGCCGGGGCGTTCGCCTCCGATCTTCGGGCGACCGCGGCCCGCGTCGAGAATCGCCTCGACTTCGCCATGCAGAGCCTGGCCGGCCTCGACCTGGCGCTACCCGGCGTGGGTGAATCGCTGGCTGCAATCCGAGAGGCCAGGGAGACGATGTCCACCCTGCCCGTGCACAGCCGTGGACTCACGAAGGAGACCGACGATGACCTCTCCTCGTTCACGATCCAGACGGCCACCAGCGGCGGGTGATTGCCTCAAGTGCCTCCACCTCCGAGACCTCAACCGCGAGTGGCTTCGGTCGAATCGGAAGACCAAGTCCGAGTCGGTCATGGTTCAGACCTGGTGCCGAATGTGCGGGAAGGCCGCCCGCGTCGAGGTCCCACGCGACTACGGGTGGGCGGTTGAGGTCATGCACTGGCTGGACGACCGACCACTCACCCATGAGTGGCACTCCGAAAACGGAGGCTGGGGCGTGCACTGGCGACTGGATGAGATCCTCGGCTTGGTCTTCCCGTCACAGCATATCGACGATCTGTTCCCCGTCCCCAAGTGGTACCAGGCTCGCCACGGGCTAGGCCTTCCGTCGGTAAGGATTCTCAAAGATCTTAGCGGCGGAATCATTATATGAAAACATGTGTGCTGTGCAGACAGCCCATCAAGCCCTCCACCCCTGCGGTGGAGCTGGCCGGCGGTCTACTCGATCCAGCGGATCCGGACTTCTTCGTTGTCGACGAGTCGGTCCTTGCCGTCTGCCACGTACACCGCGACTGCCTGCGTGAAAAGCTGATCCGTCCGTGATAGCGTATGTCACTGCTTGACCCGGCGCAGTAACCCCAGGAACAGACACACCGTGAGAATCAAGCGCGAGTTCAACACCGAAGAGGTGAATCGGATCATCGGAACGCCGAGTCGCGTGCTGGCCGACCGATGCCCGGACTTGCGGCAGGTCTTCCCGAATGAGCCGTGCACCAATCGCGGCTGCCCCTTCGCCATCAGGCAGGCGGGGTACATGAACTGCACCTTCGTTGGAGCCGAGGCCGGCGGGTCCCACACGCTCGACGAGATTGGCGATGCGATGGACTTGACCCGGGAGCGGGTCAGGCAGATCGAGGTAAGCGCCTTGCGCAAACTACGCATGGCTATGGCAGAGTCACAGGAACGAAATGCCGCCACCGTTCATCAACCGGACTTGGCTTCAGGGGACTGTGGTCTCGACGCCAACGGTCAGTTCACTCAGTCCCAGGACGAAGCTGACTTCTTTTCAGCTATGCATGGTCGAAAGCTGGCTCAATCCAGACGGTGAGGCCAGAGCACGCAAGAACCGCGTGCTGGTAGAGGTGGTCGGCAGGGACGCCGAGAAGGTCGCACGCGAGGCCCGACTGGGCTCCTGGGTGACGATCGAGGGTTACATTCGTTCTGAACAATTCAAGGGCCAGGACCTTACGAAGGTCCGGACCCTATCCATCGATATATGGGGTGATCATGACCAGCGACCAACCCATGACGACGGAGGCGAAGCTGCGAGCTCGCCTCGTCCGGGAAGTGACACGTCTTCAATCTGAGCGTCTCCCCGGATGGAATGACTACGCGGCCGGCGATCCGAAGGTTCAGCCATACCTGGACCAGCTTTGCCTGCAGGTCGAGAACTCCATCCGAGACGAGGACACCTCTCGCTTCGACAAGGAGCTCGATAGCGTGATACTGGCCTGGGAGCGAGTCAACGAGCGGCTCGCCGAAGTGTATCGCACGACCCACCTGGACCCAGAGCTCTGGGAACTCCGATACGTCAAGTGGATGAATATCAGATACATCCAGTTCTCCTCGCCGCTGGGCGAGCTCTATCTCATACCCCGCATGTCATCGCGTAAGCCACTGGGGGTCAACTGGTGCACCGTCGATGAGATGCTCACCTGGCTCAACCCGACCGTCGCGGCGGTTATTAAAATGTCAGGCTCCTGGCCGCCCAGGGACCCGACCTTCAAGCAGCCCGGGCTGGGAGAGCAAGTGATACGAATTGATGCCACGGGGGCGGCGGTCAAGACCACCTTCGAGATCGGCAAGGCCAGGCGGTATGGTTGAGCGCGGATTCGTCGATGCGCTCATCAGGACGCTCGAGCTCATCTACGGGGATGCGGCAGTCATCGTCAGGCCAAACGATGGCTACACGCTCGGGATCCCAGACCTGCTGTGCTGGCGCCTGGACGAGAGGCCCTTGGCGGTGGAGGCCAAGCAGATTCAGCCACTGATGCCGAACTCCCTCCACAGGGGGCGCCGCATTGGACAGATGCTCAAGCACACCTTCTCGGGCCCACAGATCTCTATGCTGCGAAAAATGGACAGGGCGGGGGTGGAGGCCTTTGGCATTGTCAGAGTCTCTCTAGATACTGCGTATCGAATCCACCCAAGCGATCTGCCGGCCAAGACAGGAAATTTCACCTACGAAGAGATGGTGAAAATCGGTCGTCCGGTCCACCGACGAGAAGGGCGATGGCTCTTCCTGGAGAAGCAGCATGGTCAAATATCTGGTTCAGGACATCGAGACGATCCCGGAGACGGAGCTTCAGTCGACGTGGGCCGAGGAGTGCAGGATCTCGGCAGAGAAGGGGAAGCCCGTCCCGGACTTCCCGCCGATCTCAATGCACAGGGTTGTGACGATCGGGATGCTGGCCCTGGATGAACGGTTCAGGCCGGTCAAGGGTGGCTGCGCGGCCGGCGGCCTAGCTGGCGGCAAGAGCGAGAAGGAGATGATTGAGCGGTGGAGCGCCGCCGCCTCCGGCTCTCTATTCGAGCAACGGGAACCGCTTCGCCTGGTCGACTGGCATGGCCGAGGGTTTGATGTTCCGGTCTTGCAAACCAGGGCCTTTCGCTACGGTATCCCCATGCCGTGGTACTTCGGCCTTCTCGACGACAACAAGGGCGGCAAGTCGCAGTGGTCCAAGGAGTATCGCGATCGCTACGCCGGTCACCACATGGACCTGGCGGAGCTCTGGACCAACAAGGGATCGTTCCAGCGGCCGCACATGGCAAACCTGGCGATGCTGATGGGTCTACCCGGCAAGGTCGGCATCGACGGCAGCAAGGTCTACGATGCATTCAAGGAGGGCAAGTTCCTTGAGATCGACACCTACTGCATGCAGGACGTCTTTCAGACGGCCTTCATCCTTCAGAGGATCCAGCACCTCTCCGGTGCGATGACCCCGACCGAGTATCGCGAGTCTGCGGGCGCGCTCCTTAGCTTCGTCGCCTCGGCGGACCCGGCTTTCCACGAGAAGATCGACCGGGCTGCCGTGCTCGTTGAGTAGGTGTAGTATCGGGCGATGCCGACCTTGACCATCGCCGGGACGATCTCCTTTCCTCTGGGCGCCGAGGCGACCCCGCCGACCCGCACGTTCAGCGCCTCGCTGATCTACACGCAGCGCACTGTCGACGACGTGGGCATCACTGGCGCGCAGACCGACCAGAGCCTGATGGGCCGGCTGACCGACGCCAAGGCCTGCTACATCGAAGTAGAGACCGGGGAGGGTGACCTCAAGATCAATGGCTCCACCGAGGTCCTACCCATCTCGGTCGATGGCGGGTTCTGGGCTTGGTTCAATCCCAATGGCGGGCTGACCGCTCTGTCGGTGACGACGACGGCGAACGCGAAGTTTCGCGTCTACATGTTCACGTGAGCCACCTTTTTTAGCCTGCGCATCGGCGTTGACGGAAGCGTAGGTTTTGGCATACCGTCCCTTTCATGGGACGAATGTTTGATTCCGGATCGGTCGCCAGGAAGGCCGACGAAGCCAAAGAGAACAAGGAGTCGGTGCGCCGCCGTGCGGCTGAGATCGACCAGCTGCTCCATGACGAGCTCGAGCTCGACAAGGCAAGCCGGGATCTGGGAGAGCGCCTCTCCGGCTCAGCCGAGGCGATGGGCATCACAGCCATCCACTACAAGGAGTTCAGGCAGTCTGGCTCGCGTTGGATGATCGAGCACACCAAGGATGGCGACGACTACATCTACCAGATGTTCCCGCTGCGCCCCATTCAGGCTGACTGGCGCGACACCATCATCCTCTTCATCGCTGCGATGGACGCCGTGTTTCCGCGCTCGGTCGAGATCAGGTACGTCCCGCCCAGCGAGAAGTACCAGATCACCTACTTCACCATCAAGGTGATCCGGGTGACGGTCCAGCCCGGCTGGGAGGATGCCTGTGAGAAGCGGGCGCTGAAGGCGCTCTCCGGGGTGCCAGCCTGGGGCTAGGGCACCTTGCGGGACGCCTTGCCAATCAGGTGCAAGAGTCCAGCAACCGACAGGCCGCCAAGTCCGCCCTTGGCAGCGGCTCCCAGGACGTTGTCCGCCGGCTCATCATACGGATCGCCGGTCATCATGTGCTTCATCTTGCCAAGGCCCAGGGCGCCAAGGCCTGATGCTGCACCGATGGCGCCCATGCGCGTGAACAGGCCACCGGCGGCGACCTTCATGAGCTCATCTGCGAATGCCTGCCGGTTCATGATTAGCCGACGTTAGCGTAGAGCGGCTGGCCTGCGCCACCGAGGCGCATGCGGATCGGGCGAACCTGTTCGAACTGCAGCGAGACGCCCTCCATGAGGAGCGCTGAGCCGGAGCTGATCGAGAGCTGGTGGCCCTGGATGTAGCACTCCTCGAGGTAGACGCCGCCAACCGTCATGTCGAGCTGGTTGCGGAAGTAGATCGCCATGCCGGTCGGCTGGTTGAATAGATCCGACGCCAGGTTGAGCCACAGGTCGTCGTAGCCCGGGTTGAACTTCACCCGGTGCAGCTCGTTCTGCAGCGAGGCGAGCTCGAGCAGGGTAGCGTTCGGGTCAGGAACCTGGACGCCGCCCTGGTTCATCGTGGCGCCCTTGCCCTTGTGGTTGAAGCGGATGTCGCCGCGGCTCTGCTTGTAGTGCGCGTAGAGCACCTTGAGCAGCGAGGGACCGTGATAGAGCACGCGCCCCAGGGTCAGCGACCCGACGGTGCGGCCGGGCACGAAGTAGCTGCGGCTCGAGCCGATCTCGAAGATCCGCTGCAGCTGCTTGGACTGGCTCATGCCCACGTTTTCGAGAACGCCGATCGGGAAGACGAGGTCGCCCTCGTCGGCCGAAATCTCGGTGTCGCCGTTGCCGACGTCGGTCAGGCGCGGCGGACCTGCCGCGATGAGCGTGGTCTCGGCGGAGATGAACTCTCCACCCATCAGTTCCTCTTGAACGTGGTGGTTGTGAAAGTTCCAGTTGTTGAAGCTGGTCGTGGCCTGTGGACGAAGTGGCATTGCTGAGTCTCCTTACCTAGCTAGTGGGGCGGCTTAGACCAGCAGGGTCAGCTTGATGTTGTTGAGCGGCAGCGGCACGCTGATCTCGATGTCGATCTCGACGGTGTCGGGCTGAGTCTCGGAAGTCTCGATGCGGGTCATCTCGCCCGTCAGGATGGGCGGACCGAGCCGTGCCACACGCTGCGACCTGAGGAACGCCAACGCACCTTCGCCTCGGGTCTTGAGCAGGTCCATCAGCCCATCGGTGATGTTGTAGATGCCCAGGAACGGCCGGTAGACGCCACGGAAGAACCGCGCAATCAGGTCGACGTTCTTGGTGACCGAGAACTCCTGGAACTGGATCGTCGACAGGTCGGTCGTCAGCTGATGGCGCACGCCCAGCGCCGCATCCGGCACCGACTGGGTCAGGATCATGTTGCCGCCGCCGGCGATGACGTCCAGCTGCGCGTCCGAGAACCGGTCATCCGAGTTCTCGCGACCCACGAACCCGGTCATGGTCAGGTTGGTGAACCCGGCCTGGCTGGGCAGCCCGGCCGTCATGCCGGCCAGAACGGCACCGGCGAAGTAGCCGGGGACCTTCGTGGCCAGGGAGTTCACGGACACTGCCAGGACGTCCGGCCAGGACGAAACCAGGCGACGGGTGCCCAGCGACGTCGCGTAGCCAGCCAGCAGGGTCGCCTGCTCGGTGAGCGATAGATCCTTGGTGATGCGGTACTCGACGCTGCCGAGTGTGCCGCCGAAGCCGGCGGTCGCATCGGCAACCAAGACCAGCGAGCTCTCCGAAGAGATGCTGGCGATCTGGTGGCGGGTGTTGAGGATGTAGTCTTCCTCGTCCGCGCTCGGAGTCACCGACACCACGTCAAGCGTGGAGAGGGTGACGGCGAGCCCGCTGAACGTCTCGGTGACCGGAGTCGTGGTGTTGTCGGTCTTGACCACGGTCGAGGAGACGATGGACTCGATGACATGGAGGGCGCTGTTGTTACCAGCGCTGGATGCCCCAGCGACACTGAGGCGTCGACCGATGTCGGCCGACGTGAAGGCGCCGCCAAGGATGGTCCACTCACGGCTGGTACCGTTGACCGAGTCCGAGGTGACGTCGCGAGCCGGCTCGCGGTTGACGGTGTAGACGCTCTGGGTCACACCGACACCAAGGGTCTCGTCAGCCGCGGGAGCCTCGACCGTCCGGATCGACGTGGCGCTGACGATCTCGGCGATCGTGAAGGCGCCGCTGTTGCCCGCGGTGGCCGTGCCGGCCACGAACAGCAGGCGGCCCACATCGGCAGCCGTGAAGGCGCCGTTGAGGAACGACCAGGTGCTGGTTGCCAGAACGACCGCGTCCGCGGCGTTGTGCGTGATAACGCGCTGGGTGTCCGCGATCCATGCCCGGGTCGTGCTGAGCATGAGCTCGGCCGTCGGCGTCGGGGTCACCGTCGCCTTGATCGCGCTGGCAGCAGCACTGATCGTGAAGACGATGTTGTTGGCACCGGTGGTGGCGCCGCGAACGATGATCTTACGGCCGATGTCGGTCCCCGTAAAAGCCGCCCCGACGATCTGCAGCTGGTCTGGGCCGGATCTGAGGTAGTCGCGCTCGTTGGGGGTTACCGACCGGTGGACGCCGGAGACTGCCGTGTAGTCGACGATCTCAAGGAAGTAGCCGACGCCGACGTCGTCCGTGATGAACGATCCGTTGGTTGGATCCTTGAACTCTGTGTTGGTGGCGCCGCTGATGCCGTTGCTGGCGCCGGCGGTGATCTCGTTGCCGATGCCAGAAGCCGGCACCGCGACCTCGACCGTGCTGAGCACGCGGTTGAGAAAACCAACTCGCTCGCGTCCGACCGTCGACAGGGACATCCCGGTCACGTGGGTCTTCAGGATCTGATGAACGGCTGCGTTCTGCGTGAGAATCGCGACGCCGTAGACATCCTTGTTCTCGAGGTACTCGAGGGCGTCCTGGTAAGCGTTCTCTTCGCTGGTGAACAGCGCGGCCCCAAGCCCCGTGAAGTTCACCTCCGTGGTGGTGTTCAGAAGGGCGAGGTTGATCGCGTAGGCGCCGGTGTTGGCGGGGACGATCGAGCCGACCCCGAATACCGCCTCGAGTGAGTCCAGGTCGGTGAATGCAGTCAAGGCGCCGGCCAGGTCGGGCCGCAGCGCGCGCCACGACAGGAGGACGGTACCCTCGACCACGGTCATCGGGACCGCGTCGGTGACGGTCTTGAGGCCGGGGTTGATGTCAACGCCGACGGAATCCTTGGAGATGCCGGCGACGTCGAAGTCGGTCTCGGGGTAGACCTCGGACTCGCGGAACTCGAGGACGCGGTAGACAACGTTGAGGAGGGGAAGCGAGGACTTCCACTCCGCCGCCACCACGAGCTCGTTGTCACTGTTCTTGTCGATGACCAGCTTGCGGCCGACGTCGGCGGGGTCCAGCCCGGCGCCGCTGATGACGTCAACGTAGAAGGTTGGAGCCTCATCGGCGTCCGGATCGAACGAGGAGAACACTCCAACCGTGACGTCCTGGAACAGGTTCGTCGTGGCGAGCTTGCCGGTAATCTGCGAGGTCGAGGGGAGCGCGGGCTCCTTGACCAAGAAGGCATCCTTGAGCTCGACCCCAACGGACTTGTGCGCGTTGGCTGCGGCCTCGTCCTCCGGGGCGTCGGCCAGATCGACGATCGATCCAGCGAACAGCCCCGAGTAGACGTAGGAGGTCACGGCGAGGTCGGTCTCAGAATAGACGCCGACGTTAACGTCGTCCTTGATCTGATAACCGGGCCCCACGATAACGGCGGGCAAGGAGGGAAGCGACAGGGAGGCAGCGGCCTCCTGGAACTCCTGAATGACTTCAATTGCAGGTCGGCGGTATGCCATCTAAATGCTCCTCATGAGTTGCTAACCACGCCTGCTTGTCCGGACTTCGATGTTCTGCAGCTTCTGGGAGTTCGTGGGTTCTACGCTGTAGCGCCGCTGGACCGTTGCCTGGATAGCCACGGGGACAACCGAGATGTCGGGGCGCGAGTCACTTTTAACGAGAGCTTCTTCGCCCATGCTGGAGGCTTCGATCCTGAAGAACCCCAGATGATGCGGCACGATGATACCTCGTCTTGCGATTTTCCGCAGGACATCGCGAAAGACTTGGAGGGATTCGAACAGGAACCCCGCCACGTCCTCAGCCTCAAGGCCCGACCTGGAAAAGCAGGACAGGATGACGCTGCCTCGGACCAGGTCAATATAGGTTCTGGTGTCCGTCCGCAGGTCCACGCCCTGGAGCTGCCGAAATCCGGAGGTCTTAGCCCACGCCTGAGGTCCTCGATTGGCCACCACGGCTGGGTTAGCCCCGACGTTGTCGAGGTTGAAGGCGTGCTTGTCGCAGATTCGGATGGTCGACTTCTCCTCCTCGGGCGACCACGTATACCCGGTTGGGTTGGTGGCGTCGGCGAAGAGAAGCTGGCAGACCTCGAGGATGTGGTTCTTGATGACCTGATGGGGCATCACGTACCGCTGCGTCTCGTCGTGGAGGCTACGGGCGTTGTCCTGTGTGATGACCGGCTCGCTCATCTGCCGCGGCCCCCGCCCCGCATACGCTCGACTTCATCGGTCGCATTCTCGATGGCGTCGACCACGCCATTGCGAAGCGCATCCGAGATGGCGTGCTCGGTCGCCTCGGAGCGGCGCAGCTTGGTCTGCTCGCCGAACACGTCGGCGGCCTTGATCGATCTGAAAACAAGCTGAGTCGATCCATCGGGATTGCTGACCGACTCGGGCACACCGGAGCCTGGCTTGAACAGATCGTCCAGGTTGCCAGCGGGCGGCTCAGAGTCGTCCTCGCCTTGCTCCTGGCCCCCGGAGAACAGCTTGGCCTGGTCGTCTTCGCTGATGACGATCTGCCCGTCAGCTTCCCTGGCCTGGATCGATTGAGCGCGCCGAGCGGACTGGAGGTCGATGCCGGGGTCGACCTGATTGCGGAGGCGGGTCTGGATCTGCGCGGCAAGCCGCGACTTCGCCAGCGAGTCGATCTCTTCAGACTTCTCGTCGCCGGAGCCCGGCTCAAAGGATATCCAGGAAGAGATGTTCATTACGACTTCGAAGCGACGTCGACCATGGCGTTTGGGGTGGTGAGCGGCGTGGGCGAGATCTTCTTGGGGGCCTGGGCGGTTTGCGTGGGAACTGCGGCCTTCACGCCAGCCTTCGCTCCAGTCCCGGAGGTCGAATCCATCGACGTGGCAGTTGCGGCATCAAACGAGCCAGGGCTCTGCTCCTGCTGCGGGAAGGCGGCGAGCTTGACTAGCTCGCGGGCGAATCCGTTTAGAAATGGGCGCATCAGAACATCCGCTCCCGCTTGAGCATTTCCCATTCTTGCACGATTCCCTGGAGGCTCTCCGGGGCAATCCGCTGAACCAGACGCTGGTACTCAACCTCGTTGCGCTCGAGGCCGGTCAGGCGGGCGACGTGCTGAATCGTCGTGCCCATGGGCTGGATGACGCTGACCCGGGAGATGCGCCAGAGCATGGCGTTCTGTACCTGGTAGATGATGTCTCCCGGCTTGACCCGTGGGTAAGCCGAGAACCACGAGTCCTTCTCGTTCATCTGGAGCTCGCCCATGCTGGCGATCTGAACGAGCTTCTCGTCGGGGTTGTAGTCGACGTAGAGCGGAATCGGTTCAAAGAACGGGCGCTGCCGCCCGGTCCCCAGGCAGTCGGTGCAGTTCGACTTCCGACTGCGACCTGCTGTGGCGTCGTAGCAGTTGCAGCGGGCGGACCCGATGGTGCGCTCCACGAAGGCGAAGCTGGGCTGCCCCTGCAGGTACCGAAGCACGAAGTCATGGCGCTCGATGATGGCGAGCTCGTGCGGGCGCGGCGACGTCTCCCAGCTGCGGATCTGTGAGTAGACGGTCCCGTCCGGCGTCACCGCACGGATTCGATAAAAGTACATCCGCCAGAAGCTGAACAGGTTGGGCGTGATGTCCGTGTACTCGTAGACGTAATCGCCAGCGGCCCCAGGGATCGCATTACTGATTACGTCGTATTCGCCGTCCGTGAACTGCGGAGACAGCGACCGCTCCACGAAGAACTGCGTCGCAGGAAGGCCGCTGTGCTGGGTGACCAGCTCCCAGCATACAAGCACGCGGGCGATGTTCGATGGCGGACCACCGAGCTCGGCGATGATGATATCGAGCCTGGAGAACGCCAGCATGGTTCACCAGAAGTAGTTGAGGATGGAATACTCAGAGGAGACGCCACCCGCGAGGGCGGCGTCGATGTTGAGCGCCATCTTGAAGTTGCGCTTCTTTAGTTCGTACTCGGCGACGAACTGGGCAATCCAGCTCTGGTAGAGCTGGGTCTTGTCGAAGATCCGAACCGAGACCCCGCCGGAGCTGTAGGCCAACTCATTGCGCGACTGCAGGAGTCCGGCGCTGCGCAGGACCTGAATCGATGCCCCGTAGATGAGCATGAACATCGACGGGAAGTTCCATACCTGGACGTTGCCCAGTAGCGGAGCCGTGATGTTGTAATCATCGACGGCCAGCAGCAACGCCAGGTCGAGCTTGGCGTCGTCTGACTCCTGGGTCCGAATCAAGCGATTCAGCTCCGGGGTGTCGTTCAAGAAAAGGCGAAGCAGCCGCCGCGCTTCCTGCGCCCGGCGCTGCTCCTCAGTACCAATCGTCGTAGGCATGTCCTAGCCTCCCGGGGTTGCCGGCAGGTTTAGAACTTGCTGCCGCGATGCTTCTTCGAAGCCGTGGTCGTGCCAGCGGCCGGCGAGTCATGCGACTCGTCGGTCACCGGCGAGTCATGCGACTCGTCAGTCGCAGGCGCCACCACCGGCGGCGCCTTGGCGGCAACCTCGGCAGCGACCTTCGCATCATCGAGCGCCTTGGCAGCGGCGATCCGCTTGTCCATGGCCTCGGCCTCGGCCCGACGAACCGCAACATCCTCAGCCTTGGGGGCCGTGGCAGTTTGGTCATCTTCGATGGCCTTTGGCTTATCCGTGAAGATCGGCGGGGTCGGGAAGTTGCCTTCCTCGATCTTCAGGATGCCGGCCTTCTCCAGGCCCCAAGTTCCGCTGTCGATACGATTGCACGCAATCGAATCTCCCGCCTTGAGGAGCTTGCCGGCTTCCGTCAGGAAGACATTTCGCGCGCCCTTTTCAGACCGCGTGGAAACGTTGGTGACGTTGAACTTCATGGGGTGACGGTATCCTCAGACCAGCAGTCGGTCAATGGATCAGGTCAGGGTCATCTTCGCGCAGGCGCGGAGGTTTCCGTAGCCCATGCCGATGTACTCCCAGGTCTGCCACGACACCATGTCGCCACGCTTCTCGATGTAGAACTTCGTGTCGTTCAGGATGTAGAAGTTACCGAGGTACTTCGGGTCCGTGAAGATGTAGATGTCGCCGGGGACGACGATCGACGACTTGATAGTCACCACCAGCTTGTGGCCGAGGATGGTGTTGTACTTGTAGCCGTTGACCAGGATCTCCGAGGCGAGCGGGCTTCCGATGACAGCCGACTCCTGGGTCATGAAGTCATCCCAGTCAGCCTTGTGCATCAGGATGGTGCCGACGGCGAGCTCGTCGGTATCCAGCGCCTTGAAGAGCTTGACGAGGTTCTCCGAGGTTGCGGGTCCCGCCGCCGCCGGAGTAATGGTCTTGCCATTGGCCACGATGACCGCGTTGGTGAACTCGATGAACTTGCCGTCCTCGATCTTCTGGATGTCCTTGACCGAGTTCTCCTCGATGACCTTGGTCACCGGGTAGTCGTAGGCCAGGAGCTCCGCCTCGTTCTTGCGGAACTTCTCGGACTCGATCTTGAAGAAGGGGATCTCGTAGCGATCGCCCTCGATGTAGCGCTCGAACGCCTTGCCGCGAAAGTTGACAGCGGCGGCAGACGACTGCGGCTCGATGTCGACGATCTTGACGAGGGTGTCGTGGTTCACCGAGCGCTGGCAGTCCGCCTTGGTGACGTACTCGGGCGGCACGATGCTGCGCGCGAAGCTGACTTCGCGCAGGCGCTCACGCACGAAGGCGCCACCCGCCTGGGCGGCCTTCTCGAGACCGTCGTGGGTGTCGAGCTTCGAGATGAACAGGTTGTTGAAAGTTGCGGCGTCGATCTGGTCCATGGGATTTCTCCTGTGTACTTTCTTTGGGGGGTTACCAGGAGACCCTTAGAGGCCCGGGCTCTCGTAATGAAGGACGCCACCGGCGACCTCGATGCAGCGACCAACGACAGCCTGGAGCTGACGGATGGTGGCGGCAGCCGGGTCGAGGGCGTCGAGATAGCCTCGGTCGTTGACCGAGTCCCACTTCGCGACTAGAAGACGACCCGGCGCGAACAGCACGCTGGCGGTGTCGTAGATCTTGGTCTTGGCCTGGTAGGTGCCGCCCAGGAGATCGCAGGTACCGGTTGCGAGAGCGTCCGACTGGCCGGTCGACGCATCGCCGGGACGAAAGCGGGTCCAGGAAGCGCGAGCGCCAAGCGCCGGCGCTGCGAGCGTGTCGCCAACGACGAGCTTGGCCGCCTTGGTGACGCCGCCGCTGGTGGAAGGCTTGACCCACTCGCCAACATCTAGATTCTTGGTCAGATCAGCGATTGCCATCGACTGACGAAGGACTTCGTCCTGGCCTAGAACCAGCTCGAAATCACGGGTGGTGCGAACATCCTTAGGAACCGGAAATGCCATCTGAGTCCTCCTTCAAAGGAACTGCGATCAGTCGTCCGCTAGCGCGTGAAAAAAGTTGCTAGCCGGGTCGTTGCCAGTAGGACGGGCTTCTGATGCGACCTTGCCAAAATCGGCAAGGCTACCGTCCATCTCGAGTGCTTCCTCAACGACCCGGAGGTCCTTGTTCATGAGGGAGGCAATTTTAGTTTCAAACGATGCATAGTCGGAGAACGGGACGATCTTCCCGCGCTCAACCATCTCAAACGCCAGCTTCGTCGCTTCCATGCGACGCTGGGACTGCTCCAGGGCGCCGGCGGCTTCCTTTAGAAGCTCGTCTTTGTTTTCGACGTTGCTCATCGTTTGCCTTTCTGATGGTACGCGTGACCCGAATAACGTCAAATCGCGCGACCATTTCGGAGTAAAAAAAGAGCCCGGAGGACCCGGGCTTGTCGGAGTCAGGTGGCCTATCCGACGATCGTGCCGCTTGTCTTCTTCCGCTTCTCAGCGGGACGAGCGGGTGCGCCACCGGGAACCTTGTCGAGGAAGCGGGCGATGGACTCGGGCGGGTGCCCTGCCTCGAGCGCGGCCTTGATGAAGGTCGCCTGCTGCGAAGGCGTCGAGGGCGAAGCCACCTTCTCGATCACCTCGCCGTCGATCTCCCGAATCTCTTCGATGGCTCGACGAATGATCTGAACGGCCGCAGTCTTCTCGACGAGGTCGCGCTCATCGACGATCGGCCGGACCTCCTCGACAACGTCGGCGGCACGACGGCATCGCTCCGCGAGCTTGAGCAGTTCGCGGCCGTCCTGCTTGGCAGCGGTCTTTTTGAGATCGCGGCCAGACAGGCCGCCAACGCCCGTCGTTTCCAGAAGCTGGTCGAGTGTGAAACCCAAGGGGACCTCCTAGCGAGGAGCGGGGAGGTGATCAGCGACCGTAGTACTTGCCCACGAGGTGGGCCACGTACTGCGGATCCTGGGACATGCGCCGAAGAATGGCCTCCTTGGCGCTCGCCTTCTTCTCGCCTTCCTCGGACTTCTCCTCGGACTCGTCCTCGTCCTCGCCCTCGGCCGCCTTCTCGCCATTGGCAGCGGCAAGGAGCGCCGCGAGCGCCTTGGCCTTCTCCTCGTCGCCGGCGCCGGGCGCCGACTCGTCGAGGGCCGTCTTCAGCATGTCGCTGAACACGTTGTGAGCGAGGATGCGACCGACGTTGTCGTAGTCCTGGGCCTGCTTCATGAGGCCAGCGTCAACGTCGGAGTAATCCGCCGACTCGACATGGGTGTCGCGAGCCTGAGCCACCTTGACGTGGTCCTGCTGCGCGATGCCTGCGTAGACTTCTTTGAGAGAGTTCATGGGTGTCCTCAGCTGTTGGTTCGGTGGACGATCTCAGATCAACAGGTCAGACCTGGAGATCCTTGACCGTGGCGAACCCGGCCGGCGACCCGCTGCCGAGCGAGAGCGCCGCAGCCTCGGGGTCGTCGCCGGTGCCAGCGCCAGCGCTGATCGACTTGGCCGGGGCCAGCGAGTCGAGGTAGACCTGCTTGCCAGCCTGGCCCGCGGTCTCCATCGCCTGGTCGTGCGCGGCCGATCCGGCGTAGTTGGTCTCGAGGGTCGGCAGGCCACGGTTACCCAGCGCAGGGGTCGAGGCAGCCGAGACCGACTCGGTCATCTGGTTGTCCGCCGCGGCGGTGTCGAGCGCGCCGGCGAGCTTGTTGAACTCGTCGAAGAAGCCACGGGCCATGATGCGGCCGGCGGAGTCATACTCCTGGGCAACCTTCACGATGTCCTGGCCGCCGTCGTCGTTGTACGACTGGTCCTGCTCGACGTACTCGGTCGCCTCGGCGTCTGCCATCGCTTCCGCCATCTTGGCGAAGTCGACGTCGTCGTTCGGGGCGTAAGCGGCCTGGGCCGCTTCCTTGTTCATGTCGACGTGGGTGAGCGAAAGGTAGATGTCCGTAAGCGATTTCATAGCGTCCCCTCCAGAAGCGGTCTTGTTGTGGCCAGTGGCCGGATTGTGCCTGGCAGCCGGGACGATCTCGTCGCCAGCATCGTCATTGTTCGAATCGGCCGCAGAGCCGAACTTCTCCATCAGTTCACCAAGGGTGGGCATCTCTTCTCCTAGTGGCTCGCAAGCCGGCGAGTCGCGTTGATGATCGAATCTTCGATTGACTCGGAGCCCGACTTGAGCAAACCGCCGGTAAGTCTTTTAACGCCATTCCATACGGAAGGTCCAGCGGCGAAAGAACCGAGAGCGAAGACTTCAGGCCGCACCGCAATCAAACGATCGAGAGCATTGAGTCGCTCTCCTCGTTCCCATCGCTTCTGCTGAATGCCTGAGTACATATATGCAAGTGGGATCAGACCAAGCCGCGCGATCGTCGCGACCTTGGGCTCATGGTAGGCCCCAGTGTTTTTAGCGTCAAGCCCGCGACTCGCCCCATGTTTAGTAAGGGGCATTGGGGCGGTCATGTTGGAAACCCCAACTGATGTTGCGACGCCAGCGCCAAGTAGTAGCGGGAGCAACCACGGGAACTTCCCCATCGCCTGCAGCGTCGGCGGGGCCTTGGCCATGAGTCCCGGGAACGCCTTCTTGAAAACCAGGAACCCCGCCGCCAGGGCCAGGCTTGCCGGCACCAGGCCGTGGACGCCCGACGACAGACGCTTCTGCTCGTCTGTCATCGGATACCACTGGCGCTGGGACTCGCGCACCGCGTCTTCACTGCCGCCGCGCTTCTCCATACGAGCGAGTCGCTCGTTTAGAATCTCCGGATAACAAGACCGCTCCTGCATGTAAGGAGCGAGCAGCATCGCAACCTTCTCGTTGCAGTCGTCGACGGAGTAGGGCCCGAACTCCCGAGTCCAGCTCGGAGCCTTGGCGGCCGTCTTGGTCTCGTCGAAGACCATGCGGTGGTGGGCGAGCTTGTCAGCCAAGGCCTTCGCTCCCTGTTTGACCAGGACGATGCGCTGGAACTCCTCGGGGCGCAGGCCGATGCCCAGCGAGGTCAGAGTCGAGAACACCTCGCCGAGCGGAAACTCGGACATGCGATCCAGCACCGGAGGCGGGATCGAAACTTCTCTCGCCTTCACGTCGCCGGCGGCATCCATGAACGAGAGGAGCTTGCTCTTGTCCTCCGGCGTGACCCCGGTGACGTTGGCCGCCGGCTGCGAGGGGATGTTCTTTTCGATGTCGGCGTTCTTGGTCTGTGTCGCATCCTTCTCTTGAAGGGCGAGCTTGTCGTAGTAGACCTCGCCGAGGGAGGCCGAGCTCACGACGTTGGGCGTGAGATTGGCGTGCGCCACCTTCTTGAGAACGTGGCTCGCCTTCTCGGCGCCGATCGTCACGAACGAGATGTCGAAGAACTTCGGCAGGCGGTTGTAGGCGAACACGCGCCGGCCGTCCTGGAGGATCTTATTCATCTGGTAGCGAAGGTGCGGGCAGTACTCGCCGCGATTCTTCGCCTTGTTGTGGCAGATGGAGCACTCGTCCCAGGGCACCCGGCAACCCATCGAGACATCCCAGTACTTGTTCTGCGCCAGGTCGCCGAGGATGTCCTGGCACTTCGAATCGTCGACGCTGACGATCAGGAGTACGCGGTGCATGTACGGGTCGTAAGCCGAGAGGGTGACCTTCTCGCCGTACGCCCGCCCCGGATCCTTGTTGACGTGGTGCTTGAACGGATAGGCGTAGAGCTCGAATGTCTTGTGGCCGTAGTCCGGTCCAGCAGCGCGGAGCGCTTCCTCGGGGAAGTAGTCGCCGTTGACGTTGGATCCGTAGAACTCACCGGCGCCCATGGCGTCGATGAGGAGCTGGGTCTTTCCGGCGATCGGCTTGGCCGTGCGGATGTACTGCTCGATCTCCGGCGGCAGCGGCCGCGCCATCTTGATATGACCGATCGTCCGGTCCAGGTCCGGCTCAATCGGAAAGATGTGCGGCCCCGATGTGTCGTAGCCGGCGAATGTGACGAGCTTGTACACGTCTATTTACCCGGCTTGGCGTTTCTTGCGAAGTGGTCACGCATCTGCTGTGCCGCCAGATCTCTCTGGTCGGTAGAGTTTTCCCACCCGCCGCGCGCGACTGGCCCCATCGCCCTGGGGGGCGGCGGCATGCGCCCCCCGCCGGCGAACTGACTCGACGGCGCATCGCGGATGTCAGTCATGCCCCTCGTAGCATTGATGGGGTTGTCCGACTCGAACACGGCTCGCTTGGTTGGCTTGCCGGTGTGGCGATCGGTGGTCTTCGGCTGCATCCAGTCTTTGGCTGTCATGTCGGCCGGAGTCACCTTCCTCCTGGTCGAATTCGGATCCACATGCGACGACGTTTGCTCCTGAGCATTGGGAGCTCGCCGCTTGCCGTCTGGGCCAAGGACGGTCGCATTCGGCAGGTCCTTGTTTCTCAACTCACCGCCCTGGTCGATCGGCTTTCCGATTGGCCTGGTCGGTGCTGCGTCACCCCTGGTAAATGAGCTGGCCCTCGGCGCGTTCCTGTTGCCTGCGTCCAGCCGTCCGCTCATCGTGAGCGAAAGGTCCTTTGGGCCGCGCCCACCGCCGCGCTTGCCACCACCAGCAATCTGGTCCGGCCCAGCCACCCCCGGCTTTGGCGTATAGGTTGGCGAAGGGCGATGGGTGTCCCCCTGCTTCGGCCTATCGAACCGCATCTGCTGCGTGGGGATAGCGGGAGACGACCGGGCAGATCCGGGAGGCGGCGGCGCCGCGGCGGCGCCGATGGGGCGCTGAGCCGTTGGCTTCCCACTGGCCGGGACGGGCGCGACTGGTCCACTGGCGAAGGCAGTCTTCACCAGCTCCGAGCAGAAACCTCTCAGAAATGGACGCAAGCGGACCTCCGGTCGAATGATTAACCGCGAACGCCGCGACCGGTGCCCATCTTGGGCTTCGGCACGGCCGACGCGCGACCACCGCCGCCGTTGGCAGCGCTGTTCGGGTTCACCGGCGGCACCATCGGCGTACGCTGCGCAGGGGCGGCAGGCTTGGCGGGGCCCGTCGCGCCGCCACCGGTCTTGTACGGCCCCGACTTCACGGTGCCACCTGGCGCCTTGATGGACGCGGAGCTGCTACCAAAGCCGCCAGTCGATCCAGGAACGGTATTGGTGAGGGGGCTCTTGGCCGGCCCTGCGAGCTTGGTGAGCTCATCGGCGAAGCCGCGCGCCATGATGCGGCCGGCCGCATCCTCCTCTTCGGCGATCTTGATCTGCTCGGCGTGCTTCTCGAGGTAGACCTGATCGGCCGCGCTGAGCTGGTTGTGGATGTCGGTCAGGTTGCGCATGTGTCTTTCGTCCTTTGTGGCTCTGCTGGTTATATCTGAGTTCGAGAAAGTTTACTTGGTCACGAAGTTGCGAGCGTTGAGGACTGCGCGCCCGGCGGCAGCCCTGAGCTTTCCAACGAAGCCCGATGCCGCCGACGGTGGCGGAGTCGGCGGCTTGCCCTTGGCAAGGCGGCCGATCCTCTTGATTCCGCCGAGGCCCATGCGCGCCGCAAGGAGCGTGGCGAGCGTTGCGCCGACGGGGCTGCGAGTGACTGCCTTGACGCCAGAGTCAAGAAAGTCTCCGACGCCACCGGCCGCGTTGCGTAGGCTGCCAGTGAACTCGTCCGCGCGCCGGCCAACCCATTCGCTACCCTTCGCCTTGCCTGGCTCAGGTCCGCTAGCAAAGGCGCTCTTCTCGATTCCGTACGACGTGCCCAGGAACCTTGGCGCAGAGGCGTGCTTGCCCATCTGAGAGCTGGAAGTGGCTCGCATCGTCATGGCTCCACCCTCCACTAGACCGTGGCGGTGGCGGTTGCTTGGTTGGGCCACGGTGCCGTCGCTCGTGTCATGAAATCGCTCGCCGCCAGACTCGAGCTCGTTCGGCTGCTCGGAGGCTGGACGATGGAAGCCGGTCGGCAGGCTGGTATCGGCATCCCAGTCGGAAGGAGCGGCCCCCGCCTTCTTGGCGACACCCTTGCCGGTGCCGTACATTCCGCCGCCCATGCCCTGGCCACCGAAGCCGCTGCCGCCTACCGGCGCACCAGTAGCGCCGACGTTGAGCTTCGACGACTGATCTGACTTGTCGCCCTTGCCCCCGGACGCGTTGACGATCGGCACCGGCTGGCTGGCAGCCTTGCCCATGAACATGCCGTCGTCACGGCCGTCGAGGTCGCGGAAGAAGCGTCCTTCGGGCTTCCTGGTCATTGCGCTACTTCTTCGCCTTCATCTGCTGCATGGCGTAGCTGTAGCCGATCTGCGCGCCCTGCTGGCGGCCGACCTGCAGCGCGCGGGTAGCGACGACTGAAACGTCTTCAGTGCCCCGCTCGTAGCCGGAGCGCTTGCCCTTCGCTAGCCCGAGCGCCGCGCCACCGGCGCCACCGGCGCCGACCGCAAGAGCTCCCTTGCCGACGTTCGATCCCATGACCTTCTTGGCCATGTTCGCGAATCCGCGCATCGCGCCGGAGCTGGCGGCGACCTTGGTGAGCTCTTGGGTGAATGCGTAGAGGAATGGCATGGCTGTTTTCTCCTGTGGCCGGGCTTGATGCATGAGGTTGTACAAGAACCGCCACTTGCGTGGGACGACTTGCTGGGTCTTTTGAGGAAAGATCAGGAACTCGGAGAACGTGTCGCAGAAGTCTTCGGCGGGGCTGGTCTTGGCGTACTCGTCGACGAAGCCATCTTTTGATGTGTCAGCGGTCCATCGGGCAAGGATCGAATCATCCCCTTCGAGGATGGAGTGACCGAGTTCATGAAATACAGATCTCCGAAATTGCTCCTGGTCGATGCGGCCGCGATGATACACGCCCTTGTCGTATACGACAATCGAGCGAGCCCCCGGGTCGTACTTCGAATGACCCGGTGCACCGGGCGGCGCATCGGCTAGTGCCTTGCGCCGAATGATGGAAAGCAGGTTCCCGTTGCCCTCGAGCCAGTTTCTCGGCAGCGGCCTTAGCATGCGGTTCAATGCAGCAAGCTCTGGGTGCGTCCACCCGCCCAGCAGCCTTACGCCACGCATCCACATCAGAGCACCCTGGTCAGGTCATGGATGAAGCGCGACATGATGCCACCGGAGAGGGCTGCCCCGGCAGCGACCATGCCGGCGAACCGAAACGGATGCTCCCCACGCCACTTCTCGTCCTTGATGGCCGCCGGCCCGATGGAGCTGCCTTTATGCCTGAGCAAGTGCGACTGGACATCTGGATGCATGCGCGAGCTGACTTCTTTGCCGCCCGGCGTCCCGTAGATATAGAGCGCGCCGAGCGTGGCCGGGATCGCGGCCCCGAGGGCACCGCGGATGAACTCCGGTGAACCACCGACCTCCTTCGCGGCTCGCCCCAAGCGACGAAGGGTGTGGGGGTGAGTCATCAGGTCGCGGGTGCCGATGGCGATCTGCTTGGCGACGTCGCCGACCTGCCGGACTCCGGTCAGAAATCCGGCGGCCGATTTCTCCAACTCTTCGAACTGGATGGCTGCGTTCTCCTGAAGCTCTCGCTTCTCATCGCGCGCCTGGTTCATGTACTTCTTGGCCAGGGCCATGCCCACGACGGCGGGCACAGCCCCCAGTAGATACGACCCAAACAGAGGAGACAGTCGCTTGAACGCCTTCACGGTCGCTCCAGCCGGCTGCCGTCCTGCTCGCTCCAGGTCGCGGATGTGGCGAATAGCCGAGATGGACGCCTTGGCTTCTGGGTAGAGGGTGGTCGCCGTCAACGTGGCGGCCATGATCCCGGGCGCATGGTCCTGCATGAACGAGATCGCCCTGTCATCCACGGTGCCGGGGATCATTTCCTTGATGTGGTCTCCGGCCGCGAGGGCGATCGGCAGTGCCATCATCACGCCGCGCTCGAGGGCCGGCTCGGCAAAGGCTCGCACGCGACCGATGCGAGTGGAGTAGTCGGCGGCGTGGCCGAGCTCGTGAAGGACGACCTCCTTGCCGACGCGCGGCAGGTAGACTTCCTTGGTTGCCGGGTGATAGGCGCCGCCGCTAAGACCGGAGAGCGGGCCGTTCTGGATGTTGAGTCGCACGCCCTTGGCTTTGAGGTCGTGCTTGTCAATGAACGAATCAACGGTCGTCCGCAGGTCGTCGAGGTTTTCGAAGCGGCCGAAAAGGTGCTTGGCAGCAGCCTCGTCACCGCGGCGCACGCCCGGGTGACGTTGCTTGATATCGAACAAGCCCATGACCTGACCGGTCTGGCGGACCGGCCGAGCCTTGCGGTCGTGCATGACGTCCAGGGCTTCGTCGATGGACCCGACGCCACGGATTGGCGCCACATCCCAAGGGACGGACGCCTTGTCCAGGGAGTTGCTGCCGATGGCTCGGCCGACCATCGGAGCTAACTTTGCGCTCAGCGATCCGGCAACGCTAAGCACTCCGGCCAGGGCGCGCTCCCCCGGGTCCATCGCGTCGCGCGAGATGTCGCTCGTGATTTGATACGGCTTACCCGGATCAACGTCACTCGCCACCTTCTCGTGGGCGAACCAGTTAAGCGGATCGGGCCTGAGCACGATGCAGCCCTAGCCGTTGTCAGAGGTTTGCGGCTTACCCAGAGCTGCCTTGGCGACACTGATCCCGGCCGTGAACGCGCCGGGCTGGAAGAGTGTGCGACCTTCATTGTGCCGATCGATGATGGACTGCGTGGTGCTCAGCTTGCCGACCAGGTCGGCGTCCACGTGGCCCATCTGGATCGTGCTCTTGACCCAGGCGCCGGCGACGGTCGGGTCGGCGGCGATTGAGGGTGCGTAGCGAGCGAGCACGCCGAAGTGGCGGACGATCTTCGCCTTGTCCATCTGGTCGAGGCCGGGCGTCTCGTGAAACATCTGCTTGTACGAGCTCTCGATGTCCCGCATGGCGGACTTGTCACGGCTGTGACGCATCAGTCCGCTGACCCCTGCGCCCCCGACGGCGAGCGCCCCGCCGAGGGCGACCATCTTGCCGATGTGCCCCGCCGCATCCCTCCATCCGATGGCTCCGTCCTTGATCGTCTTGCCGAGTCCACCGGCCCAGCTTGCCGCCTTCTCTGCGAGGGCCTCCTTGATCAGCTTGGAGCGAACGCGCAGGACATCGTCCATCGCCTCCTTGGAGAGGATCCCTCGCTCATGGCAACGTCTTGCTAGTTCTACCGAGCTGAGTGGCATCTCACTTCTCCTTGGGGCCGGTCGGCGTAAGCGCATGCTTCACGCGGTTGAACATCTCGGGCTTGTGATTCTTGCTGAGCGCCCGAACCTGCTTTGGCGTCGGCTTGTGATCGAACAGCTCGTGGTAGTTCGTATAGGCGGCATCGCTTGCACGGATGCGCCCGGACCCGTCGCGCCCCGCGGCCAGGTAGCGCCCCTTCTCCCCAGGCTGCATGCCGCCCTTATAGGCGCTGCTGGCAGCCATGACCGTGGGCGCGACGATCATGCCGACCCCAAGCGCCTTCATCGGATTACGAGCGGCTAGGCCGACGGTCTTCTTCAGGAGTCCGCCGCCGCTGGACATGATGCCGCTGAGTAGACCGCCCATCTTGATGAGCTCGCTGGCAAAGCCAACCGTTCGATGATTCACGACAGCTCACGCATGCGCTGGCTGAAGACCTTGATCTCGTCGTCGATGCGCAGGAGGTTGTGGAGTCCGTTCTTGATCTCGCCGGTCTTCCTCTGGATCGTATCCAGCGAGATCATGACAGGGTGGGCGCCGTTGATCACGGTCGTGTTTCCCATGTCGGAGCTGATGAGATCCTCGGGGGCCCGTCCGATAGCCTCTTTGACGAGGCGGCGATGGATGTGGCCATGGACCGACTCGATGAGCCGATCTTCGAACTCTGGGAGGTACTCTTCGGCGATCTTGCCGAGGCCCATGCCGGCGGCGGCCTGGTAGATGTGGGCAATGCTATCGCCGCCCAGTACGCATTGCTTGACGGTCTCGAACGCCTTCTTCTCGAGCGACTCGAGCTCCATGCCCTTGTAGACGAGCTGGCCGGCGAGCGTCTTGCGCGCCTCTGCGTGCTTCTGGATAACGATGATGATTCGCTTGCGGTCAGGCTCGGCGCCTAGTCCGTTGTGAACCTGCGACGGATCTACACCCATTAGCGACGACATCGTCGGGCCGGCCGAGGGAATCCCCTTCGGCGGCCCCATGTAGTCCGAGTCTCCGCACGACACGACCGGCGGCTTGGGCGTGCTGCACTCGCCGCACGGGGCCGCGGCAGCTCCTCCGCCTACGCGCACGATGGTTTTGGCGTCTGCCAGATCGAAGGCGATGCTCTCCTTCTGCGCCGTCTTCGCCCAGAGACCCTGGTGCGTGGCGATGTTGGCGATCTCGCAGACCCGCTCGATCTGATTGGGATTGAGCTCGTTTTCCTCAGCCATCTTCTTGATGGACGAGTTCAAGGGCGCGCTCTCATGGAGGTAGCGACGGGCGGCGGTCCTTCCTAGCAACTCGAGCTGCTCGGACGCGACCTTGGTCTGCTGCGACCCACCAAGCAAATACTGGAAGTGGCTGTTCATCGGGTTGCCCTCGTTGCGCCTGGCGCGTTGTCGAAAGTATAAGCTATCCCGAACCGGGTCAAGCGACGGGAAATACAGCAAAAGGAGAATCAGATGAAGTTCTGCCCCCACTGCGGCGGAGACCTATCGGCGTTCGCGGCCGTCGCCGGTGCGACGCCTGCAGCACGCCCAGGCAAATACGACCAGACGAAGATCTGGAAGGGTCTAATCGAGCAAGCCAATGCCTGCGGCGGACAGCCGCCCGATATATCGGCACTGGCCTTTGGACTCGCACAGAGGATCGCCCCCAGCTTCGACGGCTCCCCGCTGCGAACGATCGTCCACGTCGCTTTCGATCGAAAGATCGTCCCTGAGGGTGGAGCCCTGTACCAGGCAGCCATGTCGAACGGTCGCCTGGGTCCGACCGACATGGGCTACTTCCGTGCCCGCGGTTACCTCATCGAGGATGACAAGGTCCGAGTGGTTGGCGACATGCCGGTCGGTGCCGTGTACGGCGCCGTCGACTACTGGGGTGGCGACAAGCAGCACAAGCGATGGCGTCTGGCTGGGCCGGTAGTGCTGAACGCCTCCCGTAATGGCGATCCCTTCTTCATGGACGAGACCATGCTCGCCTTCGGTGCAACCTGGACCGATGGGTCAAAGGTTGGCGAAGCACTGCTTCAACTATTCGAGACACTGTCTTCCGGTGTTGGCGGCTCTGGCTCCATCGCTCGCCCACTCGCTGCGGAGATCTCGATCCAGGCATAAGTAGATCAGAAAGGAGGCTTCACGATGTCCACCTACGAAGCCCTGATTGATATGTATGAGAGTCTCGGACGAGAGCTTAGAGCCCTGCTGAAGGATGTCGAAAAGTTCGAGAAAACCTCCGAGCTGACACTGGATCTGGTAGAGCTCGATGCAGCGATGCTGAGCGGCACGCACATGCAGCGGCTTGTCGTTGGGCGCCGCAGGATGGCGGCAGGGCGTGACCTTGCCCAGTCGGCCATGCGGGATGCGGCCGACCATCTGCAGAGTCTGGGCAGGTTCACATTGCAGTCCGAGGTGGCGGCCGGCATGGGGGACTCTGTCACCGCCCGCAACGCCAGCAAGATGGCCGACGACGCGGTGGCGGCGGCGAATCGAGAGCTCGAGGGGGCATTCTCCCTTGTCGAGATGATCCGCAAGACTCTCGCCGAGAGCGGCATCCCTAAACTCTTCATCTGCTAGTCCGACAGCAGCGCTGGCGCGCTGTTTTTTAGGTAGACTGAAGTTCGATGCGACCATTCCTTGCCGCGTTCTCGGACGAGCTCATGAAGGTCGGGGCGGCGAACCCAGCCCTGATCAGGCAATCTGTTCTTTCCTCCGATGGAGACGACACGGTCGACAGGATCGTTTCGTCATCTACCAGCCATGGTAAAAACTACGCTCGCTCGATCGCCTTCGGTGCGGTCATCGCCCCCGTGATGACCGTACTATCTCGTAGCCTGGGACGGTTTGTACACAACCGGAGCGTGATGAAGGCTGTTGCCAATGCGGTGGGCCGCCAGTCCAAGCGCAAGCTGACGAAGGAACTTAAAACTGGGCCGTTTCTGGGGCGCAGCTTCGGTCATAAATTGAATCGAGCCCCGGTCATGTCATATGCAGATCTTGGCTCTGACGTTTTCAGCGGCGCAGCCGGCGGTTCGATCCTGCAGGCACTGAGGCATCGGTTTGGACCGGGCTACCCGGATTGACCGCGCTACTTGAGGGCAAGGAACTGCGCGAGGGTCAGGGCTCGTCGCAGGCGGTCCTCGGCAGTGGCCCCGCCAAGCGTGTACTGCCAGACGGCAGCAGAGATGTCGTCTGACAGGCCGGCCAGGTCGCTTGGCTCGATGGTTGCCTGGGCCACGTCGACCAGATTCGACCGCTGCTCGGAGGCGAGCTGCACGCCGGCGGCGACAAGGTAGGGGCTGGCGAAGTTCTCGGAATAGAGGTTCCCCGTGAACACGACGGCGTGGCCCAGCAGGATGCGCCATCCGTTGATCAGGAAGAATGTTCGCCCCAGTGGATTTCCACCCGGAAGTGGATCGCCACCAACGGATCGCATCGGCGGGGCGTACCTGCCGTTGTCATCAACCAGCAGCCACTCCTTCGAGTCGGAGTAAAGATCGATCTGCACATCGATCTCGCCCACGCCGTCGTTAATAACGATGAGCTTCAGCTCGGGATCGAAAGTCACTTTGTGACGAAGCTCCCAGTAGTCCCAGGCGCCACTGTAGACGGACGTCAGCATCGCCTAGATTCGATGTTCGCGGTGGGTGAGTCCGGCCAATGCCGTGACGGTGTCGGCCGGTACCAGCTTGGTCAAGACGCAGCTCACGACCGGGGCGGTAACGCCATCCGGGTGAAGTCCAATGGCGGACTGGGTAGGCGCGATGTACTTGAGCATCTCGATGTTGTGAGCACCGGGGGCTAGAATCAGTGAGATCGACTTTCGGGTGTAGTCGGTGACGGCCGAGGCGTCGACGTCATACTCCATGCTGCCCTCGCCCGGGCTCCAGACGGCCCCGGTCATCGCCAGTACGCCGTACAAAAAATCCACCCGCACGGGTCCGCCGATGACCAGGACGGAGACCGTATCCAGCACCACCTGAATTCTATTAACCTTGCCACTGACCGTCGTCTTCGGACGGATGCTAAGCACCGGAGTCTCGGTGGTAATGGTCTTAAGGGTCGACCCCTGGATGTCCGAGAAATGATCGTAGACGTAGTCGTGGCGATTGCCTGCCTCCACGGACATGCAGATCAGTCGCAGCTCGGTAGTTGAAGCCGTGGCCGCCGTGTTCCGATTTGAGACCATTAGCGGGAGGGTGGCCGTGGACATATATGGCAACACGCCAACGCCGACGTGTTCGGCTGTGTGCGCCACCAACCTCCGCCCGTGACCGTCGTACACCCCGAATCGAACGGCACCGCTGCCAAGCCAGAGAAAGTCGATCCAGAAAATGTTCCTCTTGGAAACGTCCAGCACGAACCTCGACTGACCGGTCCCGTCGAGTGGATCTCCGTTCCAGTCCGCCCTGGGCGTGAACGTGTCGACAGGGGCTCCGGAAGTGTCCGACCGCACCGTAACCCCCAGATCCGTTCCGTTCATCGTCCAGAACAGGCCGTTGAGGTTGTCGCCGTATCCCCATTCGCGCACGTTGCCAGCTTTACCGGAATCGCCCAGGACGAGCGAGAACAGGCCGGCCTGGCTAACGCCCGGCAGATAGGAGTGATACCTGACCGTGGTCAGGTTGGCGCGAGCGCCGCTATCGCTCCCTACCTGCAGAAGCATGGTTGAGGATACCGGAGCGTGAGTCGTCGCACCCGTTCCGGCCACATCGGACCACAGGTCCAGCGGATTCGAGCTATCGATAAACGAGTACCGCCCCAGCTGAAACGCAGTCCCCGTTCGCATGCCGCCATCAGCCGTCAGCGTGGGCTGACCCTCAGCGAAGGCGACCAGTGAGGCTCCGTAATCGTTGATAATCTGCCCGTTCAGGGCATTGGCAGCGCTGACGTTTACGACGCTCTGGACGAAGTAAGGGGTCGCCAATGTGAGCAAGGCGCGAGAGATCGACGCAACCTCGATGGCCTCGCCCAGGGTCTCTGTCGATGGACTGTCATCGTCCAGGTTGACCGTGATGGTGCCGGTCAAGGTACCCCCATCCACCTGGACGACCACCCCGGCGATGGCCGAACTGGCGCAGAGGATGCGGTCGCCGGTCACGAACGGCGCTGTGCCACTGCCGTAGCTGATCTCGATCAGGGCCTGCTGAAGCACCCGCTTTCCCGACGAGTCGGGTGGCACGCGAACATTATGAAGACTCATTGGGTGGGTGTCTCAGGGGTTGCTGAAGTTACGGTCAAAGCGCTGGGAGATCGGAATCGAGGAATCGGAGGCCGGGATCGTGAAAGCTAACAAGGATAGGGCTTCATATGTCTTGTTGTGAATTCGAACATCAACGATGACGCCGGCAGCCAGGGCGAATGTGAACGTGCGAGCGTCGGCGGTTCCGTCGGTCGCATCCTCGATGCCGGCAAGCTCCGTAGTCGTGCTGGTTGTGTAGACGCGAACCTCAGTACTGTCTCGCAACCCGGTGAATGTGACGTTTACATTGTTGTTCACGACCGTCGAGGCGGCAGCGCCGTTCCTGATCGTCGGGGTGGATCCACCGCCGGAGATGTTGAGCGTGACGAGGCCGCCGGAGTCATTGTAAATGGCCGCCGATGTCGTGTCTCCCGCGCCGAAGCCGCTGAAGGTGTTGCCGATGAAGGAATATGTTCCCGCCGCTGTAATGCGCATCGCATGACCAGTCGATGCAGAGCCAGTGAATGCGCATGACTGAAAGATGCTGGGCGTCACGATGCTGCACCAGTTGTTGCCAGCGGCGACTCCGGTGACATCGATCGAGGTGCTCGATATCAGGGTCGCCGCCGTGGCCGTCATTGTATCGCTGGCCGCAGGTACGCCGCCGATCACACAAGACGTCAGCAGACAATCAGAGAAGGTCAGGGTGGGGCACGAGTTGAACGTCATGCTCGAGAACGTCACGACGTTGCGTAGTGTCACGTTCGCATTAACGATGGCCAGCCCCGTGAAGTCCCAGGCCGCCGCGGCCGTGGCGGCTGAATTGATCTCCCAGTAGTACGGGCTCTTCGATGTGACGACCGAGTTCGTGTGCTTGATGACGTCGCCGCTCTTGCCGGCATAGCTGATGCCGATGGCGCCATCCTCCCCGTGGTAGTTCACTTCCTTCGCCGCCTCGGACGAGATGCGCGGGAACTGCAGGGCGCCGGCAGCGATCTGAAAATTGATGGCATCGCCGCCGCCGACCTGAATCGGAACATAGGCGATGATGCCGGCGGCACCGGACTTGGTAAGCAGCGGTAATCTGCAGAACTTGCCGATGTCGGCGACGCCCGCGGAATCAACCGGGGTTGTCGCGTCGCCACCGGCCAGGATCACCCGCTTGATGAGGTGAAAGTCCATGTAGTAAAACGAGCCCGTGGCGTTTTGTCCCTTGTGCAGGACCAAGAGCTTGTCGATCGCCGTGATAGTTGGCGCCGTGGCGCTGAATCCGAAGCGAGTCTGGGTTTGGTTTGCCTGGACCGAGAAGATCGCAAAGCCTGCCCCGGCCCCATCGCGGTTGTTGCGGGCCATTACTTTGTAGCTTCGGTAATTTGCACCCTGGCCGATGACCAGGAAGGTCCCTCCCTGGGAAATAGATCCCTGGTGGAAGAGGGCCATTTTGGACGTGGATGCCTGGAGCGCCCCAACTACCCAGCCCGTGGTCATATCGACAGCGGCTGTAGGAAATCCGACCTCGAAGCCGCCCGCGGTTGACGCGCTGGCCGAAGGCGTGCTCCTGACGGCGCTTGAGTATGGATTCAGGCCAGCGTCGACCACCGCGGCGCCGGCATCGAACGCCGTCGCCTGGCCGGCGCCGCTGGGGCCGATGTTGGCATACGTCAGCGGTGTCGCCTTGAAGTTCTGATTGTTGACGGTGGTGGCCGACAGCCACCAGCTTCCGGTCATCAGCTGAGTCCCGAGCTGCGCCGAGTCATCCACGTACGGCGGAATCGTTCCGCCCGACTTATTGCGGAAGGCCATCACGAACCGGGCGGTGATACCCGAGACGCTCAGGTCCCAGACGGGCTGGGGTGTCGCGCCGGCATCGCGCTGGAAGTACCAGCCGATCGCCCCGCCCGCCGCTGTCGTGACGGTGATTCCACCGTTATCCGATGAATCCAGGAACTGCATCGTCGCCGCCGGGCCGGGCCTGGAGTGCGCGGCGATCGGCGTGATCGGGTTGTCGATTGCGAGGTAGTGAAGGATCAGGCAGTCCGCAGCCGTTGTAGTGACCGAGCCGGTCGTAACCGCCGACGCCGACGCCTCCACCGCTGCGTCGCCGATGTCCAGGAATGAGGTGGTGTCGCAGTCTCGCAGGATTACCGTGTGGATGTGGATGGCATCCAACGTCCCCATGTTCACGGTCACCGTCGCACCCGCCCCTGTGGCGCGGGCGTAGAAGACAGCCGCCGAGAGCAGCGCTCCGCTGACCTGTGTTGCACCAACCTGACCGGCTCCGGTCGAGGTTCCGCCCCAGGTCGCGGTCAGCGTGCCACCGCCGTCGGCGGATACGCAGACCACGATAACATCGTCGGCCAGGTGAGCCGGCAGTGTGACAACGACTGCCGCAGCACCCACGGTGCTGCTCTGGGTCAGAAAGTCGAAGACATAGGCCACGTGGGCACTCTACCCCTTTAGGTATTGGAATAATTACGCTCGAGGGCCGCCACCAGGGAGAACGTGAGCCCCGTCGCTCGGGTGATGGTACCTGTGGTCTCAACAAACTGCCCCGAGTTGAGGCCGATGGCCCGCAGGCGGACCGCGGCGTCGGTGGCTGCCACCCGACCACCTTGAACGTTGTTGTCGTAGTCGAAGTCGAATCCGACCGATGCGCCACCAATCGTTCCAGCGACGGCGTCGCCAGCGTTGTTGTTGACGATGATTGCCTGCGGGCTGTTGACCGGGTTGTCGTCGATCGTTCCCGCGAACGCGGTCTGGTTCACAACGGTCACGCCATCTACTTTGCGCGCGTCGAACTGCGAGGTCGTGGGCGCTGCATCCGTGACCAGCCAGATGCCGTTGTTTTTGGGGCTGGCGGCGCCGAGGATGTTGATGTAGTCGTTCTGGGCAACTGCCGGCAGGTTTGCACCTGACGAATCGATGCTAGCAGTCGAGCCAGAGGAGGCGCTGATGGCGAGATCGGCGACCGACTTGCGCGCAACGTACTCGTAAAACATCCAGTATTTCGCCGACCCGTCGTTGACGAGGTTGGCGTTGAAGTTGATCGAACCGGCCGCGACGAACGGGTAGTTTCGGCTGGTGCCGGTGTTGTCGAAAAACGTGAGTCGGTTGGTGTCGTTCGAGTCGAACCCAACGATGATGACGCCTGAGCCGCCACCGTTCGGGTTGCTCGGGATCGCCTGCCCGCACTCGAGAGTGTCTCCGACGAAGCGCAGCAAGGCGTCGGCGGTTCGCCCCGTGACCGTCTGGTCAGTCGAGTCGACGTCGGCCGCCTGCCGAAGAAGGTACTGGACTTTCTCGTAGATCTGCTCGGCCGTGGCCACGACGGGCGTGGCCCGCTGAAGCGTGAACGAGAGATTCGACTCCGTCGACGGGAAGGTGCCCGTGATCGTAACGACCGTCGCCGTCGGCGTTCCGTCGATAGTGTAGGCCGTGCCGTCTGGAGTGCCGTCCCAGACGGTGATCGTGCCGCCGGTGTAGGTCGCGTCGGTTGGGATGGCGCCTTCGGCGGATGTGAGGGTGAAACCACTCGCAGTGGAGCCATCGACTCCAGAGTGAGTTCCTACATCGATGACGATTCCGTAGTTTCGATTGGTGCCGCTGTCGACCTCGACGGAGAACGCCTGATCGAAGTACCTGGCCCTGATCTGCGTGTACGGCGAGTTGGCCGCGATGTTCGCGTCGGTCTCGCCGATCTTGAGGTCGGTCGAGTTAGTGAGCGGGAAACGAAACACCTTGTTGTCAACGGCAGTCGTGCCGATGGCCGCCAGGTTCGACTGCGAGAACGTCTTGCCGTTCGTGTCCGCATCGCGGACGCGAAGGAACACGTTGAGGATGTTGCGGTTGTTGACCGCCCCTGTCAGCGCCGTATCGGCTGCGTTGTTGACCAGCGACGAGGCGGTAACCACCAAAACGAGAGCCGTAACGGAGGCGATGGTCCAGGTGCCGTTGTTCCCGCCGTCCTCAGCGCTCGCGATGGTAATGCGCCCACCCTTCCGATACCCCTCGGTGATCCACGACCCGATCGAGCGCGTCAGCGTGTTGTTGGTCGTGATCGCGATCGTGGTGTAGGTCGAAGGCGACGTTACAAGGTCGTAGCTCTTGACCGCCTCGTTTACGGGCCCGGTGAACGAGAAGTTCACGGCCGCGGCCGTGTCGACTGGGTCGGACCCCTGCTGGTAATACGCTCGGTCGCCGGTGACGGCGGTTTCGTCCTCGAAGCTGCCGAGCGTTACGACGCCAACCCACTCCTGCTGGAGGATGTCCGCCGAGCTGATCTCGCGCCAGCCGCCGGTCCGCACCAGCTTGCGTGTGGTGTCGTTGTTGAAGTTCCACGAGTCGGTGAGCTCGAACTGCTCTGGCGTAATCGCCGTGAACGGGAACGGGTGCTGGATCAGGTCAACGTCGTCCTTCCACTCTTCCTTGGCGAAGGAATAGATGGTCTGCAGCATGACGCCGTCATTCGAGACGTTACCCATGCCGCCTAGAATCCAGATCTCCCGGGCGTCCACGTCGAAGTGGATCACCTTCTCATCAGCGAGAGTGTTGTTGCGACCAAGTACCCGGATGGCCTCGGCTGCCGAGTTGACCGGGTTAACACCCGTCTGCTTGGTGCAAGAAATAGACGACGTCGTCGGAGTGCCGGTCGTGAGATACAGACCGTTGTTTCCGGGCACTGAGTGATCTCGGACCTCGAAGTAGTCGGCTGTACCCATCGCCGGCAGCGTCGCGGCCGCCGTGATAGCCACAGCCGCGCCCGCGGCGCCAGTCCAGGTCGCGAGCGCGACCGTTGTGGAGAAGCCCTGGGAAAGGTTGTCGGGGTCGGTAATCAGCGCCATGGATTTGCCTCAGGGTACTAGGTGTACGTCTCGGTGGCGCGATTGTCCCATACCCCCGTGGTGTCGGTCCATCGAACCCGCGTCGGGTCCCCATCGGGACTGAGTTCGATCTTCTTGATCGTCCAGACGGCCTCGCTGGACAGCTCGCCACGAGCCGCCTCGCCCACGTAGATCGCGTCGGACAAGATCTCGTAGCGGTACTGGAGGTAGGGGCCGCGGGCCATGGTCGCCTAGAACTTTCCGAGGGTGATGTCGGCGGCGAGTTTCGCATAAACCATGCTGTGGAGGGCGTCATCCGGTTGGTCGATAGGATGGTCGTACATCATAGTCCGGGTGCGATCGTTGTACTCTACGTACTCGGCCAGGATGTCCTTGGCGAATGGCTCGAAGGCGTCCCAGGCGGGGAACATGAAATTCCCCTGCTTGATGTCACCAAAAAAGGTGGACATGGCAGCGTTCCGATTGACGATGAACTTGTAGGCGTTGGAGTCCCAGCGCTTGCGCTCGCCAAGGTTGGCGGAGTAGGCAAACTGCATGACGCCTTCCCTCCCACGGCTCTTGAACAGGCGGCTGTTCATGCCCCATCCGTGACCCCAGTCGGCGCCGATGATTTCGACGTTCCAGTGGGCGCAGATGTGTTCGACGTCGGGGAGGATTAGCTCCGGATCGACCTCCTTGCCGACGTACCGCTTCATCATGAAGGGCCAGAAGGTCTCGGCGTTGACGTAGGCTCCGAGGGTCAGGACGGTCCAAGAAGCGAACTTCTTCCTGCCCGAGTTGACCTCACCCTCTTCGCGACCTTCGCCCCAGTCGATGCCGGCAAAGATGCGCAGGCCGCTATGGGCCGGCCCCCGCGAGTAAGTGAAGTTCGAGCTGTCGATGCCTTCGTGCTTCTTGACCGGCCAGCAGTTCTGCTGGATGTCCATGCGCGTAACCGGCGCGGATGCATTGTCGTAGGAGATCCCCAAGATCTCATTGTTGAACTTCGACTCCGGCCATTTCTCGTGCGGCATAACGATCTCGGTCCGCCAGGCGTCCTCGCTCTGCTTCCACGGGACCATCAGCTGTGAGATGTGGTAGCCGACGTAGAACTCATTTGGAGCGAAGCTGACCCACTGACCCTGCGCCGGATTGATGGCCTTGCCGCACTTCGAGCAGATCAGCCCCTTCCTGCCGATGCTGCGAGCGTCCAGGTAATTCCAGTAACGGCCCGATTCGCCGCCGGTGCAGTCGCAGGGGACCATCCATTCGTTCTGGGTGGACCACTGCCAGTACTCCTCGAGCGCGTTCGAGAAGGTCAACGGGGTGCCGGTAATCATCTCTTTGCCCGGGACACCCATCGAGAGCCGCGACGCCGACAGCGACTGGCTGATGACCTTGATGTTGTCCTTGAGGAGATCCTGAGCCTCGTCGAAGAAGACGCGGCTGGCTGGGATGCCTCGAGCTCGAGCGGCCGTGAGGAAGGCGTAACGCAGGAAGATGTACGAGCCGTTAGCGAGGGTCTTCTCGAAGACCTGGTCCGTGACGCCCTTGTTGAACAGGTAGCGCTGGACGAACGGGGACTCGATCAGCGTCGGCCGCAGCTTCTCGTTGGAGTACTGCCGCGTCTGGAGGGCGGACGGCGAGACGTAGAGAGACCGCCAGTGCGGGCGAATGATCGATTCGATAATTTGCAGGTTGCAGACAGTCGTGGATTTCGAAACCTGTCGACTGCACTTCATTACCAGGCGCTCATCCTCATCGTTGTAGATGGGGAGCATGAAGGCGTGGTTGTCGAGGCGGAGCGGCCGGCCAAGGTGATAGAGCACGGCCTGGGCAATGTCGCTCTTGCGGCCCTGGAAGGTTGGGCGTGCCTTGCCGGGTCGGGTCAGCTGGGTGAGGCGTGGCTCCCAGTCATACTGGCCGTCCCGCTTGACGTCGTTGGCGAACGCCGGAGCGTCGTGATCGATCTCCTTGCCTGTGAAGTCAAATGGGTCCGCCTCCAGGTCGCTATCGTCGCCCTCGAGATCTGGGCCCTCCATTACGCCTCCTCGGGGGGCTTGGGCGGCAAGGGCGCCCCTACCCGACCCTGCAGGTTTGCCAGGGAGATGTGGTTGGACTTGGAGATTTGAACCGTGAACAGGCCGTTAAAGTCGTTCGGAATCGACGATTCGGGAGCCTTCTTGGGGACATGGGCGGCCAGCGCGACCGCCGCCTGCTTTGCCATCTCACCCCAGCGCAACGCGTCGGCTGACGCTGGAATCGGCTGCTTCATGGCCAAGTCATACTGCTCAATGGAGGTATTCATCAACCGCCTGAGGACGGCATCGGGCTCCAGCGAGTACTTCATGCCCAGGATGCACTGGACGTTCTCAAGGGTTGGTCTCTCGAATCCCAGCGCCAGGTAGTGGCGCTCGTCCCTGTCCATCGCGTCGATGAGCGTTTCCCAGTCGCCACTTGGAACGGCCTGCGAATCCCAGAAGATCTTCCGATACGTCTCGATGACGAGCGGATCGATCTCCATGTCGAAGTGGATGGCCGCGAGCTCGGCGATCTCGGACGAGGTAGCCTTCGAAAATAGAAACAACCCCAGTCGCAGGCGGGCCTGTTGGTTGGCGAAGATCCTCGCCGAGAGGTCCAGCTCCCTGGCCATCGCAAGGCCGCCGAGCTCCGGCTGAATCTCCCAGAGCAGGCGAATCCCCTCTCGCTCTGCCCACTCCGCGACGCCATCCGTCGTCAGGAGCTCGGTATCGTCGGAGTCCAGGTGCCGCACAAGAGCGTGCGGGGCTGACCTGCGGAACCCAGATCGACAGTCGGAGATCCATAGCGAGCTCACGGGCGGAAGCCCGTATCGCTTCAGCGTCTGGTTGGGGTCAACCTTGCGCGAAACGAGGAATCTAAGGAATCTCTCGTAGGGGTAGCGCACGCAGGTTCATCGAACAAACCCGTAGGAGCTCGCCGCCGGGAGCAGGCGGCCGCCAACATGGGACCGCGGCGACTGCTTCACGGCAGACGTCTTCTCTTGGGTTTTGCTAAGCATCTGGAGGCGCTCGAGGCCGGCCAGGATCTTCTGGATGTGAGCCAGGGCGGCCCTGACGTTCTCCTCGGGGACATCCTCCATGCCCAGGCGGGAGGCCAGGAGCAGCTTGGCGAGCATCTGGCTAACCTCCCAGAGCATCGGCTTGGCGGACGCGAACCTGACGATGTTCTCGTCGTTCACGAATCCGAGAGACAGGACGGCGTCAACGGCCTGCGCATCGTCGATGCTTGCAGCACACTTCAGCAGATCTCCGATAGGCGACCGCACCGAGTCGATGAATGCCTTGATCTTAGGCGACGCCGTCTTGGCCATCCGGCCAGCTGCAGGGAAGCGTAGGTGGTGAACCTCGAGGCGGATGTGGTCCCTGGACCTGTCGAGGACCTCCGCGACCTTCTCGCTGCCAAGCCCCCAGTAGCCGAGCAGAAATTCAGCCTCGTGGCGGGCCAGCGAGTTGAAGTCGAACGACACTTTGCCCATCGCGGTCGCGCCCGCACCTGGAGCGGCAGGGGCGATGGGCTTCGGGGTCTCTACCTTCTTGTCGAGGCTGCCGGCCATGCCCGGCTTGACCGCGGGGGCGATGGGCTTCGGGGTCTCTACCTTCTTGTCGAGGCTGCCGGCCATGCCCGGCTTGACCGCGGGGGCGGTTACCGGCGTTTTGACTTCCATCGTGCCGGCGCCCTGCGAGGGGCTCGACAGCGGGTTGGCATACTTGGAGATCGCACCACCCTTGAAGATGTAGCGGCCATTCGCCTGCGCCACCTTTACGGGATTCTTGTCCAGCCACTCAGCTGCCATCCGCTTGAAGTCGTCGGGGCCTTCCGAGACTTGGCAGAGGCGAGGCATGCGGACGAAGAACATCTTCGCCGACACGATGTAGTTCTTGCCGGCGCCCAGGAGTGGCCCAAGGGTTGACTTCTGCTTGTCGTTGACGGCGACGATGCCGTCGATATTGGGCGAGATGATCAGGTTCGCGATGTGGCCCTGGTAGTCAACGACGCCAAGGCTGCGAAGGTTCTTGTAGACGGTCACCGAAGTTACCTGGAAGGGCACGGTGGCGAGCACCCTGTCCCCATCGCGGTAAACCAAGGTCCCCATCTTGCCGGTGTCCGGCCGGTCGGCCTTGAGCGTGACATCGGCATCGTCGTTGAGGGCGATGCCGGCAATGCGGCCCTGCATGGAGGCGAGCGACTTGCCCAGGAACAGCTTGATCGGCTTGCTGGCGCCAGTGAAGTCGACGACGTTGGGGATGACCCAGCCCTTGGCCAGAACGCCGTCGGCATCCTTGACGCCGTAGCGACCGAACTTGTCGACGGTCCTGACGATTCGGTCGTCCTGTAGCGGATCGAACACCCAAGGATTCAGGTGCTTGCCCAGGCTGATGTTGCCGGCGGGGCCGTCGACCTCTTTGCCATAGACCGTCTCAGGAGGAATGACGGTGAAGTGACCGTACTGGTCGATGCTGTTGAGCGGATCTTGCTCGTAGTCCCACAGCTCGGACTTGCGCATCTCCAGGAAGCGCTTGAGCCCCTGGCGATCGGTCGAGATCATGACCGGGTCGTAGACCTCGTCAGGTGCCGAGAACAGGCGGTACTGGTTGGGGCCGTCCTTCTTGACGGTGAAGACCTCCGAGGCCCGCTCCTTGTTGGCGTCGTCCTGCTCGGTCTGCTTGGGAGCCTCGGCGGCGATCTTACGCAGCAGTGAGTCGGTGCCACGGCGGTGATAGGCCGCCAGCAGACGCGGCTCCTGTGCCACAGCCTGCTTAAACATCCGGAGATCGCCCGCGCCCAAGGTCCCGCTGATCGCCCCAATCATCGAGTGCGGCGAGGAGTAGGAGTACTTCCCGCCCATGGGCGGCGAGCGGACCTCTGCGAAGCTGTCGTCCGCCATCGCCGGAGGCGGGTTCGCGGGGGCGAGGCCGGTGCCCATGCTCGACTGGTAGAAGACCTTGGCCAGGTTGTCATCGGTCAGCGGGTAGACCTTGTTCTCCTTGAAGAACAGGTCGATGGGCGCCAGATTCCATGACTTGACGATCGCCGGGATGCCGATCGAGTTACCGCTCTCGTCGGAGGCAATCGCCGAACCGATGGCGTAACCCTTTTCGTCGTCAACCTTCTGGAAGGTGACGGCGATGCTCAGGCCAAGGTCCTTCGGCAGCTTCTCGGCGACCAGGGCTGCGATCTCCTGCTGCCACTCACGGGCGTTGTCCGACAGCTTCTTGTACTGAACGCGACGGAACTGTGGGTCTTCTGAGAATAGGTTTTCCATCGTGTTCTCCTAGAGGAGCGGCAGTACCGTGTTGGGCGGGGCAATCAGCATGACCTTGACGGCCCCCAGTGTAAGCCCAGCGATTACTTGAGCCAATCCGTTTGCTTGCTGTTGTGGCGTGGCGTCATCCGGCTGTGGATTATCCACGCTAGGCGACGATGGGACGAAGATCGTTGCCGTGGCCAATTGGGCCGGCACCTGCAGACCAATCCAGAACGAGCTCATTGCGCTCAGGAATAGCGCAGGACCGCCGCCAGAAAGGTTGGGATTGAACGCCGTCTCGAGGGCGGCGGCGAACGCCGTCTCCTTGGCCTGACCGCCAACCACGCCACCGGCGGTCACGTACGCGATGTACGCCTGCGCCCACGCCTCGGCCGACGCCCTGGTCGTTGACGGTGAAGATCCGGTGGTGAACATCGGCAGGAGGCCAGCCGCCAGGACGGATGTGACGGCTACGACTGGCATTAAAGGGTCGGTGGAGTCTTGGAGAAGAAGGCGAAGGTCGAGAGAATCTTATCAGATAGCTGGCTCTTGAGCTGTTCAAGCTGGATCGGAGTCGGGGGTAGCGGCGGAGTCGAGGGTCCCCACGCGGTCCCGACCTTGAGTTCCTTGATGATGTCGATGAGCGTCGAGAACGCTTCGACCAGCTGGAGGCCGAGCACGGCTGGCTCGTCCGCGCCCGCCCCGCCCCACTGGTATTTGGGACCTTCGCCGACCCAGGACCCGTCGCTGAAGTAGGTCTCGCGGGTCTTGATCTCGGCGACCTCTTTGCTGGACACGATCTTTACCGAGGCGAGCTCGAGCGTTCGTCTGGCGTTGGCGTCCAGGTTGCCGTGGCGGATTCTGATCCTGTCGTACGCGGGCCCAACTTGGTGGAGGAATGCTTCCTCGTGGACGGTCTCCGGATCGGTGGAGCCGATCTTTTGCCGCCCTCGCTTGGCCAGGTATCCGTCGGCGTTCTGGCGGAGGTTCGATGACCTGAGCGACATCTGGTTGTTGAGCGGGTTCAGTAGAATGCTCGAACCCGGACCACCTTCCATGACCACCGCCCCACCCCGCTTGAGAAGCAGAGTGGCACCACCGGCGGTCTTGTAGACCTTGTCACCGGCCGTGTCGCTGTCGGCCGGAGTTCCAACGCTCGGAGCCTCATCTGACTCGTCGTCCACGGTGGGCGATCGCGAGAAGCCAATAATGAAGCACTGAGCTCCGTTGCTGGTCATTACCGCCACGCAGGTGGACCCGGCCCTGGGCTGGGTATGCTCTCCGCCACCGCTGTTGTCGGCGTCAGGGCTCAGGACGTGGGCGTCGTTCACGACGATCCCGCAGGTCGAAGAAAACCTATAGATTCCGGGACGATTGGGGTTCTGCTCCCCAACGACCCCGAAGAGGATGCGGCCAGAGGGCTGTCCGCCACCCTTCCAGAAGTTGTTGTTCACAGGGCCATCCTACCCAGTTTCGCTGGCATAAGGGTTTTGAAGGCCAGGAGCATCCCGCCTCATCCACCGTTTTCAAGGAGCTAGCAGTGTCAGTGAACAAGCAGATCATTCTCGGAAGACTGGGCAAAGATCCGGAGAACAAGGTCATCGGCGACTCGTCGGTGACGTCGTTCAGCGTGGCAACCGATGAGTCCTGGACGGACAAGAGCGGCAACACCCATAAGGAGACTGAGTGGTTCGAGGTGAGCTTCTGGGGGAAGCAGGCCGAGACCATCTTCAAGTACTTCGGCAAGGGCGGGTCGATCTACATCGAGGGCAAGACCAAGACTCGCAGCTACCCTGACAAGGATGGCGTGAAGCAGTACCGCCGCGAGGTCAAGGGCGAGTTTTTCCGCTTCGTCGACGGCGCGTCGAGCGGCAAGGACAAGGACGGCAAGCCGACTGCGGCGCGCTCCGATGACGACGGACCGCCGGCGGGTGGCTCGAGCACCGACGACATCCCGTTCTGAGGAAGGGCGTCATGTACTACTTTACCCACCGCCTAAGTGACATTGACGTGACCCCAAGCCCGCTAGTACTCGACATTGGAGAGTTCACCATCATGCCCGGAGGAGTCAGGGCGCAGGTCCACCCTCCCCTCGACATGATGACGAGGTACTACCCATGGAGGATGCTGCCGTTTGCCATGTCGGCCATGCGAACCCTGGTCGACGGGGATGCGGATGACGACGTCCTCTGCCAGCTGGTGAACCGCCTAAAGCTGAGTGTCGCGGACACCGACATGCTGAGCAGGAACATCGCCTCGATCGCCGTCGACGCCGACAAGCTCTTGTCGTGGTCTTCGAGGATTGCCGATCAGTGCCCGCATCAGGATGTAGCCGTTCAACTCAGGAGCATCTCCCGGATGACGGTTCGCGAACGCGACCAATATGTCGGCTCCTTCCTGAGCTAACAGGTAAAGACGGGCGCGCGCCCGTCTTTTTTAGCCGGGCTTTGCGCCGCGGAACCCGCGTTGCGGATTGTTCAGGCTCTTGATCACATCGGCGAAGTACGCCGCCTTGCTCGGCGGCTTTGCCTGGGGATGGTCCTTTGCCCGCGACACAGGGCTCGAGCTGGGTCGCGTGGTCTTCGGCTTCGGCGCTGATGCGCCAGTGCGCCAGGCTGCGCTCGCTGATGCCCTCAGGATGCCAGGAGATTGGACTTCCTTCGTCGGCGCTGCCGCGACCTTCTCGCCGGCCAGTGCGCGACTGCGCATGTACTCCATGACCTTCTGCGCTGCCAGGGTGGCAATGACCGGCACGGCGGCGGCCAGCGCATAGGTGCCGTAGGCGGGGAGTAGCTCCCTTGCCGTCCGGCCAACGCCGGGGCCATAGCGCCGGGCACCTGCCAGCGCGTTGCCTGTGGCGCGCGCTTCCTCCAGGAGCTGGGGGGCGGACGTCGCCCCTACCAGGGCGGCCGCGTTGTCACGGGCGAAGCCGCGGACGTCGCTCTCACCCTCCTGCTCGGAGGTTATGGCGTTGGCCATGAGTGCCGCGCGTGCCGGTCCGCCGACGAGGCGAACGCCGGCGCCGAGACCCTGCCAGGCATTCCGTAGCCGGGTGCTTCCCAGGATTGGCGCCGCGTGACCGATCTCATGCATCACCACGGGGACCGAGCCGACCCTGGTGACGATCTGCTCTTTGCCTATCCCGAGCGGAAGACCGAGCTTGTCGGCCGCACGTCGAGCCTCCTCGGGTCCCATGACGTCGGCGACCCTCGGCATGCCGGGGAAGAACGCCGCATTGCCACGCGCGCCGCCTGCCACGATCGGGGTGCGGACGCCCTTCTTGGCTGCGAACTCAGTGAGGTCGTCAACCTCCCTGCGGGTGAAGGCTGCCAGATTCTCCAGGGGGGTGCCCGGCAGCTCGTTGATGGCTGGCATTTTGTCGAATCGCCTGACCATGGCAGCGCCTGCGGAGCGCTGCGCCGCTCGCCCGGCTGCCAGGGCGGCCATCATCGTCGCGACCGATGGGAGCGTCGATACTTCAAAATCCGGCGCTGGCGCCTGGTCTTCTTCTTCGCTCATCAGTAAACGCCCTCAGTCTTGGACTTGCCCGTTGGATCTTCGCCGAACTCCGCCCCGTAGGCAAAGCCAGGGATTGGCGAGTAGCCGTGAAGGTCAGACTCCGCAGCTCGAGCCGCCCCCTCGACAATGGCCCCCTTGAGACGGCGGTAGCCCATCTGGCTCATCCAGTCATCGCGCATCATCGGGATCTCCTGAATGCCCTTGAGGAATGGGCGGTGCAGGATGGGCAGCACCCCCGTTTCGATCTCCGTTAGCCCGGAGCGCTCGAGTAGCTTCTTGACGCGGTCGTTAATCACCGTGCCGCGTGCGACTCCTGGCACATCCTCCTGGAGTGTCATGCCGTGAGCCTCCTCGAGGCTTTTCTTGCCCAGCTTCCTGGCGTTGTAGTCCTCGACGACGGTCCATGGCGCGACGTCGCCGTGGAGGAACTCGCTACCGCCGGGGTCAAGGACTCTGGTGGTGTTGCCAACAGAGCGGATGACCGTCTCGATCGAGCGACGCTTGAGGTCGACGCCCTGGCTGCTGTAGGCGGACTGGATCTCATTTGCCAGGTACTCCTGGGCCGACCGCATCCCCTTTAGTCTGGCGAGTTCATCTGGCTGAGCCAGGCCGGACGAGAGGATGTCGCCCTTGACCACCTGTCCGCCGACGCGAACCCGGCCCGGGTCCCACAGGTCATTCGAGATGTAGTGGTTCTTGCCGCCGATCTTCACGTCCCTGCCCGTAGCACCGACGGACACGGAGACGCTGTCAACGACACCGTCGGACTGTGACAAAGTGGCGCGCCCCTTCTTGATCTCGGGCATCTTAAGGAGCTTGTCGATCTTGTCGTAGCCGGTGACCACGCCGCGGGTGCCGGAGATTCCGCCCGAGTGGAAGGTACGCATGGTCATCTGCGTGAGCGGCTCGGACATCGACTGCCCCGACGTGGCCCCAACGTTGTCGCCAATGGACGGGGACATGCCGTGCTCATTGAGCCCGTAGCACTTCCCGCAGACCCCCTTCGGGAGACGACACGTAATCGGAGACCGAACGTCGATAGTCTTGATTCTTCTGTCGCGAAGGGTGCTCAGGAGGCCGGCCGTCACCTGGCTTCCGGCCGGAGCAATGACATCCCCCCTGACCGAGATGTCCTTGGCCAAGAATCTGTCCTCGGCGTCGGATGAGCCGGTGGCGATGTCGAGGCCCTCCCTGGTCCCGCAGTCATCCTTGGCGATGACGGTCGCGACCGACGTGGCCATGATGTCCTTATTGAACTCGCCCGGCTTGCTGGTCTGAAGCTGCTTGTCGACAGCGGCTGCGCGAGCGCCATACAGCGTGCTCCAGTAATCCGAGAATCGGAGACCCTCGGAGAAGGAGTTCATGACCGGGAATGGCGAAGCGTTGCCGCGGTGGTCGTCGACCATGAACGGCGTCGACACCGTCTGCTTGAGCTGGTTCAGGTTGCCGCGGGCGCCGGACTGAACCATGAGGTTCAGGTTATTCGACTGAGCATTGAGCCCAGCGACAACCGCCAAGTCCAGCTCTTTGTTAGCGGCTCCGGTGATCTGGCGGCCTTGCTCTCGACCGTCCACGCTGGACAAGTCCAGTTTCGACAGCGACTTCGCCGTTCGGTCGAAGATGTCCTGCCTGCCCGGGATGTTCGGCGTCAAATCCTTCATGCTGACGGTGAAGCCGGTCCGATAGGTGTGCTCGTCACCGAGGGCTTTCAGCTTATCCAGGACCTTGCCGTAATCCCGCGGCATGGCCTCGGCGAGGTCGCGAGTCAGGGCGCTAAGCCCCTTCTTGTTCAGCTCAACATCCTTGAACTTCTCCTGTAGCTGCGCCGGTAACGCGGCCAGGATGTCGTTCTTCTTTACCGAGTCCTGCGACATCAGAAAGAGTCCGAGGGCGGCCTCGTTCTGTGGCTGCATCATGATCTGACCGGTGCCGGGGTTGTAGAGGTTGTTGGATGGCAGCATCCGCTTCGCCTCTTCCACGGCATCTGGCAGCACCGGGACGTGGACCGTCATGGCGTCGCCGTCGAAGTCGGCGTTGAACCCCTTGACCACCAGTGGTGGAATCTTGATGGCCTTGCCGCTGGTGATCTGCGGCTTGAACGACATGATGGAGAACTTGTGCAGCGACGGGGCGCGATTGAGGATGACGGGGCGCTCGAGCATCTCCGCATCCAGGGCCGCCCTCGCCGCCGGCGTGCGGTCGCGCACCTCCCTCGAGGCATCGCTCGGAGACTTGCCGGCCGAGTTGACAAGTCTGCGGGTGATGAAGGGCTGGAAGATGCTCCACGACATCTCCTCCGGTAGACCAACCTCGTCGAGCCCCAGCTTCGGCTCCGGAATGATGGTGCCGCGGCCGACCAGGTCCTGGTTTCGCTTGAGGACGCTCTTGATGAAGAAGCCTTCCTTCGCTGCTTTCTCGCCCTTAATCTGCTTGATGATGCCCTGGGGGACGCGCATCTTTGGATACTTGGCGATCGGATCCCCGAGGCCATAGATCGCCGCCACGCCGTCGTAGAGGTTCTGGCGGAGCTCGGCTTTCGACCCCTCGGGCATGTAGTCGATGCCCTTCTGCCAAGCCAGCTCGTTGTTGATGAGGCTGACGTCTCGGTAGAGCGTGTTGAGGCCGGGGTTCGAGATCTGCCCGTCGTCGGTCTCGACGATCTGCCTGAACTGCGGTGGGATGATCGGGATCTTGCTCTGGACGTACGCGTCCTCGGGTCGCACGCCAATCTTCTTGAGGGCGTGCAGGTACTTCAGGCGCTTATTCGCCTCGTCCAACTTCGCCGCCGTCTTGGACTGCTTGGCCTTGTCGGTCCACGACTTGATGTCGGTATCGATGTCGATGCCGCTCAGCATCTTCTGGATGGCCGGGCCGCCGGTGAGTCCGTGGTCCGCCCACTCTCCGGTCGCAGGGTCGACGAACAGATCGCCCTTGACCAGGCCGGTGTACTGCGTGTCATTCATCCCCGTCAGCTTCTTGATGGGGTTCTCGAATACCGGGTTCGGGATCGACTCGGAGAGCTCGATATGGCCCCACCGATCACCGAACTTCCCTCCGAAGATGCTTGGGTCCATCAGGCCGCCAACTTCTTCGCGCAGATCCTTGCCGCGCACGAAGATGGGCTCAGTAATGGCTCCCGAGCTCATGCTCGAAACCTCCCTGTCGGTCATTGGCTGGATGACCATCTTTGAGCCATTGCGCTTGGTGTTTACGCCGGCGCCGTTGAGGTACGCCTCGAACTTCCTGTACGCAAAGGTTGGCTGCGGCGGCGGTGCCACCTGGCCGCTCTTGTGTCCAGCGGAGAGCCAGTTCCAGAAGTGCTCGTTCTGGGAACCCTTATAAGTCGCCATCTCGCGCAGGTTGGCGCGGCTGCCGTGCGACAGCATCGAGTAGAAGGACAGAAGGTCTAGCGCCTTGGCGCCGTCCTCGCCACCTCGCATCGGGGCTCGGTTGATGTCGTACTTGCCGTCGTTGCGGGCGGAGAACTGCGACGTCGCCTGCTTGGACAGCTTGAGCACGTACTGTGGTCCGACGAGCACGTCACCGAGGGCCTCCTTGCTGTGGGCGTCGTACAGGGTCTCCGTGTCGGAGATCTTGTTCTTTGCCAGCTCCGCAGCCATGTCCCGCGCGTAGTCGGCACCAGTGAAGTTATCGACGATGTACGGCTTGCCGGACTTGGTGGCAATCTTCGCAGCAGCCGTCTCCAAGATCTGAGATGGGTTGATGCGCGTGACGATGCCGTGGGGGTTGAGGAGGATGTCGACCTTCTCTGAAGTGCCGTCGGCGTTCTGTGTATACGGGGCTTCGCCGTCGGCGATGATCTTCGTGATGATGCCCTTGGCGCCGTGCCTGTTCGTCAGCTTGTCGCCGATCTGCGCCGGCTCCTCGGTCTTGATGTAGACCTTGACCTTCTTGCCGGTCTTGATGACGTCGACCACCACACCGTCGGTGTCGCCCGTCCACTCTTCCATGTGACCGCGGCGCGGGTTCGTGTTCGGTGCGATCTTCTTCATCGCCAGGTAGTCGGGGTCATACCGGTTCTCCCGGGTCCCGACCCAGAGCGGATCGCCCTTTTTGATGATCTGCCCCTTTCGGACAACACCGTCGGTGTCCAGCATCTCCTGCTGCTCCGGGGTGAGCGCCCCGGGGCGCCAGGCCATGAAGGCGTCCTTGGAGAACGTGTCGCCTTTGTCGGCCGAGATCGCATGCTCATGCATGTGCTCGCTGGACAGCTTCTTGGCCGCAGCCTCGGTGATGACGATGCCGTCTTCGAAGTTGTAGCCTTTGTACGGGATATACGCCGCCCGCAGATTAGTACCCAGGGCCATCGTTCCACCGCTGGTGAAGTTGGAGTCTGCGATGACCCCACCCTTCTTGATCTCATCGCCGGCTTTCACGGTCGCGGTAGCGTGCAGGAACGACTTCCCGTTGAGCGGGAGATTATTGTAAATCGGCTGCTCGACGACGCCGTCGGATGTCCTGATGGTAATGCGATTGGGCGTGACCTTTTCGACAACGCCATCGCTCAGTGACCGGACCGAGAACCCTTCGCCGATCGTGTTTTCGATAGTCCCTTTGCCAACCTTGACCTGCACCAGAGGTACCTCCCGGTAGGTGAGCGGGAGCGCCTGTTCGATCATCTTCGTCGCCATCTGGGCCCGCACACCCTGCGCCGACTGAAGGAATGGGATGGTGTTGGATGCGATGGAGAATGCCTGCTTCGACGAGGCAAGGACGGCGTCGACCTGGTCGGCCCTGACCATCTGCATCTCGCCGTGAACCATCGCTTTGACCTTGTTGCCGATGAGCTTGCCGTCCTGGTACTGGTCCGGGAAAGCGAGGACCATGTCGCGCACGTCGGCCGGTGTCGCCCAGCGCCTTGCGCCGTCCTTGATCGAGATGATCTGAGTCTGAAGGTCGTCGCCCTTCCTGCCGCCACCGAGTGGCAGGTTCATCACGACGCCGATCTTGCTCGAGTCGGGCGTGTGAATTGGATCGATGAACCCCATGTGTGACGGATGGAGCGAGTGCTCCTCGTCGCGGATGGCCCGCTCGGACTGCACGCCACCCTCGCCCAGGATGGTGATCTTGGACATGCCGTTCAAGATGTTGACCGGGTTGGTCTGGTCGGTCGTGTTGGCCAGGGCGGACTGCGTGAAGAAACTGGTGAAGATGGAGCTGAGCTCGTTGGAGCTGACCAGCTTGGAGATGTCCGTCGGTGGCGCCTTGCGATTGTTCAGGCGGTAAAAAATCTTCTTGCGCAGCTCGGACAGCTTGGGCGCGAGCTCGCCGGTGCTCTGAATCATCCGCTCGCCAATGAGGTCGGAGGTGCCAAGCGCCTTCTTGAACTCCAGCGCCTCTCGGTCGTCGATGCCGCGCTGTCCCCGGTTGAGCTTTAGCAGCTCGGCTGAACCGTAAAGCAGCGTCTCGGGGCCAACTCGACTGAACTCCTTGCCAAGAGTTGCCTTGGTGACCTCCGGCCTGAGCTCGGCGTCGGTGTCAAAGAAGCTACTGATGGCAACAGCTGCCGCATCGGGCGAGTCGTGCTTACTGCGAGTGAAGTACTCGCCTGCCTTCAGGACCGCCTTGGTGGCGTCCTTCTCCTTGATCGCCTTGTTGGCCTCGAGGACATCGGCGCCCCACGCCTTGGCCATGGCCGAGTCGGAGATGCCGATGCGGGACAGGAGCGGGTAGAGCGGAACGCCAGTCGAGTCCAGGCCGCCACGCATCAGCTTGAAGACGCCGCTCTCGTTGTCGTACTTGATGTCGAAGGGTCGCCCCGCGATGTTGATCTCGGTCTTCTTCTCGCCGTTCTTCTTCTCGGTGACGTAGACGCCGGGCTTGCGGCGAAGCTGGTTCTGAACCTGGTAGTGCTTTCCGTCGACGATGAAGCTGCCGAGGTCTGTGGTCTTGGGAAGAGTTGCGACCTTCAGTTTATTTGCCGACGAAAGCACGGCACCAGTCTTACGATCGACCAGATCCATTGCGGCGTAGACGGGAACACCCCAAGTCCTGTCCTTGCGAACCGCCTCGCGCTGAGACTCCCAGTCGGACGAGTCCTTGTTGTCGTCGACCCAAACGTTTTTGACGACAATCTTTCGCCCCGTACCGGTTGCCTGGATATCCAGGGCCTTCGAAAAGGACGCGACAACGTCCTTCTTGATCTTCTCGAACTGGCTCTCGTGGTCAAAGGGGTTCATGGGTCACCTGACCGCCGCTGGCATAAGGGTTTTAAGGACCCAGCTTACCCGGAACGACTGCCGGATTGCCCCAGCATCTCGGAAATACTGCCAAATCAGGAGGCAATCGACCATGTACTTCTACACGCAACCACCACCCTCCACCGTCCCGTCTGTCCGCGAGGCGCCTCCGCCTGCCAGGTCAAAATCAGTGTTGTTCCTCCTGGTCGAGGCGAGCTGCTGGACTGCGGCAAAGCTCGCGACCCAGTGGGCGATGACGATCGTTGTCCTTAACGCGGCCAGGACGGCGCTGGCGCCGCGGCGGAAATAGAAAGAAAGACATGTATTTTTTCTCTGAAAGAAAAACGTCAGCGCTCTCTAGTGATTCCAGCCCGGTCCGGAGAATCGCCGCCGGCCTCGCTGCGGCCACGATGGTTCCTGCCCATGGCTTCATCCTTAACAACAAGGGCGCCTATGCCGGGACCTCTCCTGGAGTAAGCGCGTTCGCGACCGGCCTTAGAACATTTCTGGCGGCTTGCGCGTGGGCGTTCATGATCGCCGCGGGGAGTCTCATCTATTCCCACTTCGTGAAGAAGTGGCAGAGCCACGGCCTGCCAATGCTGCCGGTTGCCGCGCTGGTAACCGGCGCGGCCAATGTGGTCCAGGCGATGCCAGCAGCGCAGCAGAACTGCGCCACCGGCGCCGGCCTGGGACCCGGCCCGCAGTTCCAGCGAGCCAAGTCTGGACAGACCTCGTTCCTGGAGGAGTATGAGGGCTAGTTGATGAGGCTTGAGATCAGAAACCCGGCAAGCAGTGACGTCGAGACGCCGGCCAAGGTCCAGGCCAGTGGAGAACCGAAGCTCGGCTTGGCGCGTTCCTGTTGATACTTGAGGCCCAGGTCAACCAGCTGCTTGGTCAGATCGGAGTTTCTCTGCACCACTATCGATTGACTGCTCGCGTGGATTGCTACCTGCCCCTCTAGCTCAGCGAGCTGAAGGGTCAGGAGGGTGACTCGCTCGACTTCTTTCGTTAGCCTGACCCGGGCATGAACGAGCTCGGCGTCAGCCCTGAGGACCGACTTCCAGTCTTCGATGTTGAGGTAGCCGCAAACATCGCCGCCGGTGGTCTTGTATACCTTGCACGCGGGAACGACCTGCGGCTGGTACAGATCGTCAGCGAACGCTGGGATCGACGTCACGCCAAGAACGAATGCTATCGATAGCGCGCAAGTCAGCCGCATACCTTGCCTCCTCGGCCCGAATGTCTGCGTCGATGACGCGAATCTTCTCCACCGCCGCCTTGACAGCCTTCTTGGATTCTTCAATCTTGGCCGTACCCTCGGCGACCTTCTGGTCGATCACATCCTGGGACGCCTTCAGCTCCGTCACGAACTTCTCGTGGCGGAGCTTGGCAAGCTCCTGGTTGCGTCGCCAGCTGATCCAGGCCCAGACCGCCATGCCGATCAAGGCTGTGGCAATAAGGATCAGCGCGCTGACCCATGACTTGCCACCGCCGGTCTCGGCTTCCTTCTTCTCCGTGACCACATCCTTGAGCTTGCCCAGGATGGATGCGGGGTCGAAGGAGGACGGCGCCTGGTCGGCCATCTCGCTACTTCTTAGCCTTCGGACCGGTCTCGGGGATGGCGGAAGTCACCGAGACGGCAGCTGCCGTGGCGGCCTCGTCCATGCGGATCTCGAACAGGTTGGCCTCGATGAGCCCCTCGAGCTTTTCGCGAGCCATGTCAGGGAGCTTCTGCTGCTTGGCCATCTCGATCGCCCAGTTCGCGGCGACCTCCATGACTTCCGGTCCAGGCAGCTTCTTGCCGTCGGTGACGTCCTTCATCTTCTTGCGAGCGTACTCGCCGCCGCGCATGGCGGCCTTGCGCGCGAGCTCCGACCAGGCGTCAGCGGTCTTCTGGCCGACGTCGATGCCGACCTTCTTCTGGATCTTGTTGAGCAGCCAGGTGGCCAGCGCGCCAACGAGGGCGACGAACACCGGGATGAGGATGTTCAGGACCTCCGACGAGGCGTTACCGAGGGCGGTGTCCGCAGCTGCCAGGGATGGGAGGCAGACGATCGCGATCGCGACCAGGCTAGCCCACAGAACGTTCTTTGACCCAGTCGCGCCGTGCTTCTTTGACATCCGCATCGCTGTCTCCCTTTTCGAGTAACGGTTTCTTGATCCAGTAATGGACCACCAAGAACACTTCCTCGGTCGTCGTCACCATGGCTTCTTCGCCATCGCCGTCGCGAGTCGTCTTCTTGCGAGTATATTCCCGGATTTGCTCAATATAGATACCCCGGGATGCGTCATTCGCGTTGGTCCGGAGCGTCGCGTACTTGTCCATGTCCTCGTCGTCGAACATGTTGTAGCGACCGACGACGAACTCGCCGAGGTTCTTGCCGCCGATTGAGACCTTAACTTCACTTGCCTTGGCAGCCATTAGATGGTCCCCGCCTCACGCCGCGGAGGGGCACTCTGCGGCAATGGCTTGTTGCGCTCCTCGGATTCACCGGCGGTCTCGCCGGTCTGCATCTGGGTCAGGATCTGTTCAACCAGGCGCGCCATATTCGGCATCTTCTGCCGCAGGTCTGCCAGGACGGATGCGCGCTGATCTGGCGGAATCCTTGAGATGCGATTCGCCCACTGCTTGGCGACCCTGGAGGCGTCCATCTGGACAACCTGCCCACCAGACTGGGTCCCGGCCTCGCCCTCGACGTTGGCTGGAAGCTGGGCTGCGCCCTGCTGGGCTGCCTGCTCGCTCATCTGCTGATCGGCGCCCATCTGGTCGGCGTTCGGGGCTTGCTGTTGCCCCTGCTCGGCGTACTGAGGCTGCTCGCCCTGCGCTTGTCCCTGCGCCTGCTCGCCCTGCGCGGGCTGACCGCCGGACTGCCCGCCTGACGCCTCGTTCATGGCCTCCTGGGCACGGGCCTGGTACTTGGCCTGGACGATGGACGCCTCGCCCTGGGCCTCGGTCTGGGCCTTCATGGTGACGGCCTGGATGCGGTTACGCTGCTCCGCTTCCTTCTCGATCATCTTGAGCTCGTCGTCGTAGTCGAACCCGAGCTCGGTGAGCATCGTGTGATCGGAGATCTTGTTGGCGGCGTTGAGCTGGATGACGATCTGCTTGCGCTGGATATCGTCCGCCATCTTGAACTCGGTGAACCCGATCTCAATGTCGGGGAGGCCGAGGTAAAGGCGGATGCGGTTCTTTGACCAGTTGACGAAGCGGAGCAGTAGGCGACGGTGCATGAGGAAGTGGTTCTCGAGGGTGCGCAGCGACACGCTGGACCCCGACCACGACAGGCCACCGAACACGAACTCCAGCGGCACGCCCATGCCGCCAGTAATCTCCTTGTTCGTGACCTCAATCTCGGGACCTAGCAAAAGGGCTCGGCCGTCCCCTCCGAGGCGCTCGAATCCGAGCGGCACTGCGACGACCGAGATGTAATTGGGGTCAGTCCGCCACTTGCGGATTTCGTTCTGCACCGTGCCCTGCCAGCTGGACAGGTTGACGTGCTGATACGGATCCTGCTGGGCGTTGGCCTGCGGGAAGATGAACTCTAGCGGCATGATGCGCTGGAGGGCGATTGCTTCCTGGGCTCGGCGCAGGACGTACAGATAGAACATGCGGCCCATCGAGTGAATGATGAGCGGCTTGCCCCAGCCCATGTCCGCCTCGGCCAGCGTCGGGCGCTTGAAGTGGAAGAGGTTCTGGTCAGAGAGTGCGATGTCGCGCTTCTGCTTTAGGGCCTGAAGGAAGATGTCCGGTATATCCACCAGGACGCTGCGGTCGCCCTGCTGGACGGCCTTCTGGATCTTGTTGGGGATCTTGTAGCGGTACTTCGACCGCCCCGTGATCGGGTTGTAGTGGATGTCGATGTTCTTCGGATCCCAGCGGACGAAGTTGATACCGCTGCGGTCGCGAAGTGGCTTGTCGACGATCTTGGCCGTGCAGCTGGTGCCGCAAGACGCGCACTTGATGTTGAATCCGTAGTTCTGGAACTTGTAGTCAACCGATGGATCCGACAGGCGGAACATCGTCGAGCAGCCCGTGCACTGCAGCCAGCGCACGAACGGCAAGTTGATGGAGATGAAGGCGTTGCCGTAGCAGAAAAAATCGAGCCCGATCTCGATGAGGAAGGGCTTGAGATTGAGGGTGTCCTCCATCAACTCCTTCCACCCGTCGCGGACGTGCTTCTCCTCGGCGTTGTAGACGAAGTCGGTGACCGGGTACTCGGCCATCTTGGTGACGACCGACCCGATCATCGGGTCCTTGTAGAAGAAGTAGGCGCACCACCTGAACAGTTCCTTGACTGTCGGTGGCATGTAGGTCTGCGCAATATCGAAGAACGGGGACGGATAAACCGTTCCCCGCCTCCGATCTGCGCCGCCCTGGCCTAGCGAGACGTCGGACATCAGCTACTCAGATAATCCCGTCACCGCCGGTGATCATGCCCTGACCGGTGACCACGCGTCCACCGACTACGGCCACTGCTCCGGCGTTAATGAGCTTCTGCTTCTCGGGCCCCGAGAGCGACTTCCAACCACCATCGCGAAACTTCTCCCAGGATTTAATAAAGGTCTCGCCCTTGCCCTTGTTGACGTTGAGGCCTTCGGCTGGCACGGCCGGGTCGGCGCCCGGAGGGCCACCGCCCTTCTTCTTCTTCTTCTTCGGCTTGCCGGTCGTGAGGTTCGCGGACGGGTTTTCTGCCTCGGCCTTGGGGGCTGCAGCAGCGGGGCGGTGGCCAGCCTTTGCCGCGTCGCCAGCGGCATCGGCGTTGCCGGCCTTCATATCAGCCGCCCTGCTAGCCGGGGATCGGGCGAACTGCCCGGGAGTAGTCCGAGGGGCGGCGGCCAACGCCGAAGCCGCAGAACTCGGATCCGGGGAGTTCCTCGATTGAATCCCACTCGATGTGGACGGCATCGGCCCTTTTAGCTTCTCTAGCTTACCTGTGTCCTTGGCCAAGCCCTTCTCAAGGCTTGAGATGGCGCCGTCTCGACCGACGTTGCCAACCCCCTTGGCCTTGAGGCCGGCGATCATTGACTCGGTCTTGGCGAGATTCTTCTGCCCCCTGGCGATGCGACTCTCAAGCGAGAACGGCTTGGCAAGGGTCCTGCCTACGAATTTGGCAGGCGTGACAGTCAACGTCTTTACCCCCTCGACGAGGCCACCACCTGTCGACTTCGCGACCCTACCTGTAGCCTTTGCGGCAGCGCCGCCCCACCCCTTCAGCGCCCCGCCAAGGGCTCGGCCTGCGCGGATCAGTCCGGCCACCAACGCCTCCTTCTCCATCAGCGCATGTTCGGTTAGGTCGCGACCGA